GGGGGGGGGGGTCGGGGGGGGGGGGGACGGGGCAGTCTCGGTCATGGTCGTTCTCCTTCGGTCGGGGTTCGGCGCGGGGTCATGCGGGCAGGCGCCCGGCACCCGTGAACGGGGGGTGAGGGTGGACGCTTGGACGGGGGAGGCGGTCTCCGGGGGTGAGGCCGGGCGTGCCGACGGACCCGGACTCGACGCTGTAGCCGGACTGGGGGGCCTGGGCGTAGAAGCTGTCCGTCATCTAGGCGCGCTCACTGGCCGCCCCACAGCGCGTTGCTGTTGGTCTCGTAGTTGAACGCCCCGCCGGTCTGGGCCGTGCCCGCGTAGATGCCCGCGAGGGTGTTCAGGTTCCCGATCGTGGACACGAGCGTGGCGGCGTCGGCGGTGCTGTAGCTGAGCGGGGCGGCTTCGAGGAAGGTCGCGCCCCCGGCGGCCGACAGCCATGCCTCGAAGTTCTGCACCCCTTGGAACAGGGTGCGGAGCTGGGTGGCGAAGCCGCCCACGGTCGCGTTGATCTGCGCGGTGGTCGGCTGGTTCCCTGCGGTCATTTGATTCTCCTATAAATCATGTTGCGTAAAGATTCGCGTACAGGACAGCTGCTCCGGCCGTTACCGCAGATTGTTGGATAACAGTCACGGTGATATTGGGTCCCACTACAAGACTGACGGGACTGGGATTGCTATTGGGATACATGTATCCTGCGGCGAGATTTACCGCGAATATCTGCGGCTGGTGATTATTACCATCCAAACCGGTATAGTTATAGGTTATCTTTCCGCCGGTCACGGAGCTGGTAACGTTCAGCGCAGCGACGATATCGATCCGGTGCAGGTTTCCGTCATTCGGCGATGTCCATGTCAGGATCGTCGGCGTCCCGTTGACCAGAGCGAATCCGGTATCTCCTGTCGTGGCTTGCAGGATGAGCCCGTTTATCCACGCGGGCACCCCGCCGGACACGCTGAGCACCTGGGCCGCCGCGCCGACCGGCAGCCGCGCCGCCACCCCCGCCGACGACTCGTAGATCAGGTCGCCCTTGGTCGTCATCGGCGACAGGGCGTTGTACGCGGCGGCGGCGGCCGTCTGCCCCGTCCCGCCGTTGGCGACGGAGATCGGCAGGTCCCCGACGGGCACGCACGCCGCCTCCGCGTTCGCCTGCGCCGTGGCCGCCGCCCCCGCCGCGTCGAACGCCGACGACGCCTGGAAAGCCGCGCTGCCTAGCTGCCCGTATGCAACCGCGTCCGTGGGGTTGGACCCGTTGGCGAGCCCGGTGGCCTTCTGGGAGTTGAAGCCCACGGCGGCCACGGGGGGATGCGCGGCGGCGATCGCGTCGAGCGTTCCCGTGCGCACCGTCGGCGCAGTAGACGTGCCACCGATGACGACAGAGCCGTCAGCGGCGGTCACGCCCGTCACCGGGGCCGCGCCGGACGACGCGGCGGTCAACCTGCCGTCCGCCCCCACCGTGACCGACGCGTTGGTGTACGAGCCCGGCGTTACCGCCGTGCTGGCGATCGACGGATTCGGGTAAGTACCGGACAGCGAGCCGCCGGCGCTGCCGTTCGGGGGGAGTGCCGTGGGTATCTGCCCGAAGGCCGCCGCGTCCTGCGCCGCCGACCCGTTCTGCAGGCTCGTGATCTTCTTCGAGTTGTTCGACCAGTTCGCCGCCGGCGGGTGGTCGGAGGCGATCACGTCGAGGGTGCCGGTCTCGATCGTCGGCGCAGTGCCCGTCCCGCCCACGACGATCGAGGTGTCCCCTGCGGTAACGGAGGCGACCGGGGCGGCGCCGCTCGACGCGGCGGTCAGCCGCCCGTCCGCGCCTACCGTCACGCTCGCGTTCGCGTACGACCCCGCCGTGACCGCGGTGCTGGCGATCGACGGGTTCGGGTAGGTTCCGGCCAGCGACCCGCCCGCGCTCCCGCTGGGAGGCAGCGACGTCGGGATCTGCCCGAAAGCGGCCGCGTCGCCCGGGGCCGAGCCGTTCGCGAGGCTCGTGATCTTATGGCTGTTCATCGACACGCTGCCTGCGGTCGCGTTGGCCGACGCGATCGCCGACAGGTCATCGGTTGAGGGGAGCGCGCCCACCTCGGAGGCCGTGTAGTCCCCGGGCTCAGGGACCACCGCGCCCGTCCGGGAGTTGAACGAGGAGACCCCGCCGGCCGAGCCGTCCGACGCCGCCGTGAGCCTCCCGTCAGCCCCCACGGTCAGGTTCGCGTTCGTGTAGGAGCCCGGCGCCACTGCCGTGTCCGGGATATCGGACGCCTCCAGCGGACCCCATGTCTGGGCCTGCGCCGCCGTGCCCGTGCCCTGGGAGATCAGGAACTCGCGCGTCGCCGACGTGTTGCCCGCGAGCCGCTCGGGAGAGCCGCCCGCGCCACCCACGAATAGATCGCCCAGGGTCGTGAGGGGGTTAGAGAATGTGCTCTGCTGCGTGTTTGCGAGCGAATACAAGTCAACAGGCGTGCCCGAATGTTCGAGGAAGAAGCTCCACGGCTCGAGCACCTGGCCGCCGACCGTGATGGCCACAGACCAGAACCAGAAGCCCGTCTGCGAGATCATGGTCAGGCCCGTGCTGGCCAGGTCGAGGAGTTGGAGCACGCCCCCGGACGCAGAGCGAAGCTGGCCGTTGATGATCTGCGCCTGAATCGGGACGTCAGGCTGGAGGATGGGCACGCCCGACGCGTAGATCGTCGTGTTGACCGTGAACTGGGCGGTGCCGGACGCGATCGGGCTGCCGGTCCCGTCGTCGAACGTCTCGACGATCTGCGTATACGAAAGCGCCACGCGCGGTCACCTCCGGGTAAGGGGGCGGCCGACGCACGGCCGGGATCAGGGGGAAGGCAAGAGGGGCTGGCCGGATAACTCCGGGCCTGCGAGACAATGGTCGGCATGCTCTCCTGGCCGTTCCGCCGCCGCTCCCGCCGCAGCGACCGCGCTGACGACGGCAACGGGGACCGGTGCCGCCGCTGCGGTCACGGCCGGCGCGCGCACTCCCATCACCGGACGGGAACCGAGTGCGCCAAGCCGTGCGACTGCCCCCGCTGGCGGAGGGCGCGGAAGAGGCGGCCCGGTCAGGAGAACGCGAGCGTCACCACGCCGTACCAGGTGTTCTCCGACGGCAGGTAGACCAGCTCCACCTTGTCGATCGCGTTGCTCGCGGAGGACAGGGCGTGCGACCCGCCTGACCACTTCACGTTCGCAGGCCAGGTGATCGTCCCGGCCGACCCGCTCGACGGCTGCTTGAAGAAGATCGTGACCCGCCGGGCGAACTTGTACGGCGCGCTGGAGAACCCCGCGACGGTGATCGCCCCGTTGGGGAGGATGTATGACTGGAAGTCCCCGAACTGCGGGTAGATGTCCATCCCGCTGTAGGCGTAGTTCGTCGACAGCGAACCCGCCTCGGTCCAGTTCGTCCCGCCCGTGAAGGCGTGCGCGTCGCCGGCGACGAGGGAGCCGAGGGTCGGCTCGTTGATCGTCCCGGAGAAGGAGAAGATGCCGTTCAGGCTGGCGACCGGGGTCATGCCGGTGAAGTCGACGGTGCCGTTCAGGAAGTTGAGCGTCCCGTTTCCGGTCAGCTGCGTGCTCGAGGAGCCGTCCATCGCGATCGTGGTGTGGCCGGTGCCGGTGGAGCCGTCGCACTCGACGTTGACGAGCATGCTCGCGGCCGTCATCGACGACGTCCCCGACCCGCCGCCCGCCGGGTCGACCCCGATCACCCACGCCGAGTTCCCCGCCCCGGCGGTGAAGTTGCCGCGCAGCTCGAACCGCTCCCCGGCGAGCGTCGCCGCGTTCTGGAGCGTCACCCCGTTCTGCCCGCTATTCGCGACGATCAGCAGCTGGAAGATGCCGTAGTCGAACGAGCCCTCGTCGAACACGATCCCGCTCGCGTTCTGCACGAGCTTGATCGCGGTCCACTCCGCCTGCTCCGACCATTCGGTCGTGGCGTTGCCGTTGTGCAGGTACAGGCCGTCGCCGGGGAACCCGGAGATCGTGATGTCGTTGTTCCGCGCCGCCTGCAGGTTGCCCCAGGAGAGGCCCTTCGCGCTGCCCGTCGCGGAGTAGCCGGACAGGGAGAAGCCCCGGAAGGGCCCGCCGACGCTGCCGCTGGAGAACGACGACTCGTACACCGCCAGGCAGGTTGCCGACCCGACGTAGTTGATCTCGGTCAGCGCCGACCCGCAGCCCACGAGGCCCTGGTTCGGCCCGAAGGTCACCAGGTTCCCGCTGGTGCCGATCAGGTAGGTGCCGATCCCGAAGACCAGCACGTACGGACTCGTCCCCGCTGCGGTCTGCGCCGCCGCGATCGCCGTCGTCGAGTCCGCGACCCCGGTCGGGTCCACCCCGGAGAGGGTGTTGACGAAGATGACGTTCGCGCCGAGCGGCCACCCGAGGAGGGCCTCGAGCGTAACCGTCTCCGTGGTGCCCGAGGGAGCCTCGGTGGTGTTCGCCGTGTCGGTGCCCAGGACCCTGAACGTCGTGACCGGGGACGCCTGCGGGTAGCTGCTGATCTTGCCCAAGGCAGACCCCCGTCTCGGTTATCGGCTCGGCGGAGACGAAGGCGGTGCTTACGGGAGAATGGGCCGCATGGACAAGCTGACCCGCCAGGAGCTGATCGAGGTAGCCGCCAGCCTGCACGACGAGGCCGGGTGCTCTTGCGACCGCCGCTACCTGATGTCCTGCCCTAACATGGCCAACGCCATCTTGCAGGCTGGCCGGGTGATCCGCGAGCGACGAGCGGCCGTCAGCTAGCCCCCGCGCGCTGGCGGCGCTGCTCAATCGTGGTGGCGAAACTTGAACTAGCGCTGGTCAGGGCGGTTCGGTGTGGCAATCGGCCCGTAAAATTACACGCCTGACGCCTCAGTCCTGCGCGACGTAGACAGTTCCTAGCTGCCGCAGCACACGCAGCGGCTCGGCTGGCCGTTCGGCCAGGGCTCGAGGACGTAAGCTCGGCTCACCTTGACCAGCCCGGCGCGGCTCGGGTGAGGATCCCAGGCGATCTCCCCGCCGTCCCCGACCACCGCATGGTCCCCGGTGCCGCGCTTCGTCGGCCCGATGACGATCGACCGGCCGGAGGGGATGCCGTCGACCTGCCGCCAGTCGAGGCCGACCCCGCGCAGCCACAGCCGGGTCGCGGCCTCATACCAGGCGAAGGCTCCCAGGTGCGGCACCGCGTCGAGGTCAAGGCCGACAGCGGACGCCACGGCCGCCTGCAGGCAGTTCCCGTACACGCCGCGGGCCTCGCGCTCTGGGCTGTACAGGATCGACTGGGTGACCTCGGCGGGCGTTTCAGGCAGGATCACGCGGTGAGGGCCGCCGTCCAGGTCTTCGCGCCCACCTGGCCGTCCTGGGCGACGCCCTTCGACGCCTGGAAGGTCAGGGTTCGCTGGCGGGTGACGTCCCCGAACACGCCGTCCACCCCGTCCCCGAACTCCCCGGAGCTTCCGAGGTCGTACCCGTGGGCGACGAGGATGCCCTGCCAGTTCTTCACGGCCTGCAGGTTACCGCTGCCGAGACCGATAACGGGAATCGTTGCCACTAGCTTGTCCTCCCAGGACTCGGCGGGGGCTGGCTTGGGGTCGCCGAAGAAGTCGGCGAGGAGAAGCGACTGGTCGAGGCTCCGGCCCATCGCCGTGTCCGTCCACTGGGTGCCGTCGGCGTCGATCGACAGCCGGGCGCAGGACTTCGGGCCGCAGATGTGCTCGCCCGCCCCGTAGTGGGCGGTCCACAGCCGGACCGTCGCCCTGGCGATCTTCGCCGCGGTGATGACCGGGACCACGTCGGACTCCATCGTGGAGACGTCCGCGTACAGGGCAGGGCGGGCGATGCCCCGCGCCTTCTGCCGCTCGTACCACGAGGCAGCCGACTCCGGGGTCGCCGCCCCGTTCTCGATGTCGAGCGCGTCGGCGTCCTTGTCCGGGAACAGGGTGATCGACAGGTGCTCCGCCTTGGGGAAGGCGGACACGATGTAGCTGTAGTTCGGCTGGTTCGCCAGGTCCCCGTCGACGTACGCGGCGTAGGCGGCGGCGCCCGGCGGGAACTGGTCGTCGGCGATCGCGTCGTACATGGTGATGCCGGTCAAGGTGTCGCGCCTTTCTCCGTGTCAAGCTTCGCCGAGAGGGCCTTCACCGCGGCGAGCACTTCGGCCAGCCCGCCCTCGGTGCGCGTGTCGAGGCGGTCCAGCGCGGTCCTGATGTCACTGCGGACGGCCTCGACGTCCTCGAAGGTCTTGGCCGCGCGGGCGTCTGCGGCTACGGATTGCAGCCCTTGGCCCACGCCCAGAGCTGGCAGGAGCACCAACTGGAGGTAGGTCTGGGCAACCCACGCAATGAGGGAGATGAAGCTTGCGGAGACGAGCCAGCCGGGGAACGTGCCCTTGTGGATGATCCCCACGCCGGTCAGCACCGCGGGCAGGCTGCAGAACGCGAGCAGGTTGAAGCACCAGAAGGTGTTCATCGTGAAGACGCAGCGGTTGATCCCGAGCGCCACGGCCTTGTTGAAGCGCTGCCATGGTGTGCCGTCGGGGTGGTAGTCCGACGTCGACCGGTGAACCGGCCGGCCGTGGCGCGTGAAGCCGAAGTGCGGCTCCCTCTTCGGCGCGGGGGCTTCCATCATCGGCGTCCCTTCACTGGGCGCGGCTACTTGAGATGCGGTATGAGCAGGCTGACGACCAGCGCGATCACGGCTATCGCGGCGATGACCTGGCTGACGTCAAGCCGACGCTCGGACTTCGTCTCGCTGCCGCCCCGCTGGCCCGAGACGTAGTCGGCCAGCGGCTTGATCGCCGTCTCCAGCTTCTCGACGACCGACTTCAGGTCTCCCTGGGTGGCGTACCGGCCGCGCTCCTCGGTGAGCTGCTGGAGGAGGCCGTTGTGCGCCTGGTCTTTGTACGTCTGGATTTGGCTGGCCAGGTCGAGTGCCTTCTCGTCGGCGCTCTCCTTGATACTGAGCGCCTTCGCCCGTTCCTGCGCAACCTCGGCGTACCTGCGGTCCCGTTCCGCCGCCAGCAGCGCGTCAGCCGCTCGCAGGGCCTCGAGGTGCTCCCGCAGGGTGACAGTCTCGGGCGTCCGCGCCATGACCACTCCCCGGATCGGCGAGGATGAGGGCGTGACCACCGTCAGCTGCCTGACTCACGGCCCGATGAAATGGCGACCCGGCGTCGACTGGTGGGAGTGCCTCGGGTGTGATCGTCACCAGCGCTGCGGCGGCGCACAGCAGGCCGATGAGGGCGAACGTGGTGTAGTTGACGTGGCCGTGGCTGACCCCGAAGAGATCGAGGATCAGGGCGATGAGGAAGGCGATGAAGCTGGCGATTGCCCAGTACATGACGGCTCCTTAAGCGTTGTCCGGCTGCTGTTCCCAGGCCGGCGTTCCGTCGCCGCCGCCCGCGAAGATGCGCGAGCCTTTGACGAGGCCGAGCGGGTTACGTGGCCTGTCGCCAAAGCGCTCCAGCGCCTCGCCCTTGCGCTGCACCTGGAAGTCGATCGGCAACCCGGTACGCGAGGCGAGGTAAGCCCCTACCGACAGGCAGAGCAGCTCCCACCGTTCCCGCGTCGGGCAGGCTGCGGCGAACTCCTCGTCGCCGAGCATGAGCCTGACATCCACGTCCCGGTACGACTCCGCTCCGCCGACCCCGGCCGTGCCGACGAGATACGGGCACTGGCCGCTGAACGCCCGGCTGATCACCTGGCAGGCCTGGTCGAGGTGGTAGAGCTCGGTGGTGGTCAGCAGGTCGGTTCGGGCCTTGGCGCTCACGTCGCCTCCGCGATGACCGACAGCCAGTCAACCCGGCCGTCAAGGTTGCATGACTGGCACGCGAGCCCAGCGCCGCCGCAGTAGCAGGCGCCGTGCTCGCACAGCGGGCGGATACGCCACGCCAGCCGGAACGGCCCCCGGTAGGGCAGCAGGGCAGGCCCCCAGGGCGCCAGCCGGCCCAGCGGGCGGAGCCGCTGAGCCCAGCGCGGCCCGTCGCAGCACAGGCCGCCCCACGGGCGCGAGGGGTGGGATTCGCACACCCAGCCCTCGCCGGCGCACCTCGCGCAGTCGCCGGCCATCAGGCATCCACCGGCTTCCCGCCGTAACGTCGTTCACGCGCGACGCCGGTCACTTCGCCGCCTTCTCTGCGGCGGCGGTCAGCATCGACTCGTGAATGAGGTCGATCTTCGCGCGCGCGTCCGCCGCCCTCACCGGGTCGCGGCGCACGGTCAGCTCGTTGTCCTGGAGCGACTCGCCTGCCGTGGACCAGTTCGTCGAGCCGGTGACCCGGTCGGTTCCGTCGATGACGGCGACCTTGAGGTGCATGATCCGGTGGCGTTCGCTCTGCCCGATCGCGACGGAGTTCGACGGGAACCCCGACTTGGCGAGGATCGCCCGCTCGTGCACCCCGCCGGCCTGTGACGAGTCGAGCGTCAGCGACACGTAGCAAGCCGGGTCGTCGAGCCTGTCGTGGACCGCCGCCGCGAGTTCGTCGTCGGCGAACCCGTACATCGCGAGCACGAGACTGTGGGCCGCGGAGCGGACCATCGTCACCAGTACGCCGTGCAGGTCGTCGTCCGGCGCCCAGAAGGTGTACTCGTCAGGGGTCTGGCCGGGAGGCCACGGGCCGCGCTTGCGGAACCCGGCGATCGCGGACAGGTCAGCCAGCGCCATGCCGCCTCCTCACTTCAGGACGAGCTGCAGCACGCCGATGATCACGACGGCGAGGGCGATGAGGGTCGGCCAGATCCACCGCCGCCAGTCGATGCCGTCGCGGCGGTGCTTCTCCTCGACCCGCTCCCGCTCGGCCCGCTCCCGGTCCCGGTCCTCGACCGCCTTGACGCGGATGTCCAGGGCGAGAAGGTCGGACTTCTCGGCCTTCGTGTCGGCCTGCCGGGAGAGCTGCTGCTCGATGCGGTCGAGCTGCTGCTGCATCTGGTTGCGGAGGGCGACGATCTCCGCCCGGAGGTCCGCGACGAGGTCGCGAACGGTGTATGAGATGCTCGGGCCGTCATCGGACACGGGCCGCCTCCCCGGACGGTAGATTCCGGTCATGGCCACGCCGGCCGCCGGGTCGGCCTATGCGAGCTGGGCGAGCCCCGTCACCTGCCCGGCGGAGTCGTAGCCGATCTGCGTGACGGCGGGGAGCATGGCGCCGTCCTCGAACGCCGTCGCCTCGCAGAGGCCGAGCAGCTGCCCGCCCGAGCCGGCGTAGACCATCGCGGTGATCCTCGCGCCGGAGTCCTCCCAGGTGTGGAGGACCTGCCCGCCGGCGGTCTGGTCCCAGATCCCGGCGAGCATCGAGTACGTGTGCGTCAGCGGCGTCCACGAGCCGCCGCCGCTGGGCCGCGTCTGGGCGGCCGTCGCGAGCGCCCCCGGGTCGAGGGCGATCGACGCGTAGTCGTTGAGGTCCCCGCCGTCCTGGTGCACGAGGATGTGATAGGTAGCCCCGGAGGTCAGGCCCGTGGCGGGGAGGGGGACGGAGATGACCGGGACGGACGACAGGACCCCGGAGGCGTAGTAGCCGTTGCCGGGGGTGAACGCGAACGTCTCCCAGGTGCCGGTCCCGAGGGGGAACGCCGCGCAGGGGTTCGCGCTGACGGGGACGGCCGCCGTGTTCAGGGTCTGCGACTGCCACTGCCCCGGGCCGTCGGCGGTCACGGTCAGGGTCTGCACGGCGGCCGCGCCCCCGCCGCCGATGAGGGCGATCCCGCAGGCGGTGACGGCCAGGGAGCAGCCAGGGTCGTCAGGTGCCGCGGCGACGCGCAGCGGCGGCCACGCCTGCCACCCGCCGATGCTGCCGTCGGAGTTGATCTGGGCGCCGTAGACGACCGTGGACAGGGATCCCGAGGTGACGCCTGCGGCGATCAGCCAGCCGTTCACCGCAGCCGTCGCCGGGATCAGGGCCGGGATCGGCAGCGGCGGGCACACCGTCCACGCGGTGATCTGCCCGTTCGACACCGCCGCCCGATACACGGCGCCCGTGTCGCCGCCCGTGGTCTGCCCGCCGATGACGTAGACGGTGCTTCCCCAGGCCGCCGCGGCGGCGTTGCTGGTGGCCTGGGGCAGGGCGGCCTGCGCCGACCACGCCCCCGCGATCCCGGTGGACGGGCTCCAGCTCGCCGCCCACACGTTCGCGAGGGGCGCGGGGACCGCGTTCTGCCCGCCCGCGCAGACGATGGTGTCGGCGGTCGCCGCGATCGCCGGGTAGCCGGTCGCCGCGGGGAGGGACGGCTGCGGCAGGACCGTCCCGGGGGCGGATCCGCCGCCCCACCCGATCGTGTACGCCCCGGCGATCGGGGCCCCGGAGACGGTGCCGCCGGCCTCGTAGAGGAAGTTCCCGGACACGGTGACGGACGGGAGGGCGGGCGCGGTCCCGGTCACGGGCGACGCCCACGTAACGCTGGTCATCTCGCCCATCCGCAGGGTGCCCGACGCGGCGGTCGCCAGGGGGCCGCCGGTTCCGGGGCCGCCGGGCGCGGCGAGCTGCGCGAGCCACGCCGCGGGGAGCCTCGTGGAGGCGATGACGGTCCCGGGCGACCCGCCCGAGTCCGCGCACAGCGACACGGTGACGTCCGCCCCATCGCCGGACGGGGACAGCGGCAGTGTCACCCGGCCGACCGCCGTCTTCCCCGCCGGCATCGCGAACGGCTGGTCGACGTCGGAGACGCCCAGGTTCACCCAGTCGATGCCGCCGAACCCGTAGCCGACGTTCCCCGACGGGATGACGATCTGCGCCCCCGCGTAGACGGGGGTGATCGCGTGGGCTGTGAGGAACTGGGCGACCTGCGCGGCGTAGTTAGGGGCGGCAGCCGAGCCCGGCAGCCCCGTGCGGGCGGCGGACCACGCGGGGTCGACGGTCGACGGCAGGCCGGCCTCGTCGAGGACGAGGCCGCCGGCCTCGTCCTCGACCGAGAAGCCCGCCTCGTCGGCGATGACGGCCATCAGGGCGCCGTCACGGCGGCCTGATGGCCGTCAGGAGACTCCCGCACCGTAAGCCCAGAACGTCGAGCCGCTGCAGCCCACGTGCTGCCCGGAGACCGACGAGGCGAAGTTGACCCCGATCGTGATCGCGTTCCCCGCCGCGATCGCGATCGACCCCACGATGCCGGCGCTGGTCAGCGGGACGACGTTCCCGGAGCCGGTGATGTGCGGGTTCGCGCTGATGTTCTGGATCGCCCCCGACAGCGACGCCTCGCACAGGGATGATGACGTCACCCGGAGCGTCATGCTCATCGAGCCGCCGATCGACTGCCCGTTCGTGCCGAATCCCGCGTCGACCGTGGCGAGCTTCGTGTACGTCCCGGCGATGCCCGCGTAGACGCCCATCGCGACGGCGCCGAACGACCCGCCGAAGTCGCACTCCACCTGGTACACCGTGCCGGCCGTCGGCGTCCCCGGCAGCGCGGGCCAGGACCTGGTCACGGCCGCCGCGGCGGTGTTGTTGGTCACGGTGACCGCCGTCAGGTCCGTCCACGCGGCCGGCGGCGGGAACGCCGACTGCTGCGCGAGCAGCAGCAGCTCGATCGTGGAAGCCACTTACGCCACCCCGATCAGCAGCGGCCCGGAGTAGGACAGGGCCCGGTTCGAGGCGGTGTAGCCGGCGGCGGACTGCCCGGCGGTGTACTCGCCGATCGACGTCAGCTGCCCGGAGCCGTTGTAGCCCAGGCTCGTCCACCGGGCCCCGGAGTCCTCCCAGGTGCCCGCCAGCGGCGGCGCCGGGGTCTGGTCGTAGACCTGGTACAGCAGCCCGTACGTCTGGGCGCTCCACGCCGTCCCGTTCGTGCTCGTCGACGCGCCGGAAGTCTGGTTGCTCTTAGACCAGGTGAAGTAGTCGGATGCGTCCCCGGCCGCGCTGGCGACGATCCAGTACGTCGTGCTGGCCGAGAGCCCCGTGACGGGGAGCATCACCGCGACTGCGGCCGCCGAGCCGGTGAGGAACTCTTTCGGCAGCGACGTCGACACCAGGGCCGTCCCCGACGGCGCCCCGGCCGAGGTCGCCTGGACGCTGACGGACAGCGGGGCCGGCGACCCGGTGACCTTCGCCGTCACCACGACGTACCCGGTCGTCGTCTGGGCTGAGGTCGTGGCGAACGACTGGGCGATGTAAAGCCCGTCGCTGTTCACCCCGCCGCTCCCGGCGGTGCCCTGGCTGGCCTGCTCGGCGGCCGTGTAAAGGTAGGTCACGGCGTGGGTCGCGAGGAACTGGTTGACCTGCCCGGCGTACGCGTTGTATCCGGTAGTCGCGCCTAGCCAGGAGGGAGCGGCCAACGCTCACCCCCGGGGCGGTAGTGCGCTAGGCGGCCTGCTGTCGCGGGGGTCCTTACGTCGAACATTCTATCGTATCCGACTTGTGTGCGGTTAACTTATGGTCCGAGTAGTAGCGCTATTTCCAGCAACAACGTGTCCGTGGTCGGGACCGTAATGACCGGGCTGAAGGCCCAGTGGTCGAGGAGCGTCCCCGACCCTGCGGCGGAAGTCCCCCCGGCGAAAGCCCCCGCCTCGGTGACCGTCCACACCGAGAGCTGCTGCGGGAAGTAAAAGAGGAACGTCGTTTCCGCCGCGATCGAGGGGGTCGCGGGGGATGGCGCCCCGGCTCCGACGGTCTGCCGGCCGAGCTCGGAGAACAGGGCCGTGTCCGACTCCGCCGGGGTTCCGGCCCCGCTCCCCACTGCGCCCCAGAGCGGAGTCAGGTACGTCGGGGAGGTCACGCCGAGGTTCGCCGCCTGGTCCTGGATCCCGGACCAGACGAGCGCGGCGGCGAGGGCGGTGTACCCGGCGGTGCAGACGACGTTGAAGCCCTCCCGCCGGTCCCTGACCGTGCCGTCGGGGCGGACCGACGACACGGCCAGGCGCCCGGCCAGCGGGATGCCGGAGCCCGCCCTCAGCCCCAGACGACCGATCCCCACTCGCCGCCCCCCCATGTCGGGTTGGTCCCGGCGCTCGCCGTGACGGAGTCGGCCATGGTCATCTGGTCGTCAGCCTCGCCGATGTAGCCGACGCCGCTGACAGAGGTGTCGGTGTCCCCGATGGCCTGCTGCTGGATGGTGTTGAGCACGTCGGCGAGCGTCGAGGGACGAAAGACGCCGGGCACGCGCGGCTACCCTTCCGGGTCGGCGGTCGCGTGCATGACCTGCGGCGGGAGCGGCCTCGGCGGGCGGCCCGGCGCGGTAGGACAGGGCGCGGTGCCGTCATCGCCGGGGCGGAGTCGGAGCGCCTTCGCGACCGCAGGCCCGAGCTTGGACACCAGTCTGTTGATGTCCTCTTCGGTCATGGCGGTCATTTCGACCCCCGCTCTCTGCCTAGTTTGTGCCAGAACACAAGAAACTTGATATTGTGTCTCTATGGATCAATCAGACTGGGAAGTACGCCTTACTAGCGCAATAGCGTCCCGGGTGAGTCAGTGGCGGATCAAGCGCGGGCTGAGCATGCAGCGCCTCGCCGACCACACCGATACGGAACTCGGCAAGCCCATCCCACGCAACGTTCTGGCCAACCTTGCGAGCGGCCGCAGGGACTACATCTCCGTTGGAGAACTGTTCATCCTCGCAAGGGCCCTGGACGTGGCCCCGGTGGACCTTCTGTTTCCCGCAGAGGCCGGTGGCCAGGCCGAGGTCGCGCCGGGCGAGTTCCTTCCGCGCGATCACGCGGTTGCATGGCTCTCTACCGCGCAGTGCTTGACCTGTGACGGGAAGGTGCCCGTCGGCTTCACCTGCAACACATGCAGGAGGGTCGGCTCGTGATGCGGGCAGACGGCCAGCGCGCCGACGAGATCTTCGGGGCCAACCTGCGCGCCCTCCGCCCTAGCGCGGCACGTAGGCGATGTCCAGCGTCACGCGACCGCTTCCGTCTTTCAGGCCCGCGTCGGCCAGTCCGCGCAGCGCCCTGACCAGAAGGCTTTCCCGCATCTGCCGGTCAAGGCCGCACACGTTGCACTTCAGGGTCACCTTGCGGTCCCCGTCGTCTCCCAATTCGCCGAGCGGCGGCACTGGGGACGCGCCGTGCTCAACCCATTCAATGGCAGGAGGGGTGTCCGGCGGGAGGGCGAGGATGCCCCGGTGAAGCAGCCTCGGCCCCTTGCGCCCGTGTCCGTCCGAGCATTTGACCAGGAACGGCAGGGAGCTATCGGACGGCAGCGGGAACCATCCGGAGCGTCGGGGTCGGGGCACGAGGTAGAGGCTAGCGGACTCAGAGCCTGACGCCGGTCGGCTGCAGCTGCCTGTACCCGCCGGTCCCGAACGTGATGGTGTTCGCGGTGCAGATGAACGTGTCGTTCACCCCGATAGCCCAGGAGCGCTGCGAGTCGGGGATGAACCGGTTCACGTAGGTGAACGTGTCGCCGGCGCGGACCCAGCCGAGGAAGTCCTCGCTGGTGTTGAACGTGCACTTCTCGGCGGCGAACGCGTACTCCTGCCGTTCCTGCTGCGCCCTCGCGAGGGCCATCGGCGCGGTCGTCAGGGTCGTGTCGGAGATGAACTCGGCGAAGACGCCGCCGTTCGGCCCGTTGTAGGCGGCGACCGAGCTGTAGTCGGTGGCCTGGGCGACGACGGGCACCTGGTAGGAGTACCAGGCCTCGATGATGTTCCCGGCTGCGGGGGCGGCGGAGGAGAACAGGAAGAACTGGCCGAACGCGTTCTGCTGGCAGGACCAGCCCGAGGGGGCGGCGGTGCCGGGCGTCACGGACGTCACGGTCTGGCCGACCCCCCCGACGGTCAACTCGGGGGTGCCGCTGACGGTGTAGCGGAGGGGCCATGCCTGCTGCGCCCCGTCGGCGAGCCACACGTCCGTCGGGTTCCCTGTCGTCGGTTGCGAGATCGTCTGCGTGGCGCCCTGGACCAGGACCTTGTTGTGGACCGCTGTTCCGTCCCACTCGTAGTTGTTCGTGTTATCCAGCAGCATGTGGCCCTGGGTGATCGACCCGCCGACGGTCGGGGTCGTGGTGAACGTGACCCCGGAGTTGATCGCCGTGCTGGCGTCGAAGAAGTGCAGCGCCCGGTTCTGGTCGACGTACCAGCCGTACGGGGTCGCCGCCCCGGCGAGGGTGGCGAGCTTCCGCCACGCATCGCTGAGGCTGCCGTAGTTGAGGATCAGGTTCGGGAGCACCGGGCCCGGGGCGACGAACCCGCCGTCCGCGACCGTCGCCGCGCTGATCCCGCAGTTCGCCTGGGAGGTCAGGTCGACGATCACCTGGTCGACGGTCAGCCCGTTGAACACCCCGTGCACGATCGCGTTGTCCGCGTAAAAGGTGAAGTCCGTGCAGTTGAGCGTCCACTCGTTCCTGGTCGGCCCCGTCGGCGACAGGTTCGGGTCGTTGACCACCCCGGCGAACAGCGTCTGCGAGCAGTTCCCGTCGTAAAGACTCACGAGCGTCATCGGCTCGACGTAGGCCAGGTTCGGCGACCCCGAGTACTCGTCGACCAGCGGGAAACAGGCGGTGTCGCCCTGGCGGCCGAAGTTCTGGGTGATCGTGAAGTCGTTGCTGTGGCCCTCGTAGGCGAGCAGGGACTGGTACTGGGTCGGCGACCCGCCCGGCGGGGTCAGGGTGAGGGTCAGGCTCGGCCGTGCGACCACGCCGACCCCCTCGGCGGGCGCGTCACGGCATCCTCACTTTTATGCCCGCCTGGTTCAGCGACTTGGTTACGGCGGGCCCGAGCTTGCGGACCAGGTTGTTGATGTCGCTGTCGCTCATGACGGTGTTGTCGTGGACGTCGATGACGATCGTCGCCCCTCCCCCTCCGCCGCCTGAGGACGCCGTAAGCCCGAGGCCGAGGCTCGACCCGGATCCGCCCGCGTGGGCGAGGGAGGCCGACGAGGCGAGCAGGTGGGAAGCCGCGGTGACGTCGCCGCGCCCGGCGAGCATCCCCGTGGCGATCAGGCGGGCGATCGACCGCCCCGACTTGTCCGGCGACCCGGACCCCGACAGCGGCCCCCGCTTGGCCGGGCTGAACGGCAGGAACGAGGTGATGGTCGAGGCGACCGAGCCCATCGTCGACCCGAGGCTCCCGAGCATGTTCTCTACCCCGTTGATCAGCCCCTGGATGATCTTCTGGCCGGCCCCGAACAGCATCGAGCCGATATTGCCGAGGCCCGACAGGACCCGCCCCGGCAGGGCCTTGAAGTAGCCGACGAAATCGTCCAGCAGCGATGCCGCCCCGTGCCGCAGCTGGTCGAAGTGGTTGACGACCCACGTGACCGCCTGGCCGATCGGCCCGGTGATGATCGCGAGCAGCGCCGGCCAGTGCGACTTGACCCAGTCGATCGCGTCGGAGACCGCCTTGAGGATGATCTTGTAGTGCTGGATGATCTCCCCGGCGGCCAGCCCGAACGGGCCGGTCAGGATCCCGAGCAGCAGCGGCCAGTGGGACTTCACCCAGTCGAGGACGGTCTCCGCGATATGGACCACGAAGTCGAACGCCTCTTTCGCGGCGTCCGAGATCTGCTTCCAGTACTTGACGATCAGGACGACCGCGACGACGACCGCGGCCACGATCAGGCCGATCCCGAGGAGCATCGCCGCGTTCGCGGCGATCCACGCGGCCATGGTGACGGCCGCCCCGGTGACGTTGGAGGCGACGATCACCGCGACCTTCGCGATCGTCTGCGCCACCCACACCGCAGCCCCCGCGACCTGCTGCGCCCCGGCCGCGAGCCACGCCCCCGCCGTGGTCGCGGCGGCGGCGACGTTGCTCGCGACCACGGTCGCGACCTTCACCGCCTGCTCGGCGACCCACCCTGCGGCCGAGGCGATCTGCTGCCCGGCGGCGGTGATCCACGACCCGGACGACTCGGCGGCGGCCTCGTCGTTCGCCGCCGCCGCCTCCCCCGCGGCCTCCTCCTGCACGGCGGCGGACTCCTCGGCGGCCGACTCCTGCGCCGCCGCCGCCTTCTCCGCCGAGGCGGCCTGCGTGTCCGCGGTCTCCTTGGAGAGGATCCCGAGGGCCTTCAGGGTCGCCTTCACGGTGTCGATGGCCCCGGTGACGGCCTTGAACGCCTTGGCGGCGACCGCGATGATCGCGATCACGGCGGCGATCGCGGTCACCGACACGAAGATGACCTCGGTGAGGGTCTTGTGCTTCGCGGTCCACTCGGCGATCGGGATGACGATCTTCGTGACGGCCGACAGGACCGAGGTGACGGCGGGCAGCAGGGCGGTGCCGATCGCGATCCCGGTGTTCTCCACGCCCGTCTTGGCCTGCGAGAGCTTGAAGTTGAAGGTGCCCTGGATCGCCGACCAGCCCTGGACGTTGCCGCTGGCGTCCTTCGCCCGCGCCGCGATCGCCGCGGTGTTCTTCGTCAGGTCGCCCATGTGCTTGCCGGACAGCATCAGGGCCACGTTCAGGCCGGTGGCCCCGCCGGCCATCTTCGACATGGCCTCGGTGTAGGTCTGCTTCAGGCCGGTCGCCGACGTCGCCGACGACTTGAACATGGTGACCATGTGGGCCTGCTCGGGGTTGAGCCCCTTCACCGCCGTCGTCAGCGCCCCGGTGGTGATGGACCCGGCGAGGATCTGGTTCGCCAGCGACTGCGCGGCCGGGGACATCTCCTTCAGGTAGCCGAGCATGACGCTGCCGCCGGAGGTGTTCCGCAGGATCGCGTTCCGCATCTCGTCGATCGTCCCGGCCAGCCCGGTCTTGCCGAGGTTCTCCGACAGGCTGTTCGCGTTCAGGCCGAGGGCCTTCATCTCGTTCGAGCTGACGAGGGTGGGGGCCTGCATCGAGCGGATGAAGTGCGCGAGATCCTGGGTCGTCTGCTGGGCGCTCATGCCCTGCGCGGTCATGGTGGCGATCGCGCCGCCGACCTGCGCGAAGGACAGGTGCGCGGCGGCGGCGACCGGGGTGACGGCCGACAGGGACGACGCGAGGTCCTGCATCCGCATGTCGCCGGACCCGACCGTCTCCACCAGCTGGTTCATCAGCGACGTCGAGTCCTTCGTCGCCTGCGCGGCCGTCAGGGACGTGCCGTAGTAGGCGGTCAGGGTGCCGACCAGGGCCTTCGACGTGGTGTCTAGGTCGGCGCCGCCGACCCGCGCGCCCTCCGCGACGGTCTTCAGGATCGCCAGCCCGGACGCGGCGTGGAAGCCGCCGGACTCGATGTGGTACATCGCGTTCGTGATGTCGGAGGCGCTCTGCCCGGTCGCCGTGGACACGCTCAGGATCCCGGCCTGCACCATGCCGAGGTTCTTCGCGGACTCCCCGGCGTCCGTCACCAGGTGCGTCGTGCTGTCCTGGAAGTTGCCCGCGGCCTTGACCATGACCGCGGCGGCCACGCCCATGCCGAGGGCGGTGATCCCGGCGGCCTTGCCCGCGGTGGACAGGAGCTTCGAGGACGCCGCCGCCTTGTCGGCCGCGTCCTTCTGGGCGGCGGCCTCCTCGGCGGCGGCGGCGGCGGCCTCGGTGTCGGACGCGGCGACGGCCTTCTGCACGTCCGCCTGCCGGGCCTGCGACGCTGTCAGGTCGTCGGACGCCTTCTTCGCGTCCTTCTCCGCCGCCGTCAGGCTCTGCGCCGCCGCCATCGCGTTCTCGTCGGTGTTCAGCCCCGCCTGCCGCGCCTGCGCGGCCGCGAGCTCGCCCGCGGCGTCCGCGGCCGCCTTGTCGGCGACCGCGACCCGCTCCGACGCCGCCGCGAGGGCATCCTCGTCACCGGCCGCGGCGGCCAGCGACGCCTGCGCGTCCTTCAGCGCCGTCGCCGAGATCGTCGCCCTGTCCTGCGCCGCCGACACGGCGTCAGCGGCAGCCGCGACCTCGTCCTCCGAGGCCTTCTCCTGGCTGGTGATCGACAGCAGGTCCCGCTCTGCGTCCGCGAGGGTCTTCGCGGTCCGAGCCTGCCTCGCCTGCGCCGCCTCGACCCGGGCGCTGGCGAGCTCGAGGGCGTCGGCGCCGGACGCCGTCTGCGTCAGCGACTCGTCGATCGAGTCCCCGGCGCCCTTCGCGGTCTCAGCGGCCTTGCTGGCGGTCTCGCTGAACTTGCCGAGGGACTCGTCGACCTTCGCGAAAATCTCCGACGCGGCGTCCCGGGCCTCGAGGATCGCCAGGACGGTGAAGCTCTCGGCGCCTGCCACCGCTCACCGCCAGACGGGGGTAAGGGGGTAACCGGCGGCGGTTCGCCTGGGCGGCCCGCGCGTTCTCCTCGCGGCGGATCAGCTGGATTATCAGGGCGTAGTGCTCGACCTCACGCCACGGGCGGTCCCTCAGCGCCTCCCTCGTCAGCCCCAGCTGCTGCCAGAACTCCCGCTCGATCAGGAAGTCCTGCAGAACCTCCGGACCCGCCGTCCCCATCCGGATCGCGCCCGACAGTTTCGTCAGGAAACGTGGCCTGTTCGGCCGGCTCCGGCGGGCCGTTCAGCTCGTCGCACTTGGCGTAGATCTGCATCCGCATCCACACGGGCATCCGCTCGATGTTCGCCCGCTTCGCCTTCTCCGGCGCCAGCGCCCAGATCGTCTCGCCGTCGTCCTCGTCGAGGTTCCAGTCGACGATCGACGCGATCAGCAGCCGGATCTGGGCCTCGCGCTGGTCGATGTCGGAGAACTGCACCCTGCCGTTGGACGTCGCGCTGATGTGATGCCTCGAGCCGAGCGCCAGCTCGACCGGGGCGTACTCGGCCGACGACAGGCAGGGCTTGACGTCAACCCAGTACCCGCGGCCGAAGGGGATCCGCACGGGGGTCTCGTACGCGGAGAGAAAGCCGGGCATTGCCTATTGCGCTCCTAAAATGCGGGAATGGAAAAACCCCCGGATGGTTATCCGAGGGCTTAGAATGGGAGGGAAAGAGCAGGTCAAGATCAGCCGGTGTACTGCGTGGAAACCTGGTTGAGCACGACCGCCTGAATGGAGTACTGGCTGCCGCCAGTGAGGGGCCTCGACGCTTCGAACGTCATGCTCGACATAATCACATCGTCGAACTTCACGTCGTTCCCATATTTCGAAAGCACCACCTGCGGCATGTTGAACGTCACCGAGTACCCGCCGCCCCCGGGGTGGGTGAACGAGACCGACAGGGCCCCCAGGGTGAGGTTCTCCATCGTGGTGAAGTCGCCGTAGGTGGCGCTGTTGAGGCTCGACCAGACGACGTCGATCGTCCCGGAGACGTGCAGGCTGACCGGGGTGATGAACGACGGCCCGTGATTCGAGCTGTACGTCCAGGTTTCCTTGAGCCCGTTGTCGATGTCGATCTGCACGTTCGTGACGTCCGCGCGGGCGTTGGTCGCGAGCGTCAGCGACGCCTCGGAGAACACCCACGGGAGCTCGTTCGTGACGGAGATCGCGGTCGGCGAGGTGAGGATCGCCACCGACTGGCCGGACATGTCGGCGGTGATCATCACCGGCTCGTTGCCGACCGGGGCCTTGACGGAGAACTTGCCGACCCGGCAGCCGGCGAACTGCAGGCTCTGGTAGCCGCCGAGGTTCTTCTCGACGGTCAGGCTGGCCAGTGTGTTGGCCTGCGAGATCGTGTGCGTGTTCCCGGTGAAGTAGCAGGTCCCATCACGGCGGGCATACCACGTCTGGTTCGGGGTGCGCGGGCACCACACGAGACCGTCGTGCTCTACGCGCTCAATAGAAAAGCCGCCGCCGGGCCGCTTTTCCTGGGCGGCGTTTGCAGGCACGATGTGCCGGTGATTGCGGCGCATCGTGACCTGCCACATCCGGTAGTCATCGCGCTTGTAGATCCGCTCAAGCAGGGATGTGGCGCGCCCGGCGAGGATCGCGGCGAACTGGAACGCCTCGGCCATCTCCCGGCTTTTCTGCCCGAGGCGCGTCGGCCCGCAGTTGTCGGCCCTCATCGAGACGTCGATGAACAGGTCGAGCTGCGCCTGCGTCAGCGAGCGGATGAACCCGCGGTCCACGATCTTCCCGGGGGCGTGGAAGGTGAGCAGGTCCCCGGCGATGACGTTCAGGGTCCACCGCGCCTTATCGCCGTCCATGTACCAGCGCCACGTCGGGATGGCGTCGGTCTTGCGCACAGAGGTCTGACGCCCGTGCCAGTCCCGCTCGTGGTCCCCGTGGCCGATGTAGTCGACCGGCTCGCCGAAAAGCTGCCGTAGGACACCGTGGATGCGCTCCACGTTGTCAGCGTTCTTGGTGGACTGGACCAGCGTGACGGCACCGCTCGGGCGGATGTGCCCCTCCGTCCAGAACCAGGCCAGGAGCTCCACGAACGCGTCCGTGTACTTGGCCTCCGCCGGAAGGCCGGCGCAGTAGGCGGCGATTGGGATGCGGTCGCCGAACTTGAGGGTATCGGTGGTCGCCCAGGCGCGCTTTTCGCCGTAGGCACCGGGGCCGGAGCCCCCGTGCATGTGCCACGGCCGCACGACCGGCCACCGGTGGTTCGGCGTGGTGAGCGACGAGTGGCCGCGCCCGCGCATCCGGATCAGTTCGCGCCGCTCGGCCGGGAAGACGCAGACCTCCTGGACCGGCTGCCATTCCGACAGCCCGGTCTCGTGGTTGTAGGTCAGGGCCTCGTCCCCGGCGCGGAGCTGGTGAACGGTCTTCCACCCGTCCGCCGTGAGGATTTCCGTCTCCTCATCGGCGCAGTAAGGAGCCGCCGTGCCGGTTACCGCATCCGTTCCAATTGCCGCCACAAGCAATGGTATCGCATTGCTTGGGAATAGCGGGCCCTCAATCGACCCTACGTTTTTTGCTTCTCCTTGCAAATTGAAAATCTGCTTGTCCCGATCGCCCTGCATAAGCGTCGGGCTGAACCAGCCGGAGTCGTACTCCATCCCGTTGCTGGTCATAGGCAGGAAGGTGGTCGCGGCCACCGGCGTGCCGAAGGTCGACTCGACTGCTAGCCCGGTGGCGGAGAGGCTGCCGGGCCTTTCCGTGATCGTTGGGTATGGCAACGTCGGCCTCCTTGCGCGCGGGCATGGCTGAGGACCGCGCTAGGGCGGCAGGGCGTGGGATGCTGGCGGGGTGATCGAGACAGGCGAGATGAGCACGACGGACGAGATCGCGGCGTTCTACGCGGCGAGGCTCGACGAGGAAGAGGCGGCGGCGAAGGCCATGGTCGCCGCGTTCGAGGGTGTCGCCGACTGGGTGATCCGCGAGAACGGCGGCGAGTTCGATTTCACGGTCACCGCAGGCCAGCTGGCGACGGAGGCCGTGGCGGACATGTGGCGGGAAGACGCGGCGGCGTGGATCGCCCGCCATGACCCGGCGCGGGCGCTTCGGAAGGTCAGGGCCGGGCGGAAGCTGATCCTCCGCTACCAGGTCGCGATGGGGGTCCGCGAGGAGGACTTCGACCCGACCGTCACGGCGCTCGTCGGGCAGATGCGCGACGAGGTGACCGTCTGGGACGATCACCCGGAGTACAGGGAGCTCTGGAGGCCGTGACGCCGTACCTCACGTTGCGAGAGTTCCCGGCGGACTCGCTGCCTGGCGTCCTGGAGCCGTACCTGTGGGTTCAGGCGGTCAGCGTCGACCAGGTCCGCAGCAGGCGCGCCGTTTACCAACTGGAGCGCGTCGAGGGCATCGTGAAAGGCCCGGAGACGGTCGGCGACACGGGCGCCGACCTTGACAAGCTCATCGGCCCGGACCATCAGCGGCTCATCGACGGGCTCGCCCGTGCGACCCGCGAAGCCATGTACAGGGCCGCCGAGGACGCGATCACGGCTGCCGCGGCGGCCGGGTACAGGCTCGCGCAGCACCCGGAGATCGAGGTGCGCGGCCGGATCAACACTGACCACGACACTGGGCTTGAGGTTCCCTGTGCCGAGTGTCACGCGCGGCTAAGTTTCTTCGTCCCGCTCGGCAGGCAGGCGTGAGCGCCCGGTACCGGTATCACTCCCTGCCGTCCGGCGCAGTCTTCACCGAGCTGGTCGAGGATCTGCTGATCTACGGGACCGCGGTCTCGCTGACCTCGTTCTTGCCTTTCGGCGAGCCCGAGCGCGAGCGGCCGCCCGATCGCCTGCCGCCGCTGGTCTCGCCGTCCTGGCTGTCGCTGGCGGCCTCGCTTGCCTCGGGATCTTCCGGCCCGCGGGGCACCGGCTCCTCGCCGCACCTGCACGGCGGGGATGGGCACTTGCCCACGTGCTCGACGTCGGCCCGGCGCATGAACGACAGCACCAGCTCGGGCGGGACCTCGAACCCGTCTCCGGGCTGCAGGTGGCCCACGCCCGGAGCCTGGAACGTGGTCGCCTGATCTCCGGTGTACCTCAGCCGGACCGTGTCGTCAGTCAATGATCGTCGCCTCCCGGGCCGCGTCGACGAAGGACTGGAGGATCATCGTCTTCAGGGGCGCGATGGCCTTCTCGGGGAAGTCGTTCGCCTTCGTCCCCGGGTGGTTGACCGACTTGGCGAACATGATGGGCCCGTGCCCGGCGTTGGCGAACCAGCGGAGCGCCTTGGCGTTCCGCGCGGTGATGACATGCGGGGCGGTCCCGCCGAGGACGTACGGGGCGTAGCTGGCGGTGGAGTACACCACCACCCACATCCGCCCCGGGCCGGGCTCGAGGCGGGAGCCGATCCCCTGCCGCATCGCACCGGTCTTGAACGGGGCGAACCTCTTCATCGACCCGGTCGCCGCGGGCTCGACGTCCGCGGCCCACGCCTCGGACGCGGCTTTCCAGTCGAACTTCAGGCTCCGGTCCGCGCCGGACACCGTCATCGTCATGCTCACGACTGCACCACCTCGAGCACGTCTAGCTGTATGAGACCCGTGTACCAGAGCATCTGCATCGGGCCGACCATCTTCTCGGTCGGGTACTGAAGGCGCGGGGACTCGCCGATCTTCTGGATCTGCGTGTCCGAGTCGCTGCCCGCGTTGGGCCCTACCGGGTTCCCGCTGGCGTCGATGAACAGCGGCATCGTCGTCGTGAAGAACGCCCGCAGCACCGTGTCGATGATCTTCGGGAACGGTTCCGTCTCCAGCCCGTCGTCGGGGGTGGTGAGGTACACCAGGTAGACGTCGATGGTCCACGGGAGCTTCTTGAAGCCCTGTCCGCGCGGGGCGGTCTGCCGGCTGATGTCGACCGACCCGCCCCAGACGTGCGCGCGCGGGCCGTCGGCCTGCTCGAGCGCCGGCGGCGTGATCCACGCGGTCAGCGGCGGGATGCCCTGAACGGGGATCGGGAGGCCCTGGAGAACGCTGTTGGCCACGTAAGATTGCACGCTGTCCAACAACTGCGATCACCGGCCTCTACACAATCCTGCGATACTCGTCCAAGAGCGCCTGGTACTGCTTCGTCATGCCGTCGGCCGTCGGCTGCGGGCTCGAGTGCTCCCCGCTGACCGACTGGATCGTGATCGCGTCCGTTCCGCCCGTCAGCGCCTGCACCGCCGCGGCGAGGATCGTCGCGTAGATCACGTCCGCCGGGAGCGCGGAGACGACGGTCCCGGCCTGGTGGGGGAAGCTCAGCGGCGAGGCGAGGGTGATCGTCCCCGGCCCGGCTTGCGCGGTGCCCGCGTTGTCCGGGAGGACGAAGGGGTCAGTCGCCGCGACCGACTCGCCCGACATGGACTCGGTCGCCGCGCCGTCGTAGGCGAACCCGCTCGCGTTCGTCCATCCGGTCACGTCATCGACGTCGATCTGCGTCGCGCCCGCCTCGGCGTCCTCGGTCAGCGACGTGTGCGGCCAGCCGTTGAGGTAGGCGAGCTGCACCCGCAGCCCGCCCCGCCCGCCGCCGCCCCGCCACGGCCCCGCCTGGGTCGGGATGCCCCGCCCGTAGTCGTACCAGGAGATCCACCCCGGGGCGACGTCGACCGTCCAGCCCCCGTCAGGGGCCGTGGCAGAGGCGGAGTCCCCCGGCGAGATCAGCGGGTGGCGGATATCCCACTGGCCCGCGGTGACGGGCGTCCAGACCCGGGGGAAAGCGCGACTGGAGGAGATCTGGATCGCGAGAACCTCGGTCACCGGCCACCACCGGGTCTGCAGGACCCCGTTGCCGGTCTGGTCGACATTGCAGCGCGGCATCCCCGGGCCGTTGAGGTACTCGACGGCCAGAGTGGAGCGAAGCACCTGCCGGGCGTAGGTGTCCACCATGCTGGTGGCGCGCCAGCAAACGTTATTTAGCTCGGCGTTAACTTCGGCGCTGGTGGCTTTTGGTCGAGGGAGCTAAAATAATCGACCAGCTCACTCCGGTAGGCGCATTAATCAACATAGACGGAGTTATATAAGGGGTCGATTGCACGGGCATCACCCCCCGTCCGGACAGGCCATTCGCTAGCCTGCTGTCGCGGGCGGCCGGCCGCCATGCTGGAGACGGCAGCGGTAACTGCAGTGTCGTGCCCTCACGGGCTCGCGGGTTCGATTCCCGCCCGGCCGCCCGCGTCTAGCATTGGCCGCATGAGCGAGAACCAGACGGGAATCATCGCCTACGACCTCGAACCGGCACTGGCGGCGCCGGAGTCGCCCGTGCAGTTGCTGCCTCTCTTCCGGGACCGCGTACCTGACGCGCGGGGCCGGCCGGTCTACGTCCCCGCCCAGCCGCCCGAGGGAACCGTCCGCGTCGTGCTCGACTCCGCCGGATGCAACGGGGAGCCCGCCGACTTCCAGCTGCACGAGGAGCACTCGACGACGCCGCAGCCCCACCGGGTGTTCGACGTGCCGCGAGAGCAGTACGAGCGGTGGCGGTCGGCGAAGGAGGCGTTCGGGATGATGGAGGACGAGATCGAGAAGCTGACCGGCGAGCGCGCCCGGCTGATGCACGCGCAGGTCCGCGAGCGGCTCCGCTGATGCGCGACCTTCTGGTGATCGTCCCGAGCCGCGGCCGGCCGGAGCGGCTGCGGGCGATGATCGAGGCCTGCCTGTCGCTCTCGGAGGCCGACACGGACATCGCGGTCGGCATCGACGACGACGACCCGGCGACGGAGGCTTACGAGGCGTTCCTGCGGGCGTTCCCGCCCGGGTACGTGTTCTACACGAAGGCGGGGCGCAGGACCCTCGGCGCGTGGACGAACCGGATCGCCGCGGCGAACATCGACCAGTACCGCGCCTTCGCCTCGCTCGGCGACGACCACCTGCCCCGCACCCCCGGGTGGGATGGCCTGCTGCTCGAGGCGATCGACAAGCTGAACGACACGGGCTCGGGCATCGCCTACGGGGACGACCTGCACCAAGGCGCGGCGCTCCCGACCGCGCCCGTGATCTCCTCGGACATCGTGGAGGCCCTCGGGTGGATGTGCGAGCCTTCGCTGGCCCACATGTACTTGGACAACGCCTGGCGGGACCTCGGCCGGGCGGCCGACTGCCTCGCCTACGTCCCGGGCGTCGTCATCGAGCACCTGCACCCGGACGCGGGCAAGGCGGTCACTGACGGCACCTACGCGGCGTCCCGCACCGGAGAGGAAGCAGACCGGCAGGCGTACGAGCGGTGGCGGGCCGAGCGCATGGCCGCAGACGTGGCGAAGGTCTGCGCGGTCACTTAACCGGTTCGCGGCACCCCGGACGACCGTGACCGGGATCAGGGGCCGGGAGCCCTCGGGCCGCTGCTCCGGTGGGACGTCGGCGAGGTAGGAGCACTGCAGTGGCAGGCATGCCGCCCGCTCGGCGCACGGCCCGTCGCCGTACCACGGGTAGCTCCGGCAGACCGGCGGCCGGCTCTCGTAAGCGCCGCACAGCCCCGTCGCCGGGTCGAACACGTCGCACTTGCAGCCGTCGCCTTCCGGCGTCCAGTGCGCGGCGATGAAGTCGGCGTCCTGCCGCCACGAGCCGGACGGGTCGGTGCGGCCGATCGCCTTGTCCCGCTCGGCCGCGTCCCAGCCGTGCTCGAGCCACCAGGCCCAGCCGTCGTCCGTGCGCGGGTCCGGGGTGCCTGCGGCTTCCATCGCCGCGCCTGACCACGTCGTGATGGTCTCGTGCTCGGCGGCGCTGAACGGCACCGGGTCGCAGCACCGCGTGCACCTTGCGCACGACGCCGTCAACGGTGCCACCTGAGCGCGTCCTCGATCATCGGCACCGCGAAGTCCTCGGTTATCCAGCCGCCGGCCCATGCCTGCTGAAGGCGGCCGACCATGGCGCTTCCCTGGTATCCCTCGGTGATCCGGGCGAACGCGCGGGCGTACCGGGGATCGTCTCTCGGCCAGCTGGGCCCGCGCGGCGGAGGCGGCGCGACCAGGCGGCCCATCTCCCGGATCGCCTTCATAACGCCGTGCGCGTACTCGCACGCCGGGTCCTGGCAGGCATGGTCGTTGCCGGCCGGCCAGTAGATGAGCGGCGTCCCGTGACGGGGGCAGGCGCAGCGCTCGTCACAGTGGTGCGGGAGGATTTCCACCGCTCGATTATCCCGCGCGCGATGTCACCAGTTAGAGGGCTTGCCTGACGTGTTCTTCCCGTGGACGTTCCAGATCAGCACCGTCTCGGGCACGCGCCAGAATCGGGCCCCGGCCTCCGCGAGCGCGAGGTAGAAGCCGTAGTCGTCGAGGGCCATCCCGGTGCCGGGGTCACTGCGGAACTGGAATCCGCCGGCCTCCCGTGCGAGGGAGGTCCGCACGAGCGACGACACGTGCAGCACCGACCGGGCCGTGACCGCCTCCGGGGCGATCCACCCCGGCGAGGGAGTCGCCACCGGCTCCCGGTGGCCTGGTCGCTGCGGTATCCACGCGGCCCCGGACACGACGTCGGCGCCGGTCTCCGCCTGCGCCTCGAGCAGCACCTGAACCGCGTTCGGCATCAAAAGATCGTCGTCGTCCAGGCACAGAATGAAGTCTGCGGACGCTCTTGCCAGCGCCCTGTTGCGGGTCGCGGCCGAGCCGGTGCGGCCCGGGTCGGTCTCGATGAGGAGGCCCGCCGGGACGGTCTGCGCGGCGACGGAGGCGACCGCGCGCTGCAGCATCTCCGTGCGGGGCGGAATGGTCGGTATGACGACCGTGACGCCGCTCAACGGGCCGCGTACCGGTGATAGTGCAAAACGTTCGGATGGTGACGGTGCTGCTGGTAGCCGCGTTTGCGGAGCGCGTCGAGGATCCGCACGTCCAGCCGCCTCCAGTCCCTCGCCGGAAGCCCGGCCGACGCGTCCTCGCCGACCTCCTCGAGCAAGTCCGGCTCGGCCGCCTTAAGTGCCGCAGCGAACCGCGTGCAGCCGAGGCAGACCGCGGTGCTCCCGTCGATCGGGTAGCCGAACCCGCACCAGGGCTCCGGGCAGGCGGCGAGTTCCTCGACGACCCCGGCGCGGACCCCGATGTCCTGCTCGATGACAAGAAGCTCGCCGGGCTCCCGCCAGCAGGCGGCGAGGAGACGCCAGTAGGCGCTCATGTCGGCCGGGTCGAGTTTCACCCGCCGGTGACCGGGGGCGTGCTTGTTCAGCAGCCTCGCCGTCGCCGGGTGCAGGCGGGTATAGGGGACGATGATCATCCGGGCCGCCGTCAGTACTTCCGGTAGTGCTTCAGAACAGGTTCGTGCCAGTGCTGCCGGTGGCCGCGTTTGCGGAGTTCCCGGGCGATCCGCATGTCGAGCCTCCGCCAGTCGCGGGCCGGGTAGCCGTCGCCGTCGATCTCGCCGACGACCTCAAGGAGGTCCGGCTCCGCCGCCTTCAGGGAGGCGGAGAACCGGGCGCACCCGAGGGCGGTGAGAAGCTGCCTGCCGATCCGGTACGGGTTCCCGCAGAATGGCTCGGGACAGGCGGCGAACGCGGGAATGACCTCGGCGCTGATCCCGACGTCGTGCTCGACGACCACGAGCTCGCCGGGCTCCCGCCACACGGACGCGAGGAGGCTCCAGTACGCGGACGTGTCGTCCGGGTCCAGGCGCACCCGCCAGTGGCTCGCGGTGTGCCGGTTCAGGAGCCGGGACGTGGCGGGGTGAAGGCGGGTGTAGGGGACCAGGATCATCCGCGCACCGTAACGCACCCGTGGCTCGGGTACCGGTGCAGGTGCCCGACAGGCGGAAAGTGTTCGCAGCGCCTCTCGCCGGACCTCGCGAGCGTCAGCGCAAGCCAAGCATCTATCCGGCACCAGTGGCCTGGCCCGTGTTTCGCGTCGGACATCAGCCCTACCCGCTCGAGCGCGTCCGGCACCCGGGCCAGCAGCGCCGCCGAGAACCGCACGCAGCCGAGCCCGTGGTAGTTCCCGCTCGACAAGTAGGCGTAGCCGAAACTGCACCAGTCCCGGGGGCACGCGGCCAGGTCCGGGAGCGTTCCCGGACCCACCACGATGTCCTGCTCGACGACGGCGAACGCCTCGCCGGCCGCCCACAGCGACGAGAGCAGCCGGTGGTACCCGTCGCCCTCGTCGACCGCGATCTCTTCCCAGGGGAAGCCGGACGCTGTCAGCGCCGCGGCGGTCTCCGGCCGGAGGCTGGTGTACGGGACGACGAGACGCACCGGCTTAGCGGATGCCGTACCACAGCTTGCTGGTGAACAGCGCCCACGAGGTGCCCCACGCCAGCGTGGTCGACGCGCCGATCGTCGTCGGGGCGCCCGAGGCGAGCGACGCCGAGTTCAGGCTGGGGACGGTCGCCGACAGCGAGTTGTTGGGGTTCATGATGGTCGCCCCGATCGAGCCGGTGGCCGTCGCGGTGACCCCCGGCATGCTCGGCGTGGTGCCGGTGACCTCCTGGTACACGTAGTAGTACCCGGCGGGCAGGTTCGCCGGGGTGACCCACGGGATGCTGTAGAGGTTCGCGGTGCCGCTGACCGTCGCGTGGGACTCCGCGGTCCAGGCGACCGGGTTGACGCCGGTCCCGGTGTAGAGCCCCCAGATCGCGTTGGTGACCGTGTTGCCGGTGGTGAAGACCACGTCCAGGTAGGTGGTCAGGCCCGGCACCGGGATGTAGACGCGGGTCAGGTACCCGTAGGCGGTCGTCAGGGACACGGCGGTCGCCGACAGGACGTCCGAGGTGACCGACTGGCCGAGGTAGCCCGCGGCGGGCGCCTGGGTGGACACGCCCGCCTGGGCGATGATCTCGCTCTGGGCGGTCAGGATCCCGTTGACCGTCGCCGGGTTCTGGACGGACTCGACGGCGAGGGGGCCGTTGTTCGTGCCGGCGACGAGAAGTGAGTTCGGCATTGCTTTACCTCCGGGTGGGCGTGCGCGGGAGTGCCGCGCGGGGTCGGGCTCGGGGCGGCTGCCCGGCCGCGGAGGCGGGGCATGAACAGGCCCCCGGGAGCGGGGCGCTCACGGGGGCGGCGGTGCGGGGGCTACGCGGCCTTCGCCGGGGCCTTCGGGGCGCGGGCGGCCTTCGCGGGAGCCTCGGCGGGAGCATCGACGGCGGCCTCGGCGATGGCGCGGACCTCGCCTCCCGGGTCGGGCGCGGGAGCCGCGGCCCGGCCGAGCTGCGCCGACGCGAGCGCCGCCGTCAGCTCCGTCAGCTGCCTGACCAGGGCCGCGTTCTCCTCCATCACGGTGAGCATGCTGGCGGGGTCGCGGCGGCGGGCGAGCTCCACGCCGTGGAGCCGCTCGGCGCGCGTCTCCTCGGTCTCCCACAGCTTCCGGCCCTTGACCGCGAAGCTTTCGAGGCGGTCGGAGACCTCGTCGGGGAAGTGGAACGCGCCCGTCTGCGGGTCCGGGGCGAACCGTCCGTACTCCGGGTCCACGTGGGCGTCGGCGCCTATCTGCGAGTAAAGGTCTGCCATGAAAACTCCCTGGGCATGCCGAAGGCCGGGAAGCGGAGCAGTCTTCCCGGCCTTCCGGTCTCGTCTCAGAGCAGAGCCGGCCCTATCCGGCCGCGCTCTACGGAATGTCACTCTCGGTTAGGCCACGTTGCTCAACGTCGCCATGGCGACTGGTGCCCTATTGACGAAGCTCGATACGGAACGGATTTCGAATTCACGCCTCGGACCTCCGCCTTTAACACCGGCCACTCGCGCGATGCCGTAATCGAACTGCGCGGTGTCCCTCAGGCAGCGCTGGGCGATGACGTTGCTGATGTTGGCCTGCGGGAAAGGAACCCGGTCCGTGCGGCCGATGATCGTGCCCGGCGGAAGGCTGACGTGCACCTCGATCGGCACCGTCACGCCGCCCGCAGGAGCGTTGACGATCTCCCCGACCCGGCCGCCCGCGGTGACCGAGATACGGCCCGAGGCGTCCGTGTTCAGGAAGGTCGTCGCCGAGCCGGACCCGAGGATCAGGTTGGCTATTTCCTGCGCCTGGGCTGCGTTGACCATGATGGCCGTCGGGCTGCACTTCACCTGGTTCCACAGGGGGACGAAGATGTCCGCCTCGATCTCGGTGATGGTGCCGCCGGTCAGGGTCAGCGCGGCGCCGTTGAGCGAGTTCCAGACCGACGGGTTGGCGGTGCCGGTGCCGGGCTTGACCCACTGGCCGGTGCTGGAGTAGTCGCCGCTGAGGCTGGCGAGGAAGCCGTCGTAGTCGTTGGCGTTCGCGCTGCCGTTGTCGGCCGCGGAGTTGAAGGTCGGGACGCCGGCGACGCCGTTCCAGTTCAGGGACAGGTCCGCGACGGTGGTCGGGAGCGCCTGGTTGGCGGCGATCGTCTTGGTCATGGTGACCGCGTTGACCGTGGTCGTGGTGAAGTAGTACCAGGTGACGCCGTTGCTCGACTGGAACCAGTCGTAGCAGACGGCGCCGCGGATCGCGGTGACCGTGGCGGAGATCGTGTTGGTGCTGGTGGTGGAGCCGACGGTGACGCTCGCGCTGCTGCCCTGGCTGTTGCCGGAGCCGTAGTAGAAGCCCGAGCCGGTGCGGGCCGCGACGCCGACGTAGACGAGGGTGGACGCGGCGATGGTGCCGCCGGTCGTGGCGGTGGTCAGCGAGGGGGCCGCCGCCGCCGCGAGGGCGAAACTCTGCGCGCCGAGCTGCTTGCGGTCGTCGCCGATCAGCACTTGATTAAGTGTTTGAAAAGTTGCCACTGCGTAGGGATCTGCGTATCCGGTTCCGAAGTCAAACGCATCCTGCGTCACCAGGCCCGCGTAGCCGGTGCTGGCGTACTTCGCCTGGAAGTCCTGCTCGTCGAACGTCGCCTCGTTCGCCGCGAAGTCGATCCCCATGCTGGGGTCGAGCTGCGAGGAGTTGACGTTCATCAGGGCGCGCCAAATTGCGTACGGGTTGCCCTCGGGCGACTTCTCGCGTGCGACGATGTCGCGGAACGGCGTGACGACGGGGATCAGGCTGACCAGGCTGGACAGGTCATAGGACCAGATGCCCGTGCTCTCGTAGATGCCGGCCGTCTGCGCCTTCTGGATCTGGGCGATGGTCTCGTCGGAGACGTTCTGCATGGGTGCGGTCATCGCTGTGCCTCCTTTCATGGGGGCATGGCAAAGCCCTCGCCGGCTGGTGCCTGCGAGGGCTTCGGGGTGGTGCTGCCGCTACGGGGCGGCGGCCGGCACGGGGGCGGGCTGCACCCGGACAGGGCTCGGCCCGGCCGCGTAGATCGCGGTGAGGGCGGCGATCGCGTCACCCTGCATCGACTTGGCGATCTGGTTCTGGGTCCCGGCGTCAGGTGCGGTGTAGAGCTCGTGGCGGCGCTCCAGCGCCTTGGCCACATCGATCTGGCCGGAGTTGCGCCCCCGGTCCTGTCCGCGGAGCTGCTCCGCCGGGGGGACCGCCCCGTTGGTGAACACCTTCGGCGCCGCGGGCGTCTCCTCCACCTTCGCGAGACGGGCCTTGAGCAGCTCGACCTCTGCGAGCGCCCCGGCGACGTCGGCCTGCTTGGCGACGTCCTCCGCCGGGGCGGCCGCGCCGAGCGCTGCCGCCACTGCCTTCGCGATGATGCTGTCGAGATCCGCGGTCTGCGCTGTGATCACGTTCTCGTCCGCGGCCTTGCCGACCGCGTCGGCGGGGGTTCCCGCCTCGGCCGGGGGCTGCGGGGTCATGTCGTCCGCCGGGGCGGCGGCTGCTGCGGGGCCGGCCTGCATGCCGTCGCCGTCGTCACTCGAGGACCCGCCCGCTCCCGATACCGGGGTGATGTCGGACGGGTCGACGATGCCGACGAGGTTGCCCTTCTCGTCGAAGACGGCCTGCATGGGGACCTTGCCGTCCCCGTCGCCGTCGCCGTCGGCCTTGGCGACCTGCTGGACGATCGCCTCGGGACGGGCGAGGCCGAGGAGCCTGCCAGGAGGCTGGCCGTAGACGGCGACCTGGAGCGAGGCCTTGACGACCTGGCGGCCGGGGGCGTCGCCGGGGCGCATGTCCTGCGGGCCGTCGCCGGGCAGGGCGGAATCGGGGCCGGTCGTGCGCGGCTGGCCCATGCCGGTCGTGCCGCCCGCGTTCACGGGGCCTGTGTTCCGGGCCTGGTCCTCGGGGGACATGGCGGTCTTGGCGACCGGGCCGGGGCGGGCGAGCGTGTCCGCCGCGGAGCCCTGGGCCAGCTGCCTGCCCCGCAGATCGATTGTGTGGTTGGGCATAGCGCCCTCCGTTTCCTTGGCGACCGGCTGGTCAGGTGCGGCGGGCGCCGCAGGCAGGCTGGCGAGCACGTCCCCGAGCGCCCCGTAGGCGTCCCGGATGCGGCTCTCGTTCACCGACGACAGGACCCGGCCGGACTTCGCGATCGCGGTCAGGCCCTCGATCACGCCGAGCGGGGCCGGGTCGAAGGCGGCCAGCGCCTTGCACATCTCGGCCATCTCCGCGCCGAGCTCGGCCTCGGCCATCTCCCCTGCGGCGAACACGGCGAGGGTGCTGATGACGTAGTCGACGGCGCAGGCGGCGTCCTCGAGGTCGAACGCGTTCTCCGCGTCGGACGGGTCGGCGCTGGCGGCCTCGAGCATCTCCCGCTCGGCGAGGATCCCGAGGGCGTTCTTCAGCCGGGCGGCGATGCTCAGCCACTTCGCCGCAGTCGCCGCGTCGATCGCCTCCCACGCCGGGGAGCCCGGGTCGGTCGGGTCGCCGGGGACCTCCATCTCGTCGCCCGGCATCGCCAGCGGGACCGTCGGGTCCATGCCGTCCATGCCGTCGTCGAGGGGCATCGCGTCCCCGGCGGCGTCCATCATGTCCTTGGTCACGGCAGCGGGCACGGCGGCCTCCTTGGCGACGTCGCCCTTGAGGGAGCCGTCAGAGTTCCAGTTGTCGGGGATCTCGGAGGAGGCGCCGAGCGAGCGGGCCCGCGAGATGATGTGCTTGCGGATCGCGTCATGGCTCGCGCCGCCCCGGCCGACCGCGTGAATGGCCTTGCCGAGGTCCGCCCGGTCGGCTATCGGGTAGCTGCCGTCGGGCATCGCGGCGCCGGAAGCGGCCTTCTTCTCCCGGTCGGCGGTGTCGTTCTTGGCCTTGGCCACCTCGCCCGCGCCGGGCTCCGACTCGCTTCCGTCCGCCTTGCGGATCGACGCGGCGTGGATGAACGCGGCCACGTCCGCCCACGAGCCTTTGAGCGTGATGCCGTTCGGGAGGACCGTTTCCCCGGCCTCGGCTGCTTGGGGCACGGGGGCCTCCTCGTCGGTGTTCTTGGAGAGCAGGTCCCGGACGAACTCCGGGTCGAGCAGCGCGCCCTCGGCGTCCTGCTTCATCACGAGCCAGCCGGGCCAGCCGTGAGCCGGGGCCCCAACCATGTCCGCGCGCGGGGTGTTCACGTCTGTGAGCTGGGTGAACTCATCGTCATCGTCAATGCCCGAGAGAAGCGTCACGACAGACCTCCCGCCATGGCCGGAACCCGCAGCCGACGTCCCCCGCCTTGGGGGCTGAACCCGTTCACGTGCCCGGCCTTGGCCATCCGCCAGGCGTGATCGTCGCAAAGGCCCCCGATAAGCCACGCCATGCCGGACTTGAGGATCAGGCCGGACGGCTGCTCCCAGTCGGGGCCCCGGTAGATGTAGTTCTCGGTCACGGTCAGATGGCCGAGCGTCCCGTCGATGTGGCCGATGCCGACCTGGCCGCCGCCGGGGAGGAAACTCCAGCAGGCGCGCTCGAGATCCTCGGGGTCGAGGAAATCGCGGCCGCCGTCCATGCCCTTGCGGATGCGCGGATCGCGTCCGGCCACGTAGGCGAGGCCGAGCAGGAATTGCTTCTCGGCGCTCTTGGCGACGGGGACGAGCTGGCGGACGACGCCGCGCCTAAGGTCGTCGGCGAACTCCCGTGGCTCTCCGGCGATGCTCTTCCGGATCGCGGCGGCGAGCTCCGACGCGCCGAGGCCGGGCGCGATCGCCGAGTGCACGCCGTCCCACGGGTCGGCCTTGCAGACGCAGGCCCCTGCGTCAGAGCGGATGTCGCGGGCGTACATGTGCGGCTGCCGGCGGTCGGTCTCGCCGAACGGTCCGAGGAGGCTCGGCGCGCCGACCATCGCCTCACCTCCGCGAGAATGGGCGGGTGAGCGAGGAACTGATCCCGTTCGACATCGGCCCGGACTGCCAGCCGTCCGGCAATCCGTTTCGGGACCTGATCCCACGCGGTCCCGTGCGGGAGGCGAACCCGCACCGGGTGGGCGCCTGCCCTGACTGCGGCAGCTACCGGACCGACGGGAGGGCGCCGTACGTGCACAAGGACGGCTGCCCGCGCGAGGGGGACCTGCAACTCGACCGCTGGCTAGCCGAGCAGCAGACGGGCGACCACGGCGGCGCGGTGCTGTACTGCGCGGAGCATGATCACGTCATCGAGGGGCTCGGAAGATGAGCGATGACATCCACGCGGAGGCCCGCGAGCGGTACGAACGGGCGACGGAGGCGCTCATCCGGCGCGGCTGGGTGACGCGCGCTGACCTGAAGAGCGAGATGCTCGGCCAGCACCCCAGGCCGATCTACTTCTCGCCGCTCCGCAACTCGCTGGTGATCCGGGAAGCGTTCGCGGCGGAGAAGCGGGCGGCCGAGGTCCGGGACCGCCGCGAGTGGATCGAGGAGGTCAGGCGGCGGCTCGGGCTCGTGGCTGAGGTGCACCGGCCCCGCCTCCGGAAGACTTCCCCGTGGTCCTGGGGGTGGCATTGCCAGCGGTCCGGCTGCGCCGAGGCCGCGGTCGGCTGCATGTACCTGAAGGAAGCGTTCGGCGATGCGCTCGCCCATGCCCGCGCGTTCGTGCCGGAGGTCACGGATCTGGTCAACGAGCGGTTCGCCGGGGATCTGCCTGACGAGATGTGCTTCGAGTGGGTGGCCGATGGCGAGTGACGAGCTGGTCCCGTGGCTACGCGGCACGATCGAGGCGGACCTGAGCAGGTGGCGTGCCCGTGAAGAGGCATACCTGGCCAGCAGCCGGCGCGGACGCCACGAGGCGCTCTTCGAGGCAAGGGAGCAGATAGCCCGGTGCGAGGCGGGGCTGGCGGTCCTTGACTTCCATGACCTGGCGGAGACATGGGAGCGAGCGGAGGGCAAGCCCTTGAAGCAGGCGGAAGTGCTGCGCATCGTGGCGCGGCAGCTCGGTCACGGCTACCGGTTCAGGGCCGGCTACGACGCGAGGGCCTGGAAGCCGTGAGCGGCGACTTGGCGGCGTGGCTGCGGCCCAAGATCGAGGCGGACCTGCGCAGGTGGCGCGAGCTCAAGGCGGCCTATCAGCTCAGCAGGGAGCGCGAGGGGGACTTCCACTACTTCGAGGCGCGGGAGCGCGTGGACCGGTGCCGCGCCGAGCTCGCGATCATCCGGGAGCACAAGCATGCGCCGACGAGGACCGGGGCGTACGGGACGCCGTTCGACTTCGGCTGCACGCAGTGCCATGAGATGAGCGACCCCGACGGGTACGCGGACGTCCGTCCCGACGGCTGGTGCGAGACTCTCTGCCTGCTCGGTCACGGCTACAGGTTCAGGGGCGGGTACAGGCGGGAGTGGGCTCCGCACGTCAGCCCGGTGACGGGGCGAGTAAAGGCGGCGAGCCCGTGACCGACTGGGACGACTTCTTCACCGCGATCGCCGGCGCCGTGCGGGCGGACTTCGCGGCGAGGTACCCCGTCCCGCCTGACCCGGAGATCACCGCACCTGCGGGGACGCTGACGCTGGCCCAGTTCGAACGGTGGCTTGACGAGCTATGGGCGGCGGGGAGGTGGCCGTCGGCGCGGGAGTCCGACGAGTACGCGGCCCGCGCGGCACTCCCCCCGGACCCGTTCTGCCAGGCCGTCCTGTTCGCGCCTGACGAGTCGGTCAAGGTCGCGTTCCGGAACGAGCTGATCATGAACCGGATCCCCGTGCATCCGAGCCAGGCCGTGTACTTCGACCCGGCGCAGGGCCCGACGCCGCTCAGGTGCGAGCTTGAGCCTCATCCGGAGGGGACGTGGCACCGGGACGGGCGGACGTGGTTCCGGTAGCCTTGACCGCGCGGCGAGCAGGCCCGCAACGAGCGTTGCAGACAGCCCCTCGCACCGGCTGGCCTCCGGTGGCCGCGCTAGCCGCCCCTCTGCGCCGCCTTGTCCGCGAAGGGGTCGGAGACAGCGTTGAGCGGGGTGACGCCCGCCCACTCGCGCGCCTTGCGGGCGTCCCTGACCGACAGCTTGGTGACCTCGCCGCCGCGTTGCAGCCGCTCGCAGACCTCGGCCAGGTCGGTGTCGCACGCCCAGGTGACAACCGCGTCGCCGTGGCGCTCGATCACCCAGTGCGGGTCATCGGTGTCGCAGACCTCGCAGCAGTAGGCCCGGCTCACGGCGCTTCCGTCCAGGTCACGGCGAACCCTGGTATCCCCAGCCCGAAATCAGGGTCGGACGACGCAGGCCGTAGGGGCGCGTGAAGCTCCGTCTCGTCGACCGACACCATCGGCCGGTCCGGTTTCAGCCCGGCCTGGACGCCGATCCACCGGAACGGCTCGCCGCACTGCGCGCACCGGATGCGGATGTCAGCCGAGTAGGCGGTCACAGGGCCGTCCGGGTCGCCGGTCAGCCGGTTGACCTCGACGTCGGCCTCGAAGTCCTCGTGCGGGCAGGGCTTGTCCAGGTCGAGGAGCGGGCCGCCCTCGTCGTCGAGGCACTCCGGCGCGCCCTCGCAGTCACCGGGGCAGGAGCACATCAGGCGGCGGCGAGCGCGATCACGCGAGTCTGCCCGTCCGCGTCCCGCACGGTGATGGTGTCAGCGTCCGCGAGAGGGGTGAAGTCGACTTCCTTGCGACCGGCGGCGACGTTGTACATCTGCCCGATCCGGGCTCCGCAGGCCGCGACATCGGGGCCTGGCCTCGGGTTGCCGTCCTGGTCGGTGAAGTCGATCTCCCCGAGGCTCGCCGAGCGCAGGACGTCGCCGGCCAGTTCCTGCATGCTGGCCCTGGTGAGGGTCACGGCGATCACCTCGCCGCCCCGCTCCGCCTCGCGCTCGCACAGCCCGGTCCACTCGGCCATCTTCACGAGATTCGCTCAGCCTTCCGTTGTCAGGTTGTCCGGTGGGTTGTCAGGTTGTCCGCCCACGCTACCGTTCCTGGCTGACGGGCGGCCTATGCGCCTTCCGTGCCGTGATGTCCTGACACCCGAAGCAGGCGCACTGTTGCAAGCGGCCGGAAGGAATTGGCCGCCGGCCGCCCGTCAGGACTTGGGCCGGACCCGCATCTCGCTGACGGCGAACGGGAACGTCCCCGTCAGGATCTCGCCGTCTCTGACGACCGGCAGGCCTTCGAGGATGGGGTCGCCCGCCTCGTCGGCGAACATCGTCAGGGTGGCCGTGACGCGGCTCTCCGCGCCCGTGTGCACGATGACGTCCGCCTCGGACACGGTCATGATCGGCTTCCCGGTCACCGCGTCGAGGAACAGGGACTGCCAGCCGTCCATGGCGTGGTACGGGCTCGGGCCGCGAGGAGGCCACTCGATGATGATCACGCCCCGGTAGTCGCCGGGCTCGTCGTTCTCGCTCAAGCGAGCCTCCAGTCGGGGCCGACGCCAGGCGGAGGGGGCGCGTCCGGGGCTGAGCACGTCTCGCCGGGCGGGTGCCCGGTGCGGCGGACGCCGCGGGCGTCAATCCACGCGCCGTGGTGCTCCTCGGTGCAGTCTGCGCAGCAAGGGTCGCCGGGCTCGCAGGCCGGGCCATGAAGGTCGCAGCAGGAGGGGACGGTGGCGCGGGTCTCGACGTCAGTGCAGATGCATTCCGTCGCGGCGGGCAGCAGGCAGAACGGGCAGAGCCGCGTCAGAGCCACGTCACTCCCATTCGCCTCTGTTCGCGATAATGAAACCCATGACCGACAGCCCCGCCGAACTTCCCCCGGCCGCCCCCGCCGCATTCAACGGCTCCGCGAACGGCTCCCCGACTCCCGCGCAGCAGACCGCCCAGGCCGCCGCCGCGATAGCCGGGATGCTGCCGCAGCTCCCGCAGGCCATCGCCGGGGTCCTGCAGCAGGTTCTCCAGCAGGTGCCTATCCAGACCCGCCAGCACCTGTGCGCCCAGTGCGTCGTCGCCCGGATGGGCTGGCAGATGCTCCACGAGCGGGACATCAAGATCGCGCTCGCGAAGGCCGCGCAGGCGCACGGCCTCGAGCTCGCGGACGGCGACCCGCGCCTCGCCCAGCTCGACCCCGCGCCGTTCCTGCCCGAGCGGCTGCAGCTCGGCGGGGCGGAGGGAATGCCGCCCCTGACCGTAGCCGTCACCATGGTCGGCGGCACCGAAGTGTGCTCCGAGCACATCCCGAACCGGCCCGGCGGGCAGAAGCTCCTGATCGCCAGCACGGCGCTCACGCCGTCGATGCTGGCCGGGATGGGCTAGAGCCACGCCGGAAGCAACTGGCACCGGCAGTTCGGGTGCGCTGGCGGCGAGACGTCCCCGCTGGGCCAGGGCTGCCCGTTCGTCTGCGGGCTTGCCGCCTCGTTCGCCACGCAGACCGGGCAGACGCCGGACTTCGACGGGTCGGTGACCCAGTTCACCAGGGTCACGCTGTTCTGCATGTAGTAGTCGTGCGCTGACAGCCCGGTGTAGATGTTGATCTGCGTCCCGACGAGCGTCACGGCGGTGTCCTCGTCGGCGAGCGCGTCTGACAGCAGGTCCCCGAGCTCGTCGAGGGTGTCCTGGCTGTCCGCCCAGTCCGCGTCCGTCCCGGCGAGGATGATCGCCAGCGCGTTCGCGTACCCGCCGGCGATCGCCTCAGCGACGATCTCGGCGGCGGCCTCGGCGCCGTTCCCTCCGCGCAGCAGCAGGGCGAGCTCGGCGGCCAGCCCGGCCTCCCCGACCCGGTCGAAGGCGGAGTCCCGGCCGCCCGGAGCGGTCTTCCCCGGCGGCTGCCCGGTGACCTGATGCTGAGCGGAGACCGCGCCTATCGCGTACCCGTCGACCGCGATCGCCTCAGCCGTCGACGACGGGACGAGGGTGATGCCGTGGCTGGCCAGCCAGGCGAGGACCCACGCCGCGGCGGCCTTGTTCCGGTCCCGCTTGCCCGGGGCGGACCCGTCCTGCTCGGGGTGATCAGCGAGGTAGTCACGGCCCATGTCGCGGGCCTTCGCCTTCGGGACCGCCGCCTTAACCGAGTCGCGGACCCTCGGGGCCCAGTGCGCGGCCGTCTTCCGGTCGAGCGTCCACCCGTGCCAGGCGGGCCCTTTTGGGCCTGAACCACCGGCCGCCTTGGCCACCTCTTCCGCCTCGGCGTCGTCCGTCACGCCGTAGCCGAGGGCGGCCATCACGTCATCGATGTTCGCGAGCAGCTCGGGGCGCACCGCCGGGTTGCCCGGCAGCGTCTCCGGGTCCCACCAGGCGATTGCCTCGATTGAGTCGCCGTCGGGGTCATCGGGGTTGCTGATCTGCGTGTCCGAGCGAACCGGGACGAGAGCCTCGCTGTCGACCGTCCACACGATGCCCTGGTAGATCCCGTCCGGAGATGCCCACGAGCCTGTCTGAGTGCCCGGCGGGGGTGCTACGCCGCACTCCTCTGACCACTCGCGCCACGCACCATGGAGGGGCGTCTCCGCGCCTTCCAGATGGCCGCCTGGCACTTCCCAGGTACCGGCCGCAGGGTCGCTGTCGTCAAGCGCCCGCTGGATCATCAGCACGCGGCCTGTGTCCGCGGCGAGAACAGCCAGCCCTGCGACAGCCACCTGCCCGGCGTCCTTGCGGACAGCGAGGCGGCCGGAGTCGTTCAGGTTGTGGCCGGCGACCTTGGCGACCGCCCGGAACTCGAAGTCCCGCCACTCTCCCGAGCGCCTGCGCGCCCTTGAGTACCGGCGGAACGCCTGCATCTCCTTCGCGATCACCGCCTGGCCGACCGGGCCGTCATCCTCGTCCTCGTCGCCGCCCCTGCCGTCGAGGTCGTAGGAGTACAGGCCCGTCGCCGCGGTGATGCCCGCCGTGACGTTCCCGCCCGCGCCCTCGCCTTCCTTGGCGACCGCGCCCGCAGTCAGTTCCGGGGTCGCGTCGGCGTCGGTCATCTTCGGCTGCGGCGGCGGGGCGGGCGGCATCGCCGACGGCCCGTACTCCTGCTCGGCGAGGCTCGGGACCTTGATCGGCGGGTTGGGGAGCACGCCCTCGACGCCGCCGAACACCATGTGCGGCAGGGGCGACCCCGGTTCCGGGGCGGCCGTGGCGGGGTCGATCGGCCCTGCGACGGCGAGCACCGAGTTGAGCGGGATGAGCCCGGAACGCTCGGTGAAGAACCCGCGGGGCACGACCTGGCCGTCCGGCTCGGGGAGGCCGAAGACCTCCTCGCGGACTTCGGACGCCCCGATCACGGCGTTGCGGATGTAGATCTCGTGCGCTTGCGCGACGGCGAGGCGGTCGTCCTGCTCCTCGCCCTTGTCGAACTCGAACTCGACCGGCAGGCCCAGGTCGTCTTGGAGGAAGTCCGTCAGGATCGCCTCGACATAGGCGTCGAGAGGGAGCTCGCCGACGCGGTGCTGCACGTCAGCCTGGCTTTCGCCGGACGATTTGTTCACGTTTTCGGTGAATCCGACGTCGGCCGGGACTGTGTGATACGCGGCGAGCGTCTTCCGCATCAGGAACAGCGAGAAGGTGTCGCTGAAGTCCTTCTCGTTGGACCACGCGAATTTCGAGCCGCCGGGCATCCACCGAATCTGGTGCTTCCGCGACTGGTCGCCGTACATGAAGCCGTCCCAGTATTCCTGGAACTGCTCTATCTGATCGGGGGACCATGTTTCCGGGGCGGCGGCGAACGCCTCCGGAATGTTTCCTTCAGTAAAACGCTGAAGGAAAAAGAGCTGGAAGCGAATATCGGTGTTCGCGTTGAGGATTATCGACTCAAGCGGCGCATGGCCGTACGGGGAGTTGGTGCGCGGCCGGAACGGCTGGTAGACCAGATCGGCGAGCGTCAGCCAGTTCCACGGCAGCCCGTTGACGTACTGGACGAACGCCTCGGGCAGTTCCTCGCCGGGGGCGGCCATCGCGCCAGGCGGATTGCCCCAGTAATCGAGCATCGGCGCGATCGTCGTGCCGTCAACCGGGAGAAGCCCAATACAGCGCCCGGCCCGGTTCCGCAGCCGGTAAAGCGCTCCCGCGTCATAGGCGAGGACGTCGAATAGCCATTTCGCCAGCCATGAGCTGAACGAGTTGATCCGGTCCGGCTTCTTGAGCGCCTTAGTCCCGATGCGGATGGCGTCAGTCGCGTCGCCCTGGAAATGCGCGGCCGGAATGAGGCGCCAGTCGAGCGACCTAATGGAGTCGATGCGATGCCAGATGGCTATCTGGGCGATGTCGTAGGCGTTTATCAATCCCACGAGCGTCTCGAAGCTGACGCGCTCGTGGGTCCGCGGCCGGGTCGAGATGTTGACCCCGGTCACGAAGTTCTGGCTGCGCGGCTGCCGCGAGTACCCGTCGTACGGGCCGATCGGCGTGCCGGGGCCGAACGGGGACGTCGGCGTCATCTGCGCCTCGGCCTCGGCCGCCCGGATCGCCGGCGGGACCCCCGGACCGAACACCTTTGCGACCTGGACGGCCGGGGCGTCGAGGACGGCGGCTCGGGATCGGACGCTCATGCGGTGCCCTCCCCGCGCGCCGCTCGGCGGCCGTTCTTGGTGCCGTTCGCGGCCGTCAGCCTGCCGGAGGGGTCCAGCCGAGGGAGATGAGGGCGTCACGGGTCGCGTCGGAAACCTGCACCCGGGCGCCGGGCCCGAGGAGCAGCCTCAGCGCCCCCTGGTCGACGAGGCCGAGCGTGACGACCGGGACTCCGTCGGAGGCGGCGGAGACGGACCAGGAAGAGACGGACGCGAGCGGGTGCCCGTTCACCTTCACGGTCCCGGAAAACGGCCACTGGCCGTCCGTCTCGAAAACGGGCGGCTGCTCGTCGGCCACGCGGACTCCTGTCAGCTAGCGGCCCTGCTGGCGGAACATCGCGGTCCTGGCCGCCCTCAGCGCCGCAGCAGGATCGAGGGGGGCGGGAGGGGGCTCGGGGTCCGGGGCGGCCTCCGGCACGGCGGGGGCTTTCGGGGCCGACTGCGACTCGGCAACGTGCCCCGTCGCGACGGCCTCGGCCTTGCGCTTCGCCCACGCGATCCAAGCTGCGGCGCCGTTCCCGTCCAAGAACATCTCCGCGAGAGCCTGCGACGTGGTGTCGACCTGGTCGTCGTGCGCTGCGTTCGGGAACCCGGCCGCTTCCTCGATCAGCTCCGAGGGGTCGAACAGGCCCACGCCCGCCGCGGGCAGCAGCACGTTCCCCGACTCGATGAACGGCGCGACCGCTGTCGCCCGCCCGTACTTGGAGTCCGTCGGGTTGACGGGCACCAGGCCGGGGACCTTGGACTTCAGCGAGCTTATGACCGCGGTGCCGTTGGCCTTGTCCTCGATGAGCTTCCGGGACGCCTGCGGCCACTTGGCGATCAGCGCGAGGAGCGCCGTCACGGTGTCGGTGAACGAGAGGCGCTTGCGTACCTGGTCGACGAGGTACGCCATCGCGCCGCGCCGCGCCCACGTCTGCATGACGACGAAGTCGGATGATTTCGTGTCCTTGAACGCGCAGTCAACCGAGATGAGGACCTCGTCGGCGTCGTGGACGAGCCACGCTTCCGGCGTCGTGGGGTGCTGCGACCACAGCGGCTCCTGGTAGCGGCGCCACCACTGCCGCTGCCAGACGTTCCCCTGGTCCGGGGACGGCCTGCCCTGGTACAGGCTGGCGAAGACACGCGACCCGGCCTGGATCCGGATCTGCTCCCACTGGGCCGGCGTGCGGCCCCGGGCGGAGGTCAGCCATTCGCCGGGCTCCCGGCCGAGCGGGTCGGACTGGCCGAGCTCCGGCTTGTGGTCGGCGAGGGCCGGGATGTTGATCGCGCGCCAGCGGTGGCCGTCCTCGGCGGCGAGCATCCGGCCTGTGAGGTCGTCCTCGTGCCAGCGGGTGTTGATCAGGATCGCGGGGGCGGCGGGAGCGAGGCGGGGCGCCCCGACTGACCTCCACCAGTCCCACACGCGGTCGCGGTAGTAGGCGCTTCCCGCCTGCTCGGCGTCCGCGAACGGGTCATCGATGATCAGGCAGTTGTGGACGAGTACCTGGTCTGCAAAGAAGTTGCGGTTGCCTTCCACTTGGAGGTCATACACCGTGTGGCGCTCGCCGCGTATGCGGCGAACCACGGAAACGGCGTCGCCTTCGACTTGTGGTGGATCATGTGGCAGGTCTTGCAGAGCGTTATCAGGTTCTGCGGCCTGTTGTCCGCCGGCGTCTCGTTGATGTGGTGCACGAGCAGCGAGCTTCTCTCGGCCGGGACCCCGTTGCGCTTGTACCTCGTCGGCGGCGGGCAGGTCTTGCAGGCGGCGCAGACTCCGCCGTCCCGCTCGATGATCAGCGGGCGCATCTTGCGGAACCAGTCCGCGTAGCTGGTGCCGTCCACGAAGTGGGAGTTCCCGGGGCCGGTCATCCGGGCGGAGTGCGCGGAGTCGGCGCACTCGCGGGAGCAGTATCCCGTCCGGCCGGTCTTCGGCCGGAAGACCACGCCGCACGACGTGCACACCTGGTCCGGGAGCGTCCGGGTTACCGCCCCGTGCGCTGCGCGGCACTCGTCCGAGCAGTACCGTCGGCCGTTCCACGGCTGCGGCATCTTCGCGCCGCATCCCTGGCACGTGGCCTTCGTGAGCGTCACCGCGATGCCGGCGCGGGCGCACGGCTGGGAGCAGTACACGTTCCCGCCGCGCCTGCGCCTCTTCGCCAGCTCGTAGCGCGGCATCTCGAATGAGGCGCCGCAGTGGGCGCAGTCCGCGGACGCCGTGAAGAACTGCCGGCGGCACTCGTCGGAGCAGAACCGCGTGTCGGAGCGGTCTTCTTTGCGAGGCCTCGGCTTGCCGCACGTCAGGCACGGCCTCTTCGCGGCGAACTCGGCGCTCTGGGTTCCCAGGAAGCACGCCTTGGAGCAGAACGAGCGCGTGAACCCGTTCCTGGCGGCCTTGTCCACTTCGCATCGCATCCGCGTGTAGCCGCCGCCGCAGCCTTCGCAGGTGAGCGCCACCTTGGCCGACGCGTTCTGGCACGCCTTCGTGCAGTAGAGGGGCGTGCCCGGCTTGTTGTTCCTCAGGGCCGACCGGAACCTCGTGAAGACCGTCCCGCATCCGCCGCACAGGATCGGGACTCGCGCCGGAAGTGACGAGACGGTCTCCGGCGCGCAGGTCAGCGGCGGGAACGTAGCCGCGTCCGGCGACGTAGACGCGGTGGTCGGGAGTGCAGCGGATGACGCGGCCTGCGGCGGTGCGGACTTCAACGATCTCTCTTCCGGGGATCGTGCGCGTGGCCTCGACCTGCCGCCACTCCGCACGCCTGCTGCCGTGGTTCCACGACAGGACGAGAGGGAGCGTTTCCGCCTTTACCAGGTCGGCGGCGCACACCACCCCATCAGGGGTAATAATACCGGAATCGCCCGCTATGCAGTCCAGCGGGCGGCCGGTTAGACCGGAGCCGATTCCGACGCAGACAACGCCGCCGCGGTGCCCGTCGAGCTGCCAGCGCCGCGCCGACCCGTAGTCGCCCGCGATGCGCAGCCCGATGTCCAGCGTGCCCTCGTCGCCGTTGTTGGACGCGATCATGTTCCTGATGTCGCGGCCGAACCCCTCGGCGAGGGACTGAGCGTAGGAGGCGATGCCGATCCGCGTCTCGGGATCCTGCGATAGCGCCCACAGAGAGCCAACTCTGGTTACTCTCTGTGACTTGCCTTCCTGAGGTGCGATGGACACCGCGAGCCGCGCGCCGGGCGTCGAGTACGCCCACACGAGCGCCTCGTCGATCAGGTCAAGCGCGGGCGTCTGCACCGTCGCCGGGTCGATCGCCCTGGCGAGCTCGCCGGGCGTCGCCCACCGCGGGCCCTCGGTCTTGCGCCGCTCGGCCTCCTGCTCGCGGAGCCTCGCCCGGAGCTCGGCCAGACGCCGGATCTTCTCAGGCGGCGCCAGAATCAGCGGCGCGGGCATCGTTCTCCGCCACCTGCCTGGCCAGCATCGCCATCTCCGCGTCGACCACGTCCTCAGTGATCACCTCGACGCGGGACTTCGCCGCCGGGTACAGGTCCCGCAGCCGCAGTTCCATGTCGTCGATCTTCACGAGCCGGTCCAGCGCCCGCAGCACCGGGTCGTCGTCGAGGAGCGGGCTCCCGTCCGGTCCGTGCGCGAGGTTCCCCGTCTGGGTCGTGACGTAGTGCCGCGTCGACAGGACCCGCTGGGCGGCCCGCCGGTAGTCCTGCAGCCGGTCGTAGAACGCCTGCCGTGCCTCCGCCTGCTCGAGGGGGTCGGCGGCGTTGTCGCGGGCGGCTCGGCGCACGGCCTCGAACGCGGACTTCTGCGACTTCCAGTCCAGCTGCGAGGCGATCTGCCGGTACGACAGGCCCCGGCGGAACAGGTCGTAAGCCTGCTGGTCCTTCTCCATCGCGGCGGAGGTGCGGCGGGGGGGCGTGGGCGCTCACCACCCTGGGGCGTTGGCCATTCCATGCGTTGGCGGAACGGGTTCAGGTGAAGGAGACGGGGACGGTGCCGCCGTCAGGGAGCACCCGGAGCGGGATGTCCTGCGTGGCCTCTTCGTAGCGGCGGGCGATCACATCCACGTACGCGGGCTCCATCTCGACCACCGCCGCCGTGCGCTTGGTGCGGTGGGCTGCGATCAGGGTGGAGCCCGAACCGCCGAACACGTCGAGGACGGTCTTCCGCTCATTCTTGGGATCCATTACAGTGAAGGCCCACTCTGCGAGCGCCACGGGCTTCTGTGTCGGGTGCACTCGTTTGCCCCGCTCGGAGGCGCGGAGCATGCCGTTCCACATGTGCCGCAGCAGGCGGACCGGGCCATGGTGGCTCGTCCACGCGAGTTCGGCGTCGGCGAAGTCGCCGGTGTTGTCTTTGTCCCAGACCAGCCAGCAGGTTGCGTCAGGGAGCCCGGCCGAGGCAGCGAAGTGGTTGCCGCCCCACCAGACGTGGGCAGCGTGCGGGTACTCTGCCGTCAGCAGGCCGAATGAGTCCCTCACGGTTTCGGTGGAGTCATCGCCGGCAACCGGCGAGTAGATGTTCGGTGAGATGAAGTCGCCGGTCCCGCTTTTACCTCGGAACCGGCCGCCCCGGCTCGCGCCGCCATCCTTCGGGACCGCCTTGATACCGTACGGCGGGTCGGTGTAGACGATCCCGATCTCGCCGTGCCCGTCCGTGACCCGCTTCAGGTCGTCGGGGTTCGTCGCGTCGCCGCAGAGGAGCCGGTGCGGGCCCAGTAGGTACAGGTCCCCGTGAGCGGACACCGGTTCCGCCGGAGGCTCCGGCGAGTCGTCCGGATCACCGCCCCCCCCCACGGGGTCAGGCTCGCCTTCGGCCAGCAGGTCGGCGAGGTCTTCCTCGGTCCACCCGGTGCCGTCGAAGTCGCCCTCGAATGAGCCGAGCAGTTCGGCGAGGGCGTCGCCGTCGTACCGCTCGCCCGTCTCAGGGTCGGGCAGCTCGCCTAGGCGGTTGTCTGCCGCGTTGATCCTGCGCGCCTCGGCGTCGTCGCACTCGATGATCTCGCACCGTGCGCCGTCGAAGCCCTCGGCCTCGAGCGCGTCGCGGGTGTGGTTGCCCGCGAGGATCGTCAGCTTGCCGTCATGGGAGCGGACGACGAGGGACCGGTACTGGCCGTGGCGCTTGATGCTCTTGCGGATTTCTCCGACGTTGCCGCGCCGGGCGTTGCCGGGGAAGCGCTCGAGGTCGGCGAGCGGGACGTCCTTGGTGGCGAGCCACGTAGCCGGCACGTCACACCGCCGCCTTCGCCTCGCGCCGGGCGATCGCCCTCGTGAGCATCCACGCGTGCCGTGCCGCTTCCAGCGCGTCGGCATGGCCCGGGCCGCAGCAGACGGTTCCGCTGATGAGCGCCCAGTGGCGGAGGCCTTCCTCGGCGACTGTGACGGTCACTAGGCCGCGATCTCCGAGTCCGCCTGCGTCGCCTCGGGCTCGCGGGGCCGGCCCCTGAGGCGGCGGGGGTCGTAGCCGCCCTTCGCGATCCCGTTCTCGTGCACCCGCAGCTCGGCGGCGCGGACCGCTTCGGGGGTGTGGAGGGGGTAGCCGCGCTCGTCGAGGCCCTGGGTGGGGAGCCATCCGGCGCGCCGCCAGGCCTGGATCGTCTTGCGGCTGACGCAGATGAGGTCGGCCGCCTCGCGCGTTGTGAGGAAGCCATCGGGGCGGGAGGGGGTCATGCTCACCCGCCCTCGAACCGGTCGCTTCACGGCGGGGCGGGCAGCGGGCGCAATACACCTGCTACCCGGAGAGGCTATACCCCCGGCCTGCCTGCTTTCAACGAGGGTCGTCAATGCGCAGGGGCGTGTCGCCGGTCAGGCCGCCCGGTGGGCGGGTTTGGCGCACCCGCACGCCCGCCAAGAGCACTCCCGGCATCGGTCGAGCTCGCAGAGCCTGCACGTCGGGGGCTTCCCGCCGCCCTTGGCGTAGGCGTTCCACTGGCGCACCCAGTCGTCGTACTCGTCCTTGTCCATCACGTCGCCGCACTCGGTGCAGCGGGAGTGCATCGCCTTCGATGACGGGTCCGACGGCGGTTCGGCGCGGACGAGGGCCGACATCTTCGGGCAGTTCCGGCAGGGGATGCCGTGCAGGGGCTCGGGGCGCGCCGGGGACTCCGCGAGCGACTTCCTGAACCTCGCCGCGAGGTCGAGGACGTCCAGGCCGGCGTCGACGCCGGACAGCTCGGTCACGACGGTCGCCCAGCCGTCCCCTGCGTGGACGATCTCGAGGTGGCCGATCTCCTCCTCGACCTCGGCGTAGTCGTCGGCGGGGCGCCATGCCGCAGGGGCCGCCGCCTGGTGGTCGCAGCGCGGGGCGGGGCCGCGCTCCGGGGGCAGGCGCTTCGAGCAGGCGGCGCAGGCCCATGCTGCCGGGATCATCGCCCCGTCCTCGCCCTCCGCGTACGCCGCGACGACGGAGAGGGTGTGCGCGCAGACGGCGGGCCACCAGCGCCTCCCCGACGGTGACGGCGAGACGGGCAGCCCGCAGCGCAGGCACGGGACGGCGGCGGGGCGGCCGTTGCCCCAGCCGGGCCGCCAGGTCCAGGTGCGGGTCACCGGGCCCGGCGGGAGGGCGAGCATCTGCGTGACGTGCCTCGCGAGGACCCCGCAGTTGTCCCGGACCCCCTCGGGCTTGTCCGGGAGGTGCCGGTTCGGCGAGAGCTGCAGGCCGGGGACGTGGCGGACGCGCGACGCCCACCCCATGAGCACGGCGGCGGAGGTGCGGAGGAGGGCGTCGGCCTCGGCGTCGATCAGGACCCGGGAGCCCGGCGGGCGGCGGACGCCGCGGCCGGAGCGGACGGGGTCGCCGATCCTCGCGGCGAGGAGGAAGTAGCTGCGAGGGAGGCCGGGGAGGGCGTTGGCTATGGCGGACTCGTCGGCGGGGCAGAACGCGCCGTTGATGAGGAGCGGGTGCCATGTTCCCTCGGCGTCTCGGGTCGAGGAGGCGCACAAGGCTCCGCGGGGGCACTCGCGCTGACCCTCGCCGCTCGCCTGCGGGGTGAGGTCGGGGGCCTGCTGGCGGCCCCGTTTCGCGCGGGAGTGCCGGTCGTCGCCGTTGAAGTCGGATGAGCGGAAGGAGATTGACCAGCGTCCCATGGTGCAAATGATCACGCACGGGCGCGGATGGTGCGACCGGGACACGCGGGGCGTGCTGGCTGGGGTGATTGGCGGGCGTATATCCGGAGTAGTCGACCGTGCGCGACTACCGAACGCCGCAACGCCTTACCCGGCGCCGTCCTTGCGGGCGGCCTTGTCGCGCTCCCTGCGGACCGTCTCGATGATCGAGTCGACTGTGGGTGCGGCGACGCCGAGCTCGGCTGCGATGCGGTACTTCGTCCAGTGGGCGTCCAGCGCGGCCATGACGGCTGCCTGCCGTCGGCGCCGGATCGGGTCGATGGTGAGCACGGCGGCTTGCGAGTCGCGCAGCTCGGCAGCGATGAGGTCGTCGGTGTCCATGGATTCAGGATACACCTGTCTCTGTAGGCAAACCTAGTTGCGTACCTACACAAGTATGTGTATAGTCTTACTCATGAGCAACGCCGCGAGCACCCAGACCCCCGCCCCCGAGCACCGCTGCCTCCGCCCTGGCTGCGGCCGGAAGCTGACCAGCGCCAAGTCGGTCGCCGCAGGGTACGGCCCGGTCTGCCTGCGGAAGATCCGCCAGGCCCAGCTTGACGAGGCCCGCGCGGACTTCACCCCCGAGCAGGCCGCCAAGGCCGACGAGCTCATCCGCGACGGCGGGATCGTCGCCCAGGCGCCCGGCCTGTTCGAGGCCGTGTCCAGCAAGGGCGACGCGACCTACGCCACCGACGGGCACAGCTGCACCTGCCCGGCCGGGGCGAAGGACCGGAAGTGCTACCACGAGCTCGCCGCCCGGGTCCTGGCCATCGCCTCCCGCCGCACGATCGTGAAGGCCGCCTGACGAGGCGAAGTCGGGGCCGCCTGCGCAAAGCAACGCAACCTGAGGAGAGGGAAATGATCCAGCCGGGAACCAAGGTCACCATCACCATCGAGGCCACCGTCATGCAGGCGCGCGACGGCGGCCCGGTGTTCGCCGCCTACGGCAACGGCAACGAGCACATGCTCGAGCTCCGCGCCGACGCCCCCGGCGTCGTCATCACGCCGGCCGCGCGATGAGCGCGGACGCCATCGACCAGGGCGCGATCGCAGAGGCCTATGAGGGCCTCGCCCCGAGGCCCGGCGAGTTCGTCAGCATCCGTCTCCTGCGCGAGGCCCTCGGCGGGCGGGTCGCCGACCTCGACCGGACCCTGGTCGGGATGTACCAGGCGGGCGAGATCAACCTCGCGCCGCAGGAGAACCAGATGATGCTGACGCCTGCGGACCGGGCCGCCGCGGTGCGGTGCGGAGGCGAGGACAAGCACAGGCTCTCCTGGGAGGACTGAGCGCGGATCGCGAGAGGCTCCCGTCAGGTGATGACGGGAGCCTCTCTGCCGTGCGGCCCGCTCGAGGCCCAGACGTTAGTTCAGGACGTGGAAAAAGTACCGGGGGGCGAGCTCCCCGTTAGCGTCGGCCGCGGGTCTCCGCGCGCCAGCGGCGCGCGAGATCCTTCGGCGGAACGGTCAGGCTCGCGCTGCAGCACGCCCACACCGAGGCGATGACAATCAGGCCGACGATGACGCTGCCGATGACGTTGAACAGCATTCCGGTCTCCGTTCGTAGGTGGGGCATTGGTTACGCGTGCTTCCGGGAGTCGAGCTGGAGCACCGTAGCCCCGGCCCGCTCGTGCGCCAGCGAGAGCACCGCGCCGGCCCGCTCGTCGCCGATGCTCGGCTTCCCCTTGCCGCCTGCCGCCTCCCGCACGACCTCGATCACGCGGTACTTCGACACCGCGCCCTTGGCCAGCAGGGGCACCACGAGATCGGCCAGCTCCTCGTTCGTCGCCTTCGACGGGACCAGTCGCGCATGCCTCCCGGAGGTACCTCCCGAGGCGCGCCCCGAAGTGACGCCGCGCGCCGCGGGAGCGCTCTGCGGGACACTCCCCGGAGCGGTTCCGGAGGCATCCGCCGGCACTCCGCCGGGGTCGCTCCCAATGCCTCCAGGGGCAACCTCCAGGGCGCTCCGGATGACACTCGCGGGGGCGCTCTGGGATGCCTCCGCGCGGGCTGCCGCGAGCACTCCGGCGAACCTCTCCGGGAGCACCACGGCCGTCGTGATCCACGCCTCCACGGCAGGCTCCCAGACGGTCGCCCCGCCGAACCTCGCGCCGCTCTCGATGGCCTCCAGGACTTTCGCCGGGAGGCGTCCGGAGCGCAACTGGCGGCGCAGCAGCACCGGGGCGTGGAGTCGCCAGAAGACACCGAAGGCCGACCGGAGAATGTCGTGGGCGTGCGCTCGCGCGTCGGCCAGCGCGACCTCGTGCCTGCGCGCGTCGTCGTCGGCGACGAGGCGGCGGACGACGGCCTTCGCGGCGAGCAGGTACCCGAAGAACACCAGGGGCAGCACGGCGTGCCCGAGCGTGGCCGCGAGAGAGCCCCGCGCGGCGAGGGCGTTCAGGCACAGGGACACGGCCGCCAGGACGTAGGGCGCGGCGTGCAGCCAGCGCAGCGGCTTGTGTATCCACTCCAGCAGCAGGTCCGCGAGGAACAGGCCGAGGAAGCCGACCTCCGTGCCGACCGGCACCGTCCACGCGAGGGTGCCGAACGAGGCCCGCAGGAGGTCCGTGACGGTGACGTACATGACCCCGAACGCGATCGGGGTGAGCGCGAGGCCGAGCGTGACCACGCCGACAGCCAGCCACCGCTGCCCGCCGGAGAGCTTGGGCGCGGTCATTCGCAGAACTCCCTCGGGGGTCCGAAGCTGGCGTCGAGCCACCGCCCGAGCCTGTGGAGCTTGGGCGCGAACGCGATTACCAGAATCACGAGCACCGGGATGATGGTGCTGATGACGAGCCCTTCCATCCAGGGGCTGCGCCAGCTGAACGGCATGCCTGGGAATGACGGCAGGAACGCCCATACGACGCAAACCATGACGGTCATCAGAATCCGGCGACCCCGCCTGGTGTTCAGCAGCGGGTCCGCCTGCCAGCCCGCAGGCGCCGTCCCCGGGATCATGAGCGGCGCCGGGGCAACCTTTGGCTCAGGGAGCGCGGTCGGCTCCCCTTCAGGCTCTGGCTCAGGGGCAGGTTCCGGGCGCAATCTAGGCCGAACCTCGGGCGGCGGATCCGGCCGGGATTCGGGCTGAGACCAGGAAGCGGGCTTTGCGGGAACCTCCAGCACGGCTGGCGGGTGCAGCACAAGCTCTGCGGGAAGCTCGACCGCGACAGGGCGGACTGCCCCCGCGATATTGAAGCGCGGTCGTTCGCGACGGATCGCCACCCGCTCCGCGATCTCGGCGGCCAGCCTGTCCTCGTACCAGGTGATGGCCTGATGCTTGACCAGCGGATACCACGGCTGAGTCTGGACGTGCTCGCGCCACCTGCGCCATGGATCATCCGTGATCCCGACGTAGAGCAGCGTCTCGTCCGTGCCGTAGAAGCGGTACAGCGCGGTCCGGGGTTCGCCTTTGCTGATCATGAGGATCCACCCATACCGTCCATCGTCGCCTGCCTCCAAGATCGTTTCAGGGGTTTCGGGGTGACCGCCCGGCCGGGCCGCATTAGCCGGGCGGTCACGTCTCAGGGGGGGTTCACGCCGCGCCGGTCAGGAAGTGGCCGGAGCGGGGCAGGCTCCCGCCGCCTCGCAGCAGGTCGTAGGCCGCCTCGTAGGTGTCGGCAAGCTCGGCGGGGGCCTGGCGGAGCGAGTCGAGGGCCTGTTTGAGCTGCGCCTGGACGGCTTCGAGGATGTCGAGGGCCGCCTCGCAGCCGGCGACCGCCGCGCGTGCCGCCTGCATGACCTGCGCCAGGGCGGGATCTGCCCTGTTCCCCTCCGCCGGGGCCTGCGCGCGGGCGACTGCGGCGCGGTAGTCGCCTGCGGCCCGGTCCCGGGTGCTCTCGCAGTCGGCGGCCATGCCGATCGCGTGGCGGAGCATGTGGGCGACCTGCGCCTCGAGCCCTTCCGCGGCCTCGAGCAGCGCGCCGTCGCTCGGGCAGGGTTCAGCCTGGTCCCACAGGCGGCGCATGACCTCGGGGCCTGCGAGGATGTGAGCTGCGGAAATGAGGCTGCGGGTGGCGTACGGGTCGACGCGGGCGCGCCAGGCGGAGGCGACGAGGGCGGCGATGTCGAAGCCGGGCTCGCGGATGTCCTCGGCGAGCTGGCTGGCCGCATCAGCCCAGGTGATCATCAACCCCTCCCCCGCTCACTGACGGTGACGGGGAAACGTGAGGCGCGGGGGCCCGGAAACGTTAGCCGGAACGTTAGATCAAACGTTTCCACGCGCGCGTATGCGAGACGAGGCGGCCGGCCGGCCCTGACGTTCCTCACGTTCGCCGGCGAGCTCGCGGCGGTCACTGGGAGTCACCTGGTTCCGTGGCGCGCCAGCGGGATCCGCGGCCCTTGCCGTCGAGGCGGACCAGTCCCTCGTCCGCGAGCTTCTGGAGGTAGCCCCGAGCTATGAAGGGGGTCACCCCGAGCCTCTCGGCGACGACGGGGGCTGTCGTGCCGTCCCCCTTTAGCATCTCAATTAGGACATTACGGTCTTTTTCGGACAGTTTTGCTTCCTCGCCGACCCGCCGCCACCGCTCGGCCGTGTGCGCCGCCAGTGCCTCACGGGAGACCTCCGGGGGCTTCGGGAGGGCGGCGGTGCCCGCGATGATGTCCCGGACGCCGCCGAGTTTCGCGTCGAGGTCCGCGAGCCTGCTGCGGGTTTCGTCGTCCATGTCGGGCTCCCAGTCGAGGTTGCTGATGTCGGTCAGGGTGGCCACGGGGGAAGACGCGCTCCCGGCCCCCTCGGCGGCCTCCGCCGGCTGCGGCGCAGAGGCCGGGGGAGCGGTCACCCCCTGCTGCTCCCGGGCCCACTGCGCGAACACGTCGCCGGCCAGGAGGAGGTCGTACTGCCCCTTGAGTCGCTCATCGAGGTACGCGCGGCACGCGGCGGGAAGCTCCGGCTGCGCGAACGCCCGCTCGCAGGCGATGCGGTAGATGTCGGGCGGCTGCTTCAGCAGGAAGGTCCGCCCGGCCCGGTAGGAGCCCCCCTGGATGACGAGCCACACGCCCGGCTTGCCGTCCCCGTAGGTCGTCATGTCGGGGATGCTCAGGCCCATGGCCCCGGCGGCGTGGTAGGCCTCACCGGGGCGGTTGACGCCGCCCAGGCATATCACCTCGTCCTGGGACCGCGTCGTGGCGGACCCGTAGTCCGTGGTCCCGCGCTGCCCGGCGCGGACGAGGGCCACCCCGTACTCGCGGCCTTTCGTGGCGATCTTGTCGAGCTCGGCGCGGGCGGCGGCGATCGAGGCGACCGCGTCCGACTCGTCGATGATGACGACGATCAGCGGGTCCCGGGGGGACGGGACGAAAATGTCGGTGTCGGAGTCCTGCTGCGCCCGGTACTCGATGATCGCGTTGACCGCTCGGAGCACCTGCACCGCGCGCGAGCCCTGCTTGGGGCCGAGCGCGGTCAGGTGGCATGCGACGCCCCACCGCCTCACCTCGGCGCCCCCCTTGATCGACGGGTTGACCCGGACCATGATCGCGTCGGGGGCCCTGGTGATCCCCTCGCTGAGGTTGTTCAGCAGGATCGTCTTGCCAGCCCCCTTCATCCCCACGACGTTGACGTTCTTAGCGCCGCGCTCCTCGTCCCACAGCGGCACCCCGAGGGGGTCCCCGGTCTCGGGATCCTCGCCGATGACGACGGGCTGCCGGATGCTGCGAGGGCCGGCCAGGATGCCGTCGGGGTCGCCCGCCAGGGCGGGGTGGAGGGCCGGGGCGCCCCACGGGTCGACGCGGCGGATGGAGACGGTGAGGCGCCCGGCGGGGCGGGTCCTGCTGAGGCGCACCCGGTCGGCGGGCAGGCCCTCCTGCTCGGCGATGTACTCCTCGTGGGCCCGGTTGCCGGCGAAGGCGGACGCGCGCTTGCCGGTGCCCCGGGTGTCGATGGTGTACCGCTCGCCGAGGCGCGTCTCCTCGAAGTCGAGAAGGTGGGTGCCGCCGAATCCCCACTCGCGGGACTTGCCGAGCCAGCCGGCGCGCTGGGCCCGCCACTCGCGGGCGCAGGTCACGGCGTCGTGGCCGTTCGCCTTCCAGCGGGCGTACAGGGCGATCCCGGCGGCGGCGATGGTGAGCGGCGGGTGCGGCATCCCGGACAGGGGGCCCGCCGCGACGGCCGCGGAGAACCAGCCGCCGGCGATGACGATCCACGCGGGCAGCTGGCGCGGCACGCCCCAGCGGGCCGAAGCGCCGAAGGAGAGCGCGGCGGCGAAAGCGGTCGCCCCGCCCATCCACAGGCCGCTGGGGTGATGCCCCGCCCAGTGCAGGATCTCCGCCGCGAGCCAGACGGCCCCGGACGCGGGCAGCACCGCGCGGGCCGCCCGCTCGGCTGCGGTCAGCCTCAGGTCGGCCGGGTCGTGCCCCTGCTCGTTCACCCTGCTCCTTTCCCGTGCGTGAATGGGGCCGGCCGCCGTCAGGCCGCGGCCTCGCCGTCGCCGGCGGGGGCCGCCCCGTCGCCTCCGAAGAACTCGCGGGCGCGGTGCGGGAGGACCCCGCCGCCGCTGACGAAGTCCCGGATCGCGTTGTAGATGACGTAGAACCGGCGGTGCACCAGGGCGGCGGCCTGGGCCATGCCGGCGAACTCGTCGGCGAAGTCGGCGTGCCCGGCGACGTACGCCGGGTCGAGGCCGGTCACGGTCAGGAGGGTGTCGGCGCGTGCCCGGATCGCCTCGGCGACGTGCAGCGCCCCGGCGGCGTCCCCGGCGATCTCGTCGCGGAGCTCGTCCTCGTCGGCCGGCTCGAACGCCGCGATACGGTCGGCGAGGGCGGCCCAGTGGGCGGGGACGGCCACGCCGGAGGCGGCGAGATCCTCCGCGATGTCCTCGGGCTGGCCGGGGTCGCCGAGGGCCGGGTCCTCGCGTACCGGCGGGGCGGGGCGGTCGCCCGGGTCCACGGGCGGGCGCTGGACGGGGACCGCGCGGCGGGGGCCCGGCCCGTCCGGGGCTGCGCCAGGAGGGACAGGGCCATCGTCGGCGGGGGCCCGGCGACGGGTCAGCGCGATGCCCGAGCGGAACACGGCGGCGAGGCGGGGCGCGGCATTCCGGAGGGCGGCGGCGAGGCGCGCCGGGTCATTCCGGAATGACCACAGAAGGTAGCGCGCGGTGCCGGGGGCGCGCCAGAGCGCGAGCGCGGTAAGCGCGGCCAGGGTGAGCGACGCGAGGGCGCCGTCGAGGGCGGGGAGCGCCCCGAGTGCGGTCAGGAGCGCGACGGCGGCAGTCGCGAACGGCAGCGGGGTGACCCACTGCGCGGCGCGGCGCCAGAGCTCGTCATGGAAGATATCCCAGGTAGACCACACGGCCAGCGCGGCCAGGGCGACAGCCGCCGGCCATCCGATGAGGGGCAGCAGGAAACCCATGATCAGCACACTCCTGAGTAGCCGTCGCCGGACCAGGTGAGGAACTCGGCGGCGAGGTTCGGGTTGCCGCACAGGCCGGTGCCTGCTCTGAGCGCGGCGACGATGAGGGGGTAGCTGCCGTTCTCGAGGGTGAGCGCGTCGGCTTCCGCGCCCTCTGCGGCGGTCGGGTAGCTCTGCACGTGCAGGTCCCCGTCGAAGGTGTTGTAGTCCCATGACCCCGGCATGGGGAGGATGGAGTCGAGGGGGTTCCACCGGGCGAGGGAGGGCCAGGGCTGCTCAAGGGGCCGCCATGCGTCGAGGCCGTCGAGGTTCGCCTGGTCGTCGGGCGCGCCGAGGTCAGCGAGGAGCGCCCGCCAGAACGCCGTCTGGCTTCCGCTGGCGACCGGGGCGGCCGACGCGGGCACCGTCTTCGCGGTTGCCGCGCGGGCGGCCGGGTGGTGATGGCTGACGGCGGCGCGGGTGCCGACCGACGCCGCGAGGAACAGGCCGAGCGCGGCCCCGGCGATCTTCTCGCCGCTCGTGCTGCGCCTCCGCAGGCGGTACGGGTAGCGGTACCGGGACGAGGGCCGGCAGCGGTAGGCGGTCACCGGCGCCGGCCGTTCTCGCGACCCTGCTGCCAGTGACGCTGCAGCGCGTTGCCGCCGAAGAGGAAAACGCAGAACGCGGCGAAAAAGGCGGCCATCCCGGCTTCGAGCGCGATCAGGGACCAGTCGCCGTGCGGGTTGAAAAACCCGAGCAGGTGCTGCCACCAGGTCCGGGCGGCGGGCGGGCAGCAGGCCGGGTAGGGGCCGCAGTAGTCGACGCCCGGCTTCGCGGCCGGCCATACGGCGCCCATCGGGCCGGGCATCGGCTCGCACGGGACGGCGGTCACCGGGGCCGACCCGGGCACCAGCGGACCTGATGGAAGCGGAGGAGGCTCGGGTAGCCGGGCAGGTTCGCCGGCGGCCTCCCCGCCACGACCTTCACGCCGGCGCCGCACTTCCGGCACCGCGCGCTGAAATACGGCGGCGCGGCCCGCGCATCCTTGCGCCAGTACATCATTTCGTGGCCACGGAGCCGCAGCGTGTCGCTCACCTTGTCCGCGGCGGCCTGCAGGCGCCCGGCGGGGGTGTCGGTGTAGGTGCGGCCTCCGGCCGTGAACCTTCTGGCCATCAGCGCAGCCTCCCCGCCATGCGGATCGCCTTCGCGCGGGCCTGCGCATCCGTGAGTTTGCGGCCACGGGGGGGCTTGACGGGCACGTCCACGAACTTGACTCCTTCGACGCCGTCGAAGTTGGATCCCCGGCTGAGGTACGTGACCGCGTACGAGCGGTAGACCCGGCCGTCGCCGCCGGTCCAGTCCGGTCGGCACAGGCCGACCTGCTTCCTGTAGACGCGTGCCATCACGCATCCTTCCTGTTCATGCGGTGCAGGCCCGCGACCGTGAAGCACGCCGCGAAGATGGCGGCGGTCACGGCGAAGAACTCCGGGATGCTCCCGGTCACCGTCCCCGCCATCTGCGCGTAGTCCTGCAGCGGGTTCCGGGTCAGGTGCGGGAGCGGGACAGGCCCGGCCGAGGTCAGGGCAGTCGACCACGCCCACAGCGCCGACACCGCCACCGTGATCACGATGCCGGCCGCGAAGGCTCGGCGGATGCTGCGGGCCACCTTGGGTCTTCCTTCTGCTCGGGCGGGCGGGATGGGCTACCGGCGGGTGCCGGTGCCGCTGAACGGGTAGACGGGTCGCGCCGGGGCCGCAGGCGGCTTCGGCCTGCGGGCGCGCGAGGCGACGAAGCCGATCAGGGCGCCGATCAGGGCGGAGACCCCGACGATGAGCGCTGCGGCGATCCACTTCTCGCGGGAGTGCGCGTGGGCGAACGCGGAGCTGGTCAGCGCCAGCACCGCGAGCACGGCCCCGGCTGCGGTGAACAGGAGTTTCACTTGCTTCTTCTTTCGGTTGGGCTCGGTCGAACCGTGCGGTTCGACGTTCAGGCGGCCGGCTGCTGCGAGGCGCGGCGCATGCCGTTGATGCGGTCCCGGGCGCGGATGCCGGACCTCGCCCCTGCCGCGGCAGGCACCGCACGGGGTCGTGAGAGTGCCCCCGCCGCCGGCGAAGGAGACCCGCTCCGTGAACCCGCCCCGCCCCTTGCAGTCCGGGCAGGGCGCGAGGACGGCGAAGGCGCCCCGTGAGGCTGCTGTGCTCACGCGGCCAGCCCCCTCGGGTTCTTCCGCATCGCGTCGATGCGGGCCTCTGTGGCGTAGGCGCGGATGTCGCTTTCGGTCATCATCTGGGCGAGGGCGCGCCGCGGGTTCCGCTCGCGCTCCTCGCTCAGCTCGCCGGCCGTCAGGCCGCCCCAGACGCCGGACGGCTCCTCGACGGCCAGGCCCTCGGCGAGGCACAGGGCGCGGACGGGGCAGCGGCGGCAGATCCGCCTGACCGCCCGGACCGACCCGCCTTTCTCCGGGAACCAGGCGTCCGCGTCGGACTGCCCGCACAGCGACGCTTCCCGCCAGTCGGGCTGAACTCGGTCGGGAAGGTTCCGTCCCGGGCGCGGAGGATGCCAGGCGAGGACTTCGATCACCCGGGGAGCCCTCGCGGAGCGCCCCTGCCGGGCGGTCATGACGACCGCCCCGGGTGAAAATCGAAGGGGGTCCGCTTAACGGTTGCCGCGCACACGGGCATCCCGTCGCGGACCTTCACCGCATGCTGGCCTGACGGGCAGAACGCCGCCGGGGTGAACACGGGCGCAGGCTGCTCGGCTGGCCGAGGGGTTCCGAGGACGAGCGCCACGATGACGGCGGCGACGGCCGCGCACAGGGCGAAGGTGCCCCCGGCCTCGCGCGCGGTCATGATCCCGCCTCCGGCACCGTCTGCCCGGTCTCCGCGTAGTTGAGGCAGCGGACGCGGACGCGGGCTTCGAACCGGCCCCTGGCGCCGCGCCAATTCGTCTGGACGTCGCTGACGCCCTCCACCTCGGATTCCGCCCACTCCCCCCACAATGCCGCCGCCTCGATGAGCGCGGCGCCCGTCATCTCCGGGATGCTGTCGCCGTAGACGTGCGCGACGAGGATGTCAGGGCCGTCCCTGCGGGCCGCCGCAGCCACCTTGCGGGCGGCGTCGACAGCGGCCCCGGCCTGCTCGAGCACGGACATGACCTCGGCCTGGGCACGGGTGAGGGCGGCATCGAGATCGGCCCCCGCCGGGCGGTAGCGCCACGTCCCGTTCCAGTAGGCGGCGAGCGCGCGCAGATGGCGGAAGCCCTCCATGGCCTCGGGCGGCGGCGCGGACACGGCGCCCCGGCTCATGACCGCCCCCTGCGGGCGTTGACCTCGGCGACGCGACGCTCGCCGGCGCGGATCGCCGACTCGGCGGACGCGACGCCGTCGCCGTTGACCGTCCTGGCGTCTACGTCGCCGCAGTAGTCAGAGAGTTGCTGGTCGGTGAAGCCCTCGAACGGGCGGCCGCTCATGGCTTCCTCCCGTTCGCGGCGGCGAACCGCCCGAAGGCCGAGCGGGCGCTGACGGTGGCCGGGTCGGTGACCCCGGCCGCCTTGTCGCACTCCTCGGCGGTCGCGATGGTCGCGTCCCAGCGGTCGAGCTCGGCGGGAGGGATCGGGGTGTCGGGGGCGCTCATGACGCGTTCCCCGAACCGTTGCACGCGTCGCACCGGGTCCAGTGGCCCTGGTACCAGTAGCCGCCGTGCCCCCAGCACTGGTCGCAGTTGGCGCGGATGGCGCGGAGGAATTTCTTCATGGGGCTTTCTCTTCAGTAGGTCTCGGGTGCGCGAGTCGGGCCGCTAGGCGGCGGCCGGGACAGGGGCCGACGCCCGGACGGTCATCGCGAACGCCTCAGGGTCGAAGCCCCCGGCGAGCAGCGACTCCATCGCGTCGGCGATCCGGCGGAACATGCTGATGTGCTCCAGGCCGCACACGCCCGAGGCGATCCGGGCGCGGAGCCCGTCGGGGGTCATCACGGCGAGGAAGAGCCTCGCGACGTGGACCTCGGTCTCCGGGTCCAGGTCCCACGCGGACGGGTCGGAAGTGATACGGGGAGAGCCGGGGTCTAGGGTTGGCATCTCGGATGGCTCCGATCGGTTGTGCGATTGGGGGGTCCTGGCCCGTCCGGCGGTGAGATCGCCGTGACGGGCCGCTTTGCGTTCGGGGGTCATGCGGCCGCTTCTGACTCAAGCGCTGCGTCGGCGCGCTGGCCGGTCCCGAGTTGGGAGGCCAGTTCGTCGGCGGGCGGGAGCACCTGATCGAGAAGCGAGACGAGCACGTGGCTCAGAGGCTGGCTCTTCACGAGCGCCAGCATGCGAAGCCGACGGTCTACCCCGGTGGTGATCCGGGTAGCCAGCCGCACGTCGTACGCCATGAAGAGTCCTTCCTGCGATCTGTTTTGCTGCATTGCTGGCATCTTATGCTGCATAGATCTTCTCGTCAATGACTTATGCTGCATAAAGATCGGGCTCAGTTGACAGCAGGTCAGGGGCCGTTTTGACTATGCGTGCATAGCCGAGACCCGATCCGGAGGAAGCGATGACCAACCCGAGACTTCTCGCGAAGGACGGCAGCTGCGGAGACGACGGCTGCCCCGCCGTCTACGTCGAAGACGGCCAGTTCACCGTTCAAGGGCCGGCAGCGGACCTCGCCGCCCTGCAGAACGTGCGGCCGGGGGAGACCGCCAGCCGCATCAGCATCGACGTCGTCAGGCGCGCCCTGGCCGCCTACGACGAGGAGGCCGCCCGGTGAGCGAGATCCCCCGCGAGGAGCTCGGCAGGCTGCTGGACGGGTTCGAGCACACCGCCTACCGCCTTGAGCTCCTGCCCGCTTACGACGAGGCCAGCGAGGCTGAGGCGCTGGCGTCATTCCTCGCCGGGCAAGAGCCGGACATCTACCCGGGCCGGCGCAGCTGGCTGGAGAGGGTGCGCGACGCCAAGGGCGCCGGCAAGGTCATGCAGCGCGTCCATGTCGTCTCCGAGCCCCTCAGCGACTACCTGCGGTTCGAGATCGGCTGGGCTTACGGCCAGAGTCAGGCTGCGGGCGAGGACGTCCGCATCCTTCCGTCAGGGGAGGCGCCGACAGCCCTGACGGGAACCGCGGACTACTGGCTGTTCGACAGCCGCGCGATGGTCCGGATGGAGTACGACGGCCGCGGCCGGCTTGACCGGCTCTACCGCGCCGACGACCCTGCCGAGATCGTCGCAGCCTGCTATGCAAGGGACGCGGCGCTGCACTACGCCGTGCCGTACGACGCGTACGTCAGGCGCATGCCGCAACTGCTGCGCGCGTCATAGAAAGCTACGGAGGAACCTGTTGGCGGACATCAGCCACCTGCGCGAGCGCCGCAGGCTCGCAGAGCAGCTGAGAAGCGCGCGCGAGGCCACGGGCATCTCCGGCAACAGGTTCGCCGAGTCCCTCGGCTGGCAGCAGTCGCGGGTGTCTCGGATCGAGACGGGCGGGATCTTCCCGTCCGAGGACGCCGTGCGCGCCTGGGCGCGGGCCGCGGACGCCGACCCTGCGCCGCTCCTGGCCCAGCGCGGGCGGGCGGTCGCCGAGTACGCGTCGTGGAAGCAGCAGGGAACCGGCGCGGCCAAGCAGGCGAGCATCGGCCAGCTGGAGAGGGCGTCCGAGGTCGTCGCGAAGTTCCAGCCGGTGGTCATACCGAGCCAGCTGCGCACCGCGCGGTACTCCTCGGAGTTCCTCCACCTGGCCCTCGGCCCGATGACGTGGGGCCAGGACGAGGCGGGCGTCGCCGCCATGGTCGGCGCGCAGATGGAACGCCAGAAGATCCTCTACGAGCCGGGGCGGCTGTTCCGGATCGTCGTCCTCGAGGCGGCGCTGAGCACGCGCCTGGTTTCGGCGCCGACCATGGCCGCGCAGCTCGACCGGCTGCTGTCCGTCACGGCGGGCGGCCTGCCGTCCCTTGACTTCCGGATCATCCCGTTCGGCGCGCTCGTGCCGGTCTTCCCGATGTCCGGGTTCGTCATCTTCGACGATCACCTGGTGTCTGTCGAGACGCTGACTGGCGAGCAGCGGCTCAGCGACCCGGACGAGGTCAAGGCCTACCGCGAGGCGTTCGGGCTGCTGCACGAGGCTGGCGTCGGAGGGCGCGGCGCGAGCGCCCTCATCCACTCCGCTCTTGCGCGGCTCAGCCGACGCGACGCGGACGACGCCTGACGGAGCCTGTAGCGGCGGACGGCCGGAGTGACCTATGCTGCATAAGGTAGGCCGAGGGGTTGCGCAGACCTCCGGGGCGCTGGCGGGCGCTCCGGGGGGCGCGCCCCGATCCGAATCCCGTTCACGGAGAATCGACAGTGCCCGCTCTTCCCGCCATTTCCCCTTGCCGTCCTGCGGCTAAGGCAGCGTAGCCCCGTGGGAGCATCCAACGCACTGGGCGCATTCCGACTTTACGGTGGCAAGGTGCCGCCCACCGCGCTCAACGTGCTCGTGTTCATGGCGCTCGTGGCCTTGGACAAAGACGACGAGCCCCGCTTCTGGCTCGGCCACGAGGCGATCGCCGTCCACTGCCTCGGCCGGGATGAGGCGTCCGTTGACGACAGCGACCTGCGTGCCGTCCGGCGCGCGATCACGCCGCTATTCGAGGCCGGGGCGATCACGGTCGCGCAGCACTCGTCGGGTCGCGGCGAGAGGTTCGGCAGGGCGACGTACCGGCTGTGGCTTACCGCGCCAGCACCGGACGAAAAGCGTCCTGTGGACAAGCGGAGCGCGACTGAGCTTGCACCGGACGGAAATCGTCCTATGGATATGGCGAGCACCGGACGAAAAGTGGCTGAGCATAGGACGGAATGTGACCGAGCACCGGACGGAAACCGTCCGCCTAAGGAGTATGAGGAGACAGAGGAGCTAGTAAAAACACAGGACCATCCGCTCCTCTCGTCGGACCCGGTACCGGTTCGCGCGCGCAAGGTCCGCGACGGACCAGATGCGGCGTCTCCAGTTCGGGTGATGACGCCTCTGTGGCCGGCCGCCGTCCCGGCCACCGGGGCACCGGCACCCCCTTCCGGCGCGGCACTTCCTGCAGAGCTGGCAGATGATCCCGGCGACTTCGAGGCCTTCCGCAAAGAGAAGCTCCGCGAGTTCGAGGAGTGGATGGCCGAGCATCCGGAGGCATCATGAAAGGGCGCCCCGGCTTCGAGAGCCCGTTCAATGACTAGAACGAGCAGGCATTCCGGGCAGCGGTCACTTCACCCCTTGCTGTGCCAGGTAGTCCGCGAACTCCGCCGCGCAGTCCATCGGCTCTGGATTCCCCGCCGTCATGTAGGACAGCCCGAGGGCGACGCCGTCGACGGTCACGCTCTTGCCCGCCTTGGCCAGGGTCGCGTAGGTCGCGCTGATCGTGCCCTCAAGGCTGTCGGGGGACTCTGTGCAGTTGGCCGTCAGCGTGTTCATGGCGCGCTCGTAAGGCGTGAGGACGGGCCCGGTCGGGGCGGTCCCGTCGTTCTGGGTTGCGAGGACGAACCACGTCGACAGGCCCGCGGCGGCGATGACCAACACGAGGCAGCCGAGGCATGCCGCCGGGGATCTGCCGCCCTTCGTCTTCGGGCCCTGCCGATGTCCCGCCTGTCCCATCCCGTCCCCCTCTGTCGTAGTCATCCGTATCGGTCAGGTGACGTGCGAACTGGACGGGAGGTGCACGGGCGTTACGCTCTCGGTGCCCGGTTGTGGCCGGGGCGTTGCGCGCAACGAGACGCGCAACAGGCCACCCGATCGATTGAGAGGACGAGCCATGGCGAAGCGTTCCGCGCAGACCCAAGGAGAGCCGAAGTGGCCGTGAACGAATGCGACTGCCACAAGTGGTACGACACCGCCGAGGTTGGCGGCTGGCCGACCGCGCGCCACGGTGATCCTCAGCCATGGCCAACCGTGCGCGAGCGCGCAGCAGACCCCGGCATCTGGGAGACACGTCGGCACGAAGCCGGATTCGACCGCGAAACGCTCACGCGCCTCATCGCCGAAGCGGGAGGTGTCAGCCACGGGCACGCGCTTTGTGCGTACACCCAGGAAGACGGGACTGTCGTCCTGACCAACGGCGTCCACCGCTGGGAACGCTCGGCTGCGCTCGGTTTCGAGCGGCTTCCCGTCGAGATGGCGCTCAAGGCGGAATCTGAAGATCTGTCGGCTTACGAGAGGATCACCCCGTGACCGCCCGGCCGCCCGGGAAATCACCCGCGTCGCGCCGCCGTTCCCGCTCCGGAATGCCGTACGGTGAACGGCATGAGCGCGCAGCCCCTCGACGGCCATGACGTGATCCGCCTCGGGGATGAGACCGCCGTGGTCGTCCCCATCGACGAGTACCGGCTCCTGAGGGCGCTGAGGGACCGCGCCTCGGCTGAGGAGGTCGAGGAAGCGGAGATGGACGCGGTCGTCGCCCAGCATGAGGCGTGGGTGGCCGCCGGGCGTCCCGGCGCGATGTCGCACGCGGAGGCGATGGCCGAGCTGCTCCTCGACCGGTGACGGTCGAGTGGACGGCGGGCGCGCTCGCGTCCGCCCGCCGGTACATGCGCGACCAGCCCGGGATGCGCGCAGTCGACGCGGCTATCGAGGCGCTGGCCGAGGACCCGCTCCCGGCTGAGGGATTCCACCGTGGCGGCTACCACCGGCTCCGGGTCGGCCCCTACCGGGTCCTGTACGCGGTAGACGAGGATGTGATCACGGTCGAGCGGGTTGACCGGCTTCACTGACCGGCGCGGCTGGCGCTAGCGACCCGGGAGGCGCCGCGATCGGCGGGCGAGGCTTGAGTGGGTGAGTTGCTCGCCCGGCTCGGCTTGACAGGTGGCATCCACCCGCGTTAGCTTAGGTGGCATCCACCTCCGAAGGGAGTGCGAATGATCCCGCGCACGCACGTCGTCAACATCCAACTCACGGTCGCCGCCGACGAGCGGCTCTCGAACGCCGACGTTCTCAACGACCTCCGCAAGCTGGCACGGGACCTGCGCGAGCCGCAGCCGCGCCGACTCGCAGGCGACGCCGGATGGTGGGCCGTCGGCGCAGACGTCGCCTACGCCTCAGTCGGGGAGCAGCTCGCCGCCGAGGCCAGCCCCGACTACATCCCGGCGGACCACCGGGACCTCGCGGGCGACATGCTCGCCGAGCACCTCGCGCGGGCGCACCAGACCGCTTTCCTCGCCAGCGAGGACCCTGAGCGGCTGATCGCCCACCACCGAGAGCAGCACTCGCACTGATGCCTAACCAGCACAAGAACCCGACGCTCTGCTGGCACCCGCCAGCGGAGCTCGGGGCATGGGCAAGGGCTGAGGCCGCGCGGCGAGGCGTGGCGCTCAAGGTCATCCTCGACGAGGCGCTCGCTCGGTACCGCAAGCACGTCGAGCAGCAGGCAACGACAACGGAGGGCCAGAAATGAAGCTCTGGATGCTCACCGAGATCGCCGGGGAGCCCGACGGGGCGACGGCCCTCGTCTGGGCTGGCGACCCGGGCGAGGCCTGGTGGACGCTGCGGGAGAAGACCGGCAAGTCCGCCCGGGTGTGCACCGAGATCCTGCCGGCGGGGAGCCCGGTCATCGTGGCCCTGATCGGCGTCAGCGCGGGCGAGGCCGCACGGCAGGTCTCAACCGCCGAGGCGGCCGAGATCCTCCGCACGACTCCTGCTCGCGTCGAGGACTGGGACCGGAGGCCGCGATCATGAGATCACGCGCGAGGATAGGCGCGAGCGTCCGCGTCGGCCCGTTCCGCCTCGGCGCGAGCGCCCCTGTCGGCAAGGGCCGGGCACGGGCATGGGGAGGCGTCAGGGTAGGCAGGCGGGGATGGCTGGGGATGTCGGAGACCCTCGGCGGGAAGAGGCGGAGGCGGTGAGCGCCCGGCGGGACATCGGCATGCTTCGCACGTTGAGGTGGATCGCGGTCGCCGTGGCCTCCGGGTGCGCTGTCGCGATCTGGCTGGCCCTGGTGGCGGTACCCGGCGCGGTCATCCTCCCGGTGCTCCTGCTCGTCTTCGACCTGCTGCTGGTCGTCCGGCTGTCGCTGGGGATCCGGAGCCTGCGGCCGCGGGGCCGCGCGCGGGGGTGCGTGGTGGAGTTCTGCCACGATCCGGCGGTGGCCCGGGGCTGCTGCCTCAAGCACTACTCGGCGCTGCGGATGCACGGGACGGTCACGGTGCGGCCCCCGGTCGCCGGCGTGAGCATGGCCGACGTGGCGGTCGGCATGACCCGCCTGGCCTCGGCCCTCGGCGGGTGCGCCCACGCGGACGCGGAGCGCGTCATCCCCTCGGGGAGCACCGAGACGGTCGGGTGGATCTGCCCGGGGTGCGACGCGGACCTGCCGGCGGGATGGGTTCCGCCGACTCAGGCCCCGACGCCGCTCGCGGCGTGCACGTGCGGCGATCTCCCCGGTTCATGGCGGGGATGCGTGCGGCATGACATCACAGCGGGCCTGCGATGAAGTGCCCCTGCGGGGAGGTCCACGAGCTGTCGGCGACCGTCCGGGCTGCTTACGAGGGCGTCACCGCAGGACTCCCGCCGGAGGTAGCCGTCGTCGTCGAGGGCCGCGGCTGGCTCGTGCCGAGGATCTACATCGCGGTCCACGGGCTGAAGGCGGACGAGCTTCCCGAGCTGGCGGAGCGGTACGGGTTCGCGCCCGCGCCCGTAGCATGACGACCATGTTCGAGCGATACACCGACAGGGCCAGGCGAGTGGTCGTCCTCGCGGACCAGGCGGCGCGGGACATGAGGCACCCCGAGGTCGACACGGGCCACCTCCTGGTCGGCCTCGCGGGGGAGGGCGGCGGCGTCGCGTCCCAGGCGCTCGCGGCGCTCGCCGTCACCCCGGAGCGCGTCCGGGAGGCGGTCCGGGACCGTCATCCAGGCGGGGACGCCTCCCCGTCGGCGCACCGGGTCTTCGCGCCCCGGCTGAAGAAGGCGCTGCGGTCCGGGTTCCGGGAGGCGATGGCGCGGGGGGACAACTTCATCGCGACGGAGCACCTGCTGCTCGGGCTGATCCGGGAGGGCGAGGACGTCGGGGCGCTCGCGCTCATCGACTGCGGCGGGGGCGATCCGGGCTTCCCCGCCGTCGTGCGGGCGAAAGTGACGGAGCTGCTCGACGGCTACGCGAAGCCCGCGACGGAGCCGGCCCCGGTCCTTGAGCCTGCGGACGGGGAGATCGCCTCCGCTGCGTTCGCGGACTACCTGACGCGGGAGGGGCTGCTGACCCGGATCGGCGAGGCGGAGTGCGCGCGCTTGGCGGGAGTGTTCATGCACGGCTTCGCATGCGGGGCCGGGAACATGGCGGGGAAGCTGCGGGCGGCCCGGTAGCCTTTTGCCTGCCAGCAGAACCGCGACGAGAGGAACCGATCATGCGCCTCGCCACTAACCCGCTGTCCGCCGACGCGGAGCCGCTGGACCCGGGGAACCCGGGTCCGTTCATCGCCCTGGCGGGATCCCAGTTCGTCCGGATGGACGGGGACGCCGCCCTGTACACGTCGCGGGAGGGCCGGGAGGGGCGGGCTTACCCGGGGTGGCTGGTCATCCGCCCGGACGGGAGTGATGACGCGCTGTTCGCCGACCCGGAGAACGTCGGGGACGGGCGGGTCTGGGGCGCGGTCGGCTGACTCCCTGCCGGGCGGCCGTGCGCCTCGCGGACGTCATCGCCAGGACCGGGCTGGACCCGTGGGACGCGCACGCGGCCGCCGTGGCGGACGCCCCGATCCGCCCCGTCCTCGCCCTCGACTCGGCGAAGTGGCAGGAGCGCGCCGCGGACCTCGGCGAGCGGCCGCACTTCGCGGAGATCGCCGGCCCCGAGGGCGAGTAGCCTCGCCCGGAATGTCGGAGCCTCGCCGTAGGCTGCGGTCATGGACCTCGCGCAGTCCCGGGCCCTCCCGATGGAGCCCTTGTTCGCCGAGCTTCCCCCTCCCGGGGCGAGGCCGGTCGAGGTGACCGTCATGGTCCCGGACGGGGGCAGGCGGAGGTGCGTGATGGACATCGTCGTGGCCGAGGACTCCGCAGGGCAGGCGTTCGCCATGGCGTTCGCGGCGGTCCGGGGCGTCGAGGGGTTCGAGGTGACGGCCCGGAGGTTCGAGGGCTGAGCCCGCGCGGGCGCAGCGTCGGGGATGGCGCGCCGGCCCGGAGGATCAGCCCGGCGACGGCCTAGGCTGGCACCATGAGCATCCTGCCGCTGGAAGCGATCGAGTCCGCCGTGCCCGACCTGCTCGACGCGCCGCTCGACGCCGAGGTCGACATCAGCGACTCGGAGTACGCGAGGATCATGCGGCGGGCGGGCGTCGGCGACACCGGCGCGGACACCGGGGTCTCCGCGTTCAGCTCGTCGATTTAGGCTCGCCTGCGGCCGTGAAAGACTCAGGGCGGCTCAGTCCTCGTCCGGGGGCCTGCCGCCCTGTTCAGGCCCGGAGAGCCTTAGCCTGGAGGCGCCGCCGCCGCCGCTATGGTGCACGACGCGCAAGTCACGGCTCAGACTCTAGGTGCGTCGACGGCGCCTTCGGAGACCAGCCTAGCGCCGTCGTCCGGCCCGATAGGCTGGAGTCGCGCGATCGCGCCTTCCCCCTGCCGGAGATTTCCCCCCTCGTGAATACTGTCGCCTTGTCATCGCGCCTCGTCGCGTCCCTGGCGAGGATGGGGATCGCCGCGGTTGAGGTTGGGGGGCCTGCGGAGGTCAGAGAGGGCCTGCGACGGGCGATGGCGGGAGACCTCGCCGAGGCCGAGGCGGAGGGCCTGGCCGTCCGCCTCGACACGCTCGCCGAGCTGCTCGCGCCGGGACGGTAAGACGAGCGGGGGCGGCCAGTTCCCCGCTGGCCGCCCCCCGAACAACCTGCGCGTTCCCTCGACCGCGTTGCAGGCGATGTCATGCTCGCCGGGGATTCGGCGGGGCGTCAAGGGGATGGGCGAGCTTAACGAGGCTTGAGCGAATCTGCGCGGGGCGTCCCGATGACGAAGGGGCGGCCACCCCACGTGGCCGCCCCCTTGCGCAATCGCCGTGCCCGTCGCTCGCCCATGTCAGCAGATCAAGCACCCCGGCTCAGCAGGTCACGCATAACCCGGTTCGAAAGCGGCACCGTCAGACTGCCCCGCGTCCGCGGCGGGGCCGGGGCGGCGCACGATCAAAATCGCCGCTGCACGATATTGCACAACCCGCCTGGGATGATTGCGCTCATGTCAAGCGACTCGACTGCCCTCGGCGACCGGATGAAGCGCTACGAGGCGACGACCCGGATGCTCCTGCCGCGCCGCACCTACACGATCTGCCGCGTTGACGGCCGGGCCTTCCACAGCTACCTGCGGCACGCCGAGAAGCCGTTCGACGACGCGTTCATGCGCGCGATGGACGCCACGACCGCCGCCCTGTGCCGGGAGATGACGGGGGCGGTGCTCGCCTACGCCCAGTCCGACGAGATCTCGGTGCTGCTGGCGGATTTCGGGTCGGCCGGCACCGAGCCGTGGTTCGGCGGCGGGGTGCAGAAAATGGCGTCGCTCGCGGCCTCGACGGCGACGGCCGAGTTCGCGCTCGCGAGGGCGGCCGAGTCGGAAGGCTGGTCGGTTCTCGGCGGCCGGGCCACGTTCGACGCCCGCGTGTTCACCATCCCGGACCCGGTGGAGGTCGCGAACTACTTCGTCTGGCGTCAGCGGGACTGCCTCCGCAACTCGGTGTCGATGGCCGCGCAGGCGCACTTCCCGCACAAGCGGCTCCAAGGGCTCAACGGCGGCCAGCTGCAGGAGCTTCTGTGGTCGGAGAAGGGCGTCAACTGGAACGACTACCCCGGCGGCGCGAAGCGGGGGCGGGTGTGCGCGCGGATGTCCTCCGAAGAGGCCGTGACGTACGTCGACCAGAGGAACGGCGAGGAGCTGACCGTGGACGCCGTCCGCTCCTTCTGGGTGACGCAGGCCGCGCCGGACTTCAAGGCCGAGCCGGGGTCGTTCCTCGCGGAGATCATCCCGCCGCTGCCGTCCCTGCACCGGGCCGAGGCCGCCGCCTCTGCTCATGATTAACGAATGCAGCGCCGAGGTTAATTAGCGTCGGCCGAATTAACGGCGGCGTTAGCAAGCGCGCCGCTTTCCCTCGCGTTTCCCTCGCGCAAGGGGAGCCACGCAGGTCACGCCAGTCACGGGGGAATCACGCTCCGGCAAAAACTAGACCCCGCGCGTACGCTGGGAGATGCGAGGCTACCGAACGAGCGAACGAGGTCCAACATGGATTCTACATTGCCGACCGTCGGAGAGCGGGTCGCGAGAGCGCGGAAACTGCGCGGTCTCACCCAAAAAGATCTCTCCCGGCTCTCCCGGCTCTCCCTGCGCACGGTGAAGACGGTGGAGCAGGACGCGGGCCATCCCCGCAACGAGACCCTCCACGCGCTCGCGGAGGCGCTCCACGTGCGCACCAGCGACCTGTCCGTCCCCGGCGAGCCCGAGCACCAGCCGGTGCCGGGCGAGGCGTGGGAGGACGTCCGCGACGCCCTCTACCGCCGGTCCCCGGAACCCGAGCCCGACGAGCCCGCGACGCCCGCGGGGGTGCTGGCGTCGCTGTCCGCGCTCGGCCCGGCGTGGCGGTCCGCGGAGTACTCGCGGGCCCGCCTGGCGCTGCCCTGCCTGGTCCGCGACGCCCTGTCCCTCGACGGGACGGAGGACGACCGCTCCGCCAAGAGCAAGGCGCTGGCCGCGACCGCGTGGTTCCTGAACATGACCCGCCAGTTCGACGACGCGTGGGCCGCGTCCCGGCTCGCCCTGGACGCCGCCCCGGACCTGACGGACACCCTGGCGGCCGTCTCCATGATGTGCTGGTGCCTGCTGCGGCAGGGGCGCGCGGCGGAGGCCGGGGCGCTCGCCGTGGAGTGGGCCGACCGGGCGGAGCCGAGGTTCTCCCGCGCGAACTCCGGGGAGCTGGCGGGCTACGGGAAGATGCTGCTGTACGTCGCGAACGCGATGACGACCGACAACCGGCCCGGGGAGGCCGACGACGCCCTGTCGCTGGCGCGGGCGGCGGCGGCCAGGATCGGGCGGGACGTCCCGTTCAGCCCGGCGACGACGGCCCGGTTCGGCCCTGCGACGGTGATGGTGATCGCGGCGGAGAGCGCGGCGCTGAGCTGGCGGCCGGACAAGACGCTCGCCCTCGCCGACCGGGTCCGGGGATCGCTGCCCTCGATCGAGCCCGCGCAGGCGCTGCGGCACCGCCTCGACGTCGCCTCCGCCCATGCGATGCGCCGGGAGTACGCCGACGTCGTCGGGGTGCTCGGCGAGCTGCGGGCGCAGGCGCCGGAATGGCTCCCCAACCAGCAGTACGCGCGCGACATCCTCGAGGGCGTCGTCAAGCGGAGGCGCGGGCCGCTGCCGGAGGATCTCCGTGACCTCGCGGAGGCCGTCAGACTGCCTCTGTGACCTGCGCTTCTGCACCTTCGCCCGCTGGCCGGGGCGAAGGGCCGTTGCCGTTTCCGCAGGTCCGCGCGTAGCGTCTGCCGCACGAGCAGTCACGTCAAAAGCGCGGAGTGATGGAGATGACACGGCCGGGGGCGGGCTTGCGCTGCAGGTGGTGCCGGAAGGCGGCGAGGTTCGAGGGCAACCCGCTCCTGCCGGAGCAGGAGCGGAGAGCCGTCCACGTGGAGACGGGCAGCGAGTCGTGCGAGGACGGAGGGCACCTCGCCGCGCCGATCGACCCGGACATGGTGAGCTGGGACATGGTGGCCCTGTCATGACCGGCTCCCGGCCGCGGGACCTGAGCGTCCTCGGGGAGGTCACCGAGGGGATGCTGGGCGAGACGTTCCCCCGGTGGCGGCTGTACGAGTCCCGGGGCCTGTGGTTCGCCGTCCGGGACGGGGCGGAGCGCCTGGACGGCCCGGGGTCGCTGCTGCGGAGCACGCTCGCCATGCGGGACCTGGCCGGGCTCGCCGAGGCCCTGTGCGTTCAGGAGCGGCTCGACCGGCTGACCCCGGCCGAGCTGGCCGCCGTCTGGCGGGACGGGGCCCTTCCCCTGCCGTCGGACGTGCCGCTGCCGATGCTCGTCCCGGACGAGCCGTGAGCGCCGTCGCGTTTCAGTGGCAGGCCGACGGGCCGGCCTCCGGCGCGCGGGGGATAAGCGACGACCCGCGGGCGGCCCGGCGGTCGGCGGCGGCCCGCCTGCGGAGCGGCGCGGCGGCCGAGGCTGTCGTCGATGAGGTCGTCGCGGAGCTCGGGATGCGCACGCTCACGTCCGGCTACCGCCGGACCGGGAACAGGTGGCGGGCGAGAGTCGGGGCCGGGGGCCGGGTGCGGTGGGTGCCGATCGCCGGCCCGGCGGCGGCCGGGGCGTCGCAGTTACCGTCGCAATGGCGTTACGCGGAATTGCGCCGCGCGGGGCGCCCGGAAAGCGCCAGGATGGACGTCGGAGGGGGCGTGAGGTGCCGGACATCGGATTTGACTGGGTGGTGCGGCCGGGACGGGACGACCTGCCGCCGGTCGCGCAGGGGCACAGCGCGGCGGAGTCGTCGGCCAGGCTGCTCGTCGAGGTGATCCTGATATCCGAGCCCATCGCCGAGCGCGGCGAGATGGCCGGGCCGGGCGGCGCGGCCTGGACGTGCCGGCTGGACGCCTCCGGCGACGGGAAGGGGCTGCCGTCCGGGAGGGGGCGCCCCTGCTGGGAGCCGGCGCGCCCTTTACCGGAGCGTCGCCGGCCCGTTAACGGGAGGAGACCAGGCGCGGTCCCGCCTTCGCCTCCTCCCCGGCGGCCCTCGCCTGCTCGCAGGCCCTGAATCCCTCCTGCCATCGCCGGCGGCCGTAGCCGGCGAGCAGCTCGGCGCTGAGGCGGACATTGCCGAGCGGGGCGGCGAGCTCGAGGGCCGCCATCGTCGCGAGGGTGATCTCCGTCGCCGGGCCCCGCTGGCCGAGGAGCGCGATCAGCGCCTCGACGGCCGTCAGCGCGCGGGCGGTGAGGTCCAGCATCGCGGCCTCGGGGGCGCGCGCAATCGGATCGTTCATGCTCTGGTGTTCCCCCCCTGCTTCCTCCCGCCGGGGGGGCGGGAGGGCGGTGCCTTTCATTCCTCCTGTGAATGGGCGCGACGCGGCTTGCGCGCCGTGCGCCCTGCTACGGGCGGCATTTCTGAGGTTAACGACTTATTAACGAGCACGACAGAGGGTGACCGGATCTTTACTATTTCCTTCATATGCGGGATTTCGGCGCGCCCTAACCCCGCGCTTCCCTCGTGCCTCTCCGCGACCCCGGCGGCCAGCGGGTCGACCGGCGTCAGGACCACGACGAGCATCGCGATCCTCTGCGCCCGGTCCGCCGGCTTCCCCGTGCCGTCCTCCAGGTTCCAGACCTGGCGGAGCAGCGGGTCGTGGGCGACCACCCGCACGATGTCCTCGTCGGGGAGGCTCGTGAGCCATTCCCCGAGCCTCCCGGCGGGAGGGAGGCTCGGGGCGACGGAGAGCCTCGGCGGCGGCGATGGCGGCTCCGGCCGGCCGCCGGCCGGGACGGGCTCCCGCCCGGCCATCACGAGCGCCGGGGAGTCGGGAGTCCACCCGAGCACCCCGGTGACGCGGGCAAGGGTATCGGCGGAGACGCGCCCTGCGGCAGTCTCCAGCTTGCCGAGGGTGCGCGCCGTGATGCCCGTCGCGGCGGCGAAGTCCTTGCGGGTGGCGAAGCCCGCCTTGATGCGCGCGCCTACGACGTAACTGGCGAGGCGCGCCAGGTCCTCGTGAGGCTGATTCATGGCCACAACCATGCACTAGGAAATTGTAGGAATCAAATGCGGGGTCAGCTTGACGTGCCTCCGGTGGCAGCAATGTTGTTTCCGCTTCGTTCCTGTGGGTTCCCATTGATTAGGCCACAGGGTCACGATCCGGTCAATCACTTCCGATGACTTGACATACCTTCCTCTTGCTTCCTATTGTTTCGTGCATGCCAGCAGTCAAGGGATCAGAGATCCGCGAGAGACGCCGGCGGCTCGGGGTGAAACTCGCGCCGTTCGCCGAGCTCGCCGGCGTGAAGTACAAGACCCTCGCCAACATCGAGTCCGGCGGCCAGCGGTTCGTCAGCTTCGAGGTCATCGTCCGGATCGCCAGGGAGCTGCCCGACACGGCACCAGAGGACCTGCTCGCAGACGAGGACGCCGAGGCCCCCTGCCGAGCCGCAGGGAGCGGCGGCGTTATGGATCCCTTGACTGCGTTCACGCACTGGGGCCAGCCCGCTCCCTACAGGAAGTCGGCGTGACCCGCCCCCCGGTCCGGGACTCCGTCGTCCCGAACAGCGCCCGCACCGTCGAGTACCACGAGGTGGTCACCTACGTGACCGTCGAGTGCGGGCGGTGCGGTCACCGGCAGGAGGCCCGCGACAGCGCGAAGACGACCCGCTGCAAGGGCTGCGGCCGGAACTGCCGCGTCGCGGCCCCCGTGACCGACCCCAACGTCATCCCCCTCCGGAGGACAGCATGAGGAAGCCCCCCGAGTGGCTCAAGGCCGCCGTCGCCGACCACGGCGCGCAGGTCCTGGCCGGCGACCGGCAGCAGGCCGAGGCCGCGGAGGCCGTCAAGGCCGCGATCCTCGCCCGGCCGGAGTTCCTCGACGAGATGGCCGCCGTCCTCGCCGCCTCCCAGGTCGGCTACTGGGTCAAGGCCAACCGCTCCAGCGGCGACCTGTTCCAGGCCGCCCTGTTCCCCGGCGTCCCCCCCGCGATGCTCACCAGCGTCGGCCGGTACACGGCAACCCTCGACATGACCGCGGCCGACCTTGAGCACGCGAAGTCCATGCTGCTCGCGCAGACGAGGAACGCGAGGACCTCCGCCGACCGGCGGCAGAGGGACTTCACGGCCTTCTACAAACAGGTCCGGCCATTGCTCGCGGGGGGCGGGACCGTGGCCGACGCGCTAGCCGAGATCGCGGCGAAGGCCGCCTAGAGATTTGAAGCCCCCCGCCCGCGAGGACGGGGGGACCCCAGGGGCCGCCGACGTCACCGGCGGACCCGGACCGGAGCGATCCGGAGACACAACGATAACCCGGATGATCGGAGCGAGACGGAATGACCGCTATCACTGATGAGGCCGAAGGGGCCGGGCGCAGTCGCGCCGCCCTCCTGGCCGACTTGCACCGCCTGATCGACTTCGTCACCACCGCTGATCCTGTGGGCGTCCCGGAGAAGGTGACGATCCAGATCCCCGTCCCGGACGGGCTCCACTACGAGGGCAAGCTCGCCTGGCTGACGCGGGTCGCGGCGGCATGGCGGGTCAGGGTCCTTCCCGACGGCATGGGCGGGCAGAAGGCCGAGAAGCCGTTCGGCGCGGTGAAGCTCACCGCGAGCGTCGCGCGCCCCGACCGGGGGTTCGCCGACCTCAAGGCCCGCGCGGCCGCCCTCCGCTCGTCGACCGCGGGAAGCGGGGCGACCTCGTGAGCGGCCTCCGGTTCCTGCCCCGCCGCCGCGCCCCGAGGCATCTCAGCGAGGCGGCGCTCACGGAGGCGCTGGCCACGCTGCCCCCGGATCACCCGGTTCACCGCCCGATCCCGGTGCCGTCGTTCGCCGGCGGACGCCCCGGCGTCGTCATGTCGGACGGGAGCCCCCTGCCGACCACGGGGAAACCGTACCTGACCGCGCCGTTCGCCGCTGTCCGGGAGGTGGTGGACGCCCTTCCCGTTGAGGAGCCCCCGGCCCCGTCGTTCACCCCGGCCGCCGAGCCTCCCGCGCCGGGGCCGTACCCGGCCATCCCTCCGCGGTGGCATGTCCCGGAGACCACTGACCAGTACACGCGGCTCCTGCACGGACTGGAGGCCATCCCCGTCCCCGGCGCGCGACCTGCCCCCGACTACCGGGCGCGGGCCGCGAGGTTCACCGCCGACGTCCGCAAGCCCCGCAGCGGCGGGCTGCCCCTGTTCCGGCAGACGGCTCGCGAGATGGGCCGGCGGGAAGGCCTCCCGGTCAACTGGTGCGGGCTGGACGAGATCAGGCCCGTCGGCCGTCATGTCCGCTGGTCCACCGCCGGGTGGGCGCGGCAGACCGCGGAGGGGATCGCCACGGCGGCGGAGACGGCGCGCGCCGAGGTCGCCCGCATGGCCGACGAGCTGGCCGCGCAGGAGAAGCGGATCCGCGACGCCGCCGACACCGCGCTCGCCCTCGGCCACCCTGGCGGCGACCTGTGAGCGCCGCGACCCGCACCCTGGCCGAGACGGTACGGGAGGCCCACGCCGCCCTGCACGAGGCGATGGGACTGCCCCGCCGCGCGGCGCTCGGCAGGCAGATCCTCGATCTCGCCCACGCCCTCGACGACTACAAGGCGCTCGACCCCGCCGCGATGCTCTGGGAAGCGGGACTCCCGCTCTTCAGGGACGAGACGGACCCGGACGAGGCGAAGCTCATCGCCGCCGCCGAGAGGGTCGAGACCGCGGCAGGCGCGCTCATCGCCGCCATGTCCGCACCCGCCGCGAAAAGCGGCACCGAAAACGTTGAGAACGCAGTTGCTGGGGTGACGGCATGACCGCAGTTATGGAAGAGGCCCGGCCCGTCTCGGTGACGAACGCCGACGGGTCCCGCTACTACACCTACCCGCCGACGAACGAGCTGCTCGACTCGGTGACCACGCTGATCAGCGGCACCGACTCCAAGCCGTGGCTGAAGGCCTGGTACGGGAGCACGGCTTCGAAGTGGGCCGTCGACAACCTCGGCGCGCTGGCCCGGGCGAAGCGGCTCGAGGGCCGCGACGCGGCGGTCAGGCTGGCGGCGGGCGAGGCGGAGCGCAAGCGGGACCTCAAGAGCGAGGCCGGCGTCTGGGTCCACGACGTCCAGCAGGCACTCATCCTGTGGGCGGCGTCCCGCGACGGCGAAGGCTCGACCATCAGCATCCCCCTCCTGCCCGAGCACCTCGAGGGGGCGGAGTACGACCTGGGCGGCGGGAAATCCGAGAAGCTGGCCACAGTCGTCGACTGGATGGTCGACGGGTTCATCCGGTTCGTCTCCGACTTCAGCCCCCGCTTCCTCGCCACCGAGATGACGGTCTACAACCAGCCGCTCGGCTACGCGGGCACCCTCGACATGATCGTCGAGCTGCGCGGCTACGCGATCAGCCGCGGCACCGGGCCGCGCGGGGCCGATGAGATTGTCGCCCGGCCCGGCGCGGTGCTGCGGATCTGCATCGACACGAAGACCGGCAAGGAGCCGGAGGGAACGTGGAAGGAGCAGCTGTCCGCGTACCGTCGCGCCCCGGAGTGCGCGCCGACTCTCGGCGACGTCCGCCCGATGATCGAGACGGACTGCGGGATGGTCCTCCACCTGCGCCCCGACTACCCGGGCGGCTACCTCCTGATGCTGGTGTCCGCAGGGGACGATGAGCTGGCGTGGCGGCGGTTCCGGAAGGCCGCCAGCGTCTACCGGGAACGGCAGGACGTCAAGGCCAAGCCCGGCCCGGCGGTCCGGCCGCTGCGGGCGGACGGCACCATGCCCGGCCCGCGCCTGTGCGACCTCGCGGGCGAGGGCTACGGGCGCGCCCTGTCACCGCTGCGGAAGGCGCTCGGCGCGGACGCGGAGCTGGCGGCGGTCGCCGAGTTCAGCGCGGCGGAGCTCCTCAAGGCCAGGATCGGCATCGGCCCGAAGCTCATCGAGACGGTCCGCGAGATGCTCGCCGACCACCATCTCGCCCTCAAGGGCGACGACGTGCGAGCGGCCCTGCAGGCAGTCCCCGCCGGCGCCGTCACAGGATGGGAGGCCGCGTTATGCCGATCAACGGGATCCTCGACCTCCAGCGCCGCGACGCACCGCTCGGCGAGATCCGCATCGGGACCTCCGTGCAGGTGCCGGGCAAGGACTACCGCAAGCCGGTCCGCCTCGAGACGTTCCGCTTCACGACCGCCTCCGAGCACAACGCCCGACAGGTCGCCGCGCACTACGGCGGCGAGGTCGCCCCGTGGTCGCAGCGCAAGGGCCGCTGGGAGGTCACCACCGACCGCAAGGCGCTCGACGTCTGGGTGCCCCCGCGCGAGCTCGCGGTGGACGCGAACATGGAGCTGTGGGACGGCCCCAAGCGGCTCAGGCACTGCGACGGGATCATCGAGTCGATCTCCGGGAAGCCGTGCATGTGCCCCCGCGCGGCCGACCCTGATGACCCGGCGTCCGTGCAGCGGGCCCGCGAGGAGCGGAAGAAGCTGGCCAAGCTCCAGCATCCGCAGGCGTGCAAGCCGCTCACCAGGATCAACGTCACGATCCCCGAACTCCCTGGCCTGACCGGGGTGTGGCGGCTCAACACCGGCAGCGAGAACGCCGCGGTGGAGACCTCCGGGGCGGGCGACGCGATGGTCATGGCGCGCGAAGGCGGGGCGTACCTCCCTGCGATCCTCTACATCCAGTGGCGGTACCGGGCCGAGGACGGCTCCCCGTACCCCGTGCCGATGCTCCAGATCGGGCTGAGCGTGGAGGAGTTGGCGAAAGGCCAGCTTCCCCCGGGGCCGGGCGGGCTCGTGGCGCAGCTTCAGCGCGGCACCGCGGGGGCGCAGGCGATCGAGGCCGGGCGGGCGGAGGCCCGAGCGATCGAGGCCCCGCCGGCGAAGCCGACCGGCCCGTCCATGGCCGGGCTGACCGCCCAGTACTTCGCGGACCTCGCCGACTCCAGCGTCACCCGGGAGGACGTGGAGGAACTGGTGAAAGACGCGACCGAGGCCGGGGTAATCGACCACTGGGCCGAAGACCGGGCAGGGAAGAGCGGGGTGCTGCGGGCTTACCTGGCGTACTGGTGGCGGCAGCTCCCGCCGCATTCGGCGGTGGCGTCATGACCTTCAACGCCGCCTGGCAGCAGGTCACCTGCCGGGACTGCAAGCGCACGTACACCTGCACGCCGGAGGCGGACTACTTCGGGGGTGCCGGCGGCGGCATACCGGAGAGCGCCACGTCCGGGAGGTGCTTCGCGTGCATGCTCAAGGCGGGCGGCATGAACCCGGAGACGACCCCGGTCCAGGTGATCGACCTGGCCGGGGCGGGGACCGATCCCCGCGACCTGTCTCGCCGTCCTGCCGGGGGTGCCCGGTGAAGCGCGGCCAGCCGCTGCGGCGCGGGAAGCCGCTGAAGACGGTCAGCCCGTTGAAGCGGACTGCGGGGCTCGCCCGGGGCAGTTCCATCGAGCGCACCGCGCGCAAGCGCAAGGCCGCCCGCGACACCGGGCCGTCACCGGCGGTGCGGAAGCTCGTCCTCGATCGCGATGGCCACGCCTGCGTCTGCTGCGGCCGCTCCGTCGTCGGTCAGCCCTACAGCCTCCAGCATCGCAAGCGCCGGAGCCAGGGCGGGGACAACTCCCCGTCGAACCTCATCACGGTCCTTGGCACCGGGACGACCGGCTGCCATGAGCGAATCGACTCCCGCCGCGATCCGTCGGACGAGGCGAAGGGGTACACGGTCCGGTCCTACCGCGATCCGGCGCTCATCCCGGTGATGGTCTTCACCTCGCCCGGCTCGGGGTTCACGGCGTGGCCGACGGATGACGGCAAGTGGTCGTTCGCCTCTCCCGGTGAGGAGGCTGCGGCGTGATCGCGTGGCTGCCCGTGGCGTCGCTGGCGGCGCTGATGGCGCTCATGTGCCTGCGCGGATGGGTGAAGCGGTTTCTCAAGCGCCGCAGGACGCCGCCGCCGCCCGAGACGCTCCTCGAGAAGCGGGTCGCCGTCGGGAGCCTCACAGGGGTCGCCCCGGCTGACATCGAGGCTCATGTCCTGCTGGTGCTCGAGGAGGGCGGGCGGGTCGTGATCACCGGCACGGGATGCGACGCGCTGCGGGGCTTCATGCTGGCGCACGCCTCCGCCGCCCACGCTGCGGCTGCCTGGCAGGCGCACGACCACGGCCACGGAGGCGAGTCGTGAGGCGGCTGAGGATGCTCGCGGCCTGGGCCCGGCCCCTGCGGGTGCCGGGGGACGGCGAGCCGCTGGACGGCGGGGAACTGCACGACCTCGTCACGCTGAGGCGCGCATGGTCGGACAAGGCCGGGACGCAGGCCCTGGCGGCGCAGGAGCGGCACGCGGAGCTGACCGCGCGGAGAAGGACGGGGAGGCGGACGTGAGGGCGCGGCTGTGGCTGTGGCGGATGTGGGTGGCGGACGCCCTGTGGCCGGCCCTGGTGCGGGAGCCCGCGCCCCGGCCGGAGCCCCGCCGGGAACCGGAACCGGAACCGGAACCGGAGCCCTTTCCCGTGCGCGCCCCTCTCCCGGCCGCCGACGCGACAGGGGCGGGCCCGGCCTACACGATCCCCGAGGAGTGCCGCCTGCGCGTCCTCGCGGAGTGGCTCCGGGTTGCGAGCGACGGGACGCAGACGCTCGCCGAGGACCTCGCGGGACAGCTGCGGTCTGCGCTGCCGGGCATGCGGGACCACGAGATCGCGAAGGTGCTGCTCGCCCTCGAGCCCGTTCTCGAGCAGGTCGCGAGAGGCCAGCACGACGCCTACGCGGCGATGCAGGCGATCTGGGACTCCGTCCTCGGCGGGACCGCGGTCCTGGCCGAGTTCGACCTGGCGCTGGCAGAGCGAGGCGACTGGTGAGCGGGCGGCGGCGGAAGGCGCGTGCGATCGCGGCGGCGGCCGGCTGGGTGGCGCTCTACGGGGTCGCGGCCGGGCTGTGCGGCGAGGACGGCATCGACTGGGTGCGGAAGACGGCGAGGAAGCGGCATGGACGTTGAGCGGGGCGCTAAGGGTGCTGCTGGCGACGGGACCACTGGGGGCGGCTGTGATCTTGGGGGGAATCGGCTTGGCGCTTCTCCGGCTGCGGAGGCTCGCGGCGTGGGCGGGGAGCCTGCCGAAGCGGGCACGGCTCGCGGTGATGGTCCGGTACGCCCGGTGGAAGTTCATCCGCGAGCTGGAGAAGCCGTGGAAGAGATGACGCACCGCCCTCTCCGATCCGGGCGCGAGCTCGCGCTCGAGGACGACGACCGGGAGGCCGGGCGGCACTGGCGGCACCGGGAGTGCTGGTGCGAGGAGCGGCACGAGGCGGGAGACCCGGACCTGACCGACCCGCCGTGGTTCGCCTCGCGGCAGGCGGAGATCCCGTCGGACTGGGCGGCGGCATTGTGAGCGACGACAGCAAGATCGAGTGGACCGACGCCACGTGGAACCCTGTTACGGGCTGCGCGAAGGTCTCCGACGGCTGCGACAATTGCTATGCGTCCACCTTCGCCGAGCGGTGGAGGGGCACGCCGGGCCACTACTTCGAGCGCGGCTTTGACGTGGTGCTGCGCCCGGCGAAACTTGAGGACCCGATCCGCTGGAAGCGGCCTCGGCGGATCTTCGTCAACTCCATGAGCGACCTGTTCCACGCGGACGTGCCCGACGACTACATCGCGCAGGTCTTCGCGGTCATGGCCGTGACGCCTCAGCACACCTACCAGTTGCTCACGAAGCGGCACGCGCGGATGCGAGTCCTGCTGGACGGCCCGAGGTTCGCGGAGGTCGTCAAGGCGCTCGTGTGGTCACTGGACGGCCATTCCGCGAGGCGCGTGAACTGGCCCCTGCCGAACCTGTGGCTCGGCGTCTCCGTCGAAGACCCGCATTGGGCGGACCTCCGCATTCCCGCTTTGCTGGCCACGCCAGCGGCGCTCCGGTTCGTCAGCGCCGAGCCACTGCTAGGCCCGGTCACCCTGTTCCCCGGCCGGTGGATCCCGCCGATCGGCGGCGGCCCGAGGGTCAACCTCTCGCGCCCGTGGGAGACGCCCGGCCCGGCGCTTGACTGGGTGATCGTCGGCGGCGAGAGCGGTCCGGGCGCGCGCCGCATGGCCGAGGGATGGGCGCGGAACCTCGTCGATGAGTGCGTCGAGACCGGCACGCCCGTCTTCGTCAAGCAGCTCGGATCTGTCCTCGGCAAGCAGCTTGGCGCGGGCCCCAAGGGCGGCGACATGGCCGCTTGGCCGGAAGATCTCCGTGTTCGGGAGTTCCCGCGCGTGACCGAGATGACGGGGGCTACCTGATGGGGGACTACAGGCGGGTTGACGACTCGGGCGGATGGCTGGAGGTCCGGCGGATCATGACCGTCCACGGTGCCCGCTGCGCGATCGCGGTGGGCGGGCAGCCGTTCTTCGTCGACCCGCTGGAGATCGACGAGCACGCGCGGGCGATGTACGAGGCGGCGGGAGTCCCGTCCCCGGTGACGCTGGAACGGCCGGACCTCGGCCCGACGCCGAGGACGCACCTGTTTCGGGGGCTGGACGTTTACCGCTCGGCTGACGGCGGGGTGACGTTCGCCATCGGCGGGAACAGGGAGACGCTGAGCGCCTCGCTGGTTCGGCAGATGGCCGCGGTCGCCGTGGCGATGGCCGACGAGGCGCCGGAGGCGGGCGACGTCGCGGGTTTCATCCGCGCCGCGCTGCCCGCCGGGCTCGCCGCGAGGGAGGACCGGGGAGCTGACTGGCAGGAGCTCGCCGACTGGCTCGGGACGGAGCTCATCAAGCGGTACCGGTTCGTGAAGCGGGAGCCGTCCGATGCCTGACGTGACCGCGCCGACGCGGGGCGAACTGGAGGCGAAGACCGAGGAGGCCCTCGCATGGCTCCGCGACCCGGCCAACCGGATCCCCGGCCTCGGCGGCGAGGTCTACGGCGACATCGCGTCGGACGTCGCCGAGAGCCTGCTCGTGGAGTTCCCCTTCACGTTCCCGCTGGGCCGGGTCGTCATGGCCGTCGCGCAGGCGCTTTCGTGCGTGCAGGACGCGATGGAGGAGCAGACGGGCATGCCCGCGCCCGCGAGCGTCCTGCTGAGCGTCGCGTTCCTCGCGGCCGAGAAGCTCGACAGCGGGGAGGCGGGCCGTGGCTGAGACCCTGCCTGCGATCGCCCCGGCGGAGCGGATTCACCACTACTGCACGTGCGGGAACCCGGTGACGGGCCGGAGCCCGACTGCCCGCTATTGCCTTGAATGCGACGCGAGGCTGGCCGACTGCCCGCACTGCCCTTCGAAGGCGGCCAGCGAGGGCCTTCCCGCGTGCAGCAAGCACCTCGAGGCCGAGATGGGGATCACCTACCGCCAGCTTGACTACTGGGCGCGGCAGGGCTGGCTGAAGCCTGAACGGCGAGTCAACCACCAGGGGAGCACTGAGGGGACAGGCGCCAAGCGCGCCTGGCCGACCGCCGAGGTCGACATCGCCCGGCGCATGGGCTGGCTCACCCGCTCCGGGCTTGACACCGCATCCGCCGCCGCGTTCGCCCGGGACTCATGGCCCTGCGGGGAGATCGCCCCCGGACTGACCCTGACCGTGACAGGAGGGTTCGACCATGCCTGACCAGGATGTCCGCGCCGTGTTCGCCGCCTCGGTCCGCCGGGAGCGGAAGGCCCGCGGCTGGAGCATGGAGGAGCTCGGCCGCCGAGCCGGGATCAACAAGGCGACGGTCAGCTGCATCGAGGCGGCGAAGACCGGGGCGACCCTTGACGTGGCCGCTCTGCTCGCCGGGGCGTTCGGGGTCTCGATCGGGGCTCTCGCCGACGGGCCGGGTGATGACCGTGGCTGACGACGTCCGCCCGCCCATCCCGGCGAGCCTCGCCCACCGGCCTGTCCGCGGCGGAATCGCGCAGGCCTGGGTCAACGCGGAGCTTCGGGACGGGGGCACCGACTTCCGGTCCCCGCACACCGCACGCTATGAAATGTGCTGGCGCGATTCCCTGTGCCAGTCCTGCGGCAACCCCTGCGGTCGCCGCCCTGTGCTGGTGTGCGGCCCCCGCCAGGTGCTGACCCTCCGTTTCGATGAGCCCCCGGTATGCCCGCCGTGCGCCGTGTACGTCCGCCAGGCGTGCCCCTTCGTGTCCGGCCGGTCAGTCAGCATCCGGCCGTGGGCTGACGGAAACTCCCCGCGAAAGATCACCGAGGGGCGATTGGGGGCTGACGTCCGATGACGCGCCGGCCTATCGCCTCGGAACCCCCAGAGCGCGCGGCAGGGGCGGCCCACCCCGCCGTTCCTGCCGCGCTCGGTCCCGCCCCGGAGGCCGCCTCCGCGGTCCCGGCAGCGGCGTGCGGGGAGGGGTCCGTGAACCGCCCGGGCCTCGCCCGCACAGCCCCGGCCGCCGATGGTGACGGCCGCCGGGGCATGCCCTCTCGCGTTGCCGCGCGAGGGGGAACCGCCGGGGCGGGCAACCGCTCGCCCGCCCCGGCCCCGACGTCCGCGCAGGAAGGATCCGCCCCCCCGGATCCGGCCATCGCGCGGCGTGCGAGCAGGGGCCAACCCCCGGCCTCTGCTCGCAGTGCCCCGGCCGCTTACCCCAACTCGGGCGGCCGGGGCGCCACATCGTCCCTGCCGGAGCGGGGAGGCTCCGGCGGGGCGCGGGACGGCGGGTCCGGCGGCGAGGTCCAGGCCGCCGGGCCTCCGCCTGCGATAGGACCGGGCGGGGGCGCGCGGACAACGGCAGCGCCCTCGCCCGGATTCAGCGGGCAGGAGTTCAGGGACCGGTACAAGGCGGCGCTGAGCGCTGGCGCGGCGGACAGGCGGCGGGGACGAACCCGGAGGCCGGACCCGGCCGCCTCGCCCGCCGCGGGCCGGATACGGCTCGCCTCGAGGCCGCCTGAGCGGTTCGGCGACGCCCCGCCGCCAGACCTCCGCCTCCGTCCCCCTGAGCCCCCCGACGAGGCCGCCTTATGACCCCCGAGGAGATGCGCGCCGTCTTCGGCAGGCGGGCCCGCAAGGCGAGGCTGGAGAGGCGCTGGAGCGTCCGGGAGATGGCCGAGAGAAGCGGCGGGGCCCTGTCCCCCTCGACCGTCACCCGGGCGGAGAGCGGGCGGGAGGTCTACCTGGGCGCGGCCTTCTCCATCGCGGGCGTCCTCGGGACGGCGCTCGCGGAGCTGCTCGCCGACCCGGAGTGCGCCCGCTGCGACGGGGAGCCGCCCGCCGGGTTCTCCTGCCGGGACTGCGGCCGGACGGGGGCGACGTGAGCGCCGCGACCGCGAGAGCCGCCGGAGGCCCGCCGCCAGCCGAGCTCATGCCGTACGTCTACGGCGCCACGCTCGGCGCACCGTCGGCAGGCCGCCCCGAGAAGGTGCTCGCCCGCCTGAAGACCATCGAATCGATCTGGAGAGACGACTGCATGCCGGGAGAGGACGGGCGCGAGGGACGCGTCACGGCGAAGGGGTCGCTGCCCCGCAGGCCCCGCAACGGGCTGCCGGAGCCCGGCGGGTACCAGTACCGGGGAAGCGGGGAGAGCCTGCCGTCATGGAAGGCGGAGGCGGTCCTGACGCGGGGTGCCCCCGCTCCTGCCGCCAGGCCCGCGCCGAAGCCGAGGCGGAAGCCTGAGCCCCGGCGGTTCTGCCCGTCCTGCGGGGCTGTCGCCCCGGATCATCTCGTCATCTGCAAGCGGCCGGGCGGGCAGCTTCCCGCACCGGCGGCCCCCGGCGACGAGCGGGCCGGGCAGATCACCGCCGCCGACATCCTGCCCCTGCTCGAACTGGAACTCCTCAGCGCCGCGACCGCTCCGGAGCCGGGACCTGCGGTTCTCGAGGCCGCGCCCGCGCTCGAGCCCGAGCGGCGGTGCGGGAAATGCCAGTACCTCATCGGGACGAACGGTCACAAGATCATGTGCGGTGACGGATGAGCGCCGCCGTCCAGCTCGACCTGTTCGGCGAGGTCGAGAAAGCCGAGCAGGATCGCGCCGACTGGCTGGCCCGGTTCGAGCGGGCCGACTGGGTCGCGCCATACGACACCGCAGGCGGCATGAAGAAGGGCGACAGCAAGCCCGGCTGGCGCTGCCCGGACCCGGAGTGCGGCGAGGTCGAGCCGAACAAGCACTGGCTCCTCAGCGATCACGGATGGAACGTCGACGTCCCCGGCCAGCAGCCATTCGACGGCCGGTGCCACAGACTGCGGCTCCTGCGCGCCCACGCCGAAGCGGACGCGAAGGCGGCGGCCCGGTGAGCGTCTCCACTCGCGGCATCTGCCCGCATGAGCGCGGCGTCTTCGTCTGGCTCGCCGACGGTCCCTGGCTCGGCGACCCGGCCGACCCCGGCCACGGCCGCTACCCCTGGGTGCATAACACGACGATGAACCCGGGGCACCTGGTCGTCTGCGACTTGATGCCCTTCGCCACGCCCGAGGAGGCCGGGGAGGTCTGCGCCTGCGGGCATCCGTCGCACGAGCATCAGGCCGCCCCGGGGCCTCTCCCCGCCGGACTGCTCGCCAAGCCGCGGGCCTGCCCCTGCGGCTGCCCCGACTTCGAGCACCGGCCCGAGGACATCGAGCGGTGGCGCGCGGCGGGACTGCTCAGCGGCAGCCGCTACCGCCCCGGCGAGACGACGCCCCGCCCGGCGGATGAGGACGAGCAGCGGGACCGCCTGTCCGCTGGCGAGGCTGTCCCCGGAGGATCCGGGGCGTGCTCTCGGGAAGGATGCGCTCACCTGATCCTGTGGCATGAGCGGAGAGGCAGGTTCAGGGCGTGCGGGAAGTGCCCGTGCCAGGCGTTCACGACGGAGGCCGGGCAGGTCATGCCGCTCGTGCAGGGCTCCCTGTTCGACGAGGCGCCCGGCGCCGAGCCTGCGCCACCGGCCGGCTCGCGCGGGTGGCCGCCCCGGGTTGAGACCGTGCTTGCGGCGGGAGGCGCCCTATGACGCGCACCGGGAGCCTCTGCACCGGCTACGGCGGGCTGGACATGGCCGTTCACGCCGTTCTCGGCGGGGACCTCGCCTGGGTCGCGGACATCGACCCGGGCGCGTCCGCGATCGCCGGGTACCGGTTCCCGTCGGTGCCGAACCTCGGCGACATCACCGCCGCCGACTGGGGTTCGGTAGAGCCGGTAGGCGTGCTCACGGCGGGCTTCCCCTGCCAGCCCGTCAGCGCGGCGGGCAGGCGAAAAGGACTCGGTGACGAGAGGTGGCTGTTCGATGACATCTGCACGGCTGTTGGCCGAATGGTCGCACGCCCCCGGCTGCTCGTGCTCGAGAACGTCCCTGGGCTGCTGTCTGCTAATGGCGGGGACGCTATGGCCCGTGTCGTTCAGGGCCTGGCCGCGCTCGGCTATGAGTTCGCGTACCGGCTTGTACGAGCTTCCGACGCTGGAGCCCCTCACCGCCGCGAGCGGTGGTTCTGCCTCGCATGGCTCGCCGGCGCCGGGGGGGGGGTCTGCTTCCTGCGCCGGTGGCGGCGGACGGCGACCGGACAAGCGCGACCTACCCGCGCGGGGACGCGACGCTGATCGGCGCTCTCCTGCCGACGCCGAGCGTGGCGGACGCGACTGGCGGCCACAAGACACGCGGGGGGGCGCGGAGCGAGGAGCCGCTACTCGGCGGGATAGCGATGCTGCTGCCGACCCCGACGGCGATGGACTCGCACGGGGCGCGGAACGCGACGGCGACGCGGCGCACGGTCAGCCCGAACGCCCAGACCGACGGGTGGACCCTCTCCGATGTGTTCTGGACTGGGGAAACTACGCCCCGGCCATCGACCGCTGGGAAGCCGTCACCGGCCGGCCCGCCCCACGGCCAACTGAGCCTGGACGCACCGGGGAGCGGCTGAGCCCGCGGTTCGTCGAGTGGATGCAGGGCCTTCCCGAAGGCTGGGTGACGGACGTGCCGGGCCTGAGCCGCAACGCGATGCTGAAGGCGCTCGGCAACGGCGTCGTGCCGCAGCAGGCCGCGCTCGCCCTCCGCCTGCTGCTTGATCGCGCGGGCCTCGCCATGGAAGCAGGCGAGGCCGCGTGAACTGGGCGGTCGTGATCCTCACCGGCGTCGGGCTGGCTCTGGTCGTAGCCGGGGCGGTAACCGTGGCTCTCGCGGTGGCGCGATGGAGGGGCGGGCGATGAAGGCGCCTAGTCGTCGAGCGACTCGCCCGGGTGGTCGCGGACCCAGTCGCGGTACGCCCGCTCGTAGGCGAGGACCTGCTGCGGGCCGCGGTACCCCATCTGCGCCGCGATCGTGGTCTGAGATTCTCCTCCGCCTTCTCGGGCTCGGATCATGGTCAGCCCGAGGATGGCTCGGGCTCTGTCGACCCGCGCCTTTGCGTCCGCCCGCGCCTGGTCGAAGGCCTTTCGCGCTTCCAGTACCTGTGTCATGGCGTCGCCCACCTCTCCACTATCGCACGGCGCCTCATGGGCCTGACGATCCTGATGGCGATCATCATAGCTGGTCGTAACCCGGATACCCGTGGAGGTTTGCAGGTGCTATGGTCATGTGTATATGGATAGGCACTTGCGCGAAAGTTGATGAAGGTGACCAGTAGTGCATTTCCCGGCACCCGGCGCTGGAAGCGCGTTAGGGCATGGCGACCCGATCAGGAACCATGCCGCGCCTCCCTGCGCCTCCTCCCGCCGTGGCGGGAGGCTGACGTGGGGATACGACTCGCGATGGAGGCGGCCGACCGCTCCGTCGAGGACTACACCTGGCGTGAGCGGTGCGCCCTCATGGTCTTCGCCATGTCCGCGATGGACGACACCCGGGAGTGCCCGCCGGGGATCGAGGACCGGCCGGAGATCGTCCGCCGCCTCGGCCTCAGCCGCACCCAGCGGTACGCGGTCATCGCCTCGCTCGTCGACAAGGGCGCGCTCGAGCACCGCGAGCGCGGAAGGAACGGGGTCAAGGCGCGTTACGCCATCACCCCGGCCGGAACGATCCCAGGGGCCGGGCGGCCCGGAGACCCAGACGCCCGCCCTGTGGACAACACGCTGAAGCATCCCTCAAACCGGGACCCTTCAGCGGACGTGAAGGGTCCCGGTCCTGAGACTGAAGGGTCCCGTAAACCGGGACTGAAGCATCCCTCAAACCGGGACCCTGCTCCTTATACAGGAGTTAAAGGATTTAAAACCGGAGGAGGAACCCCCCTTCCCCCCGGCCGCCAGCCGTTCCCGCTCGCGCTGCCAGACGGGCCCCCGGAGGAGGGGGAAATCCCGATGGCGAAAAATCCCGCACCGAGCGGAACCGCAGACGGCCGTCAGGCGCTCGCCGCCGAGATCCGCAAAACGCGCGACGACTGGTCGGCGCGGTCGATCATCCGGGCGCTCGAACGGCCAGCCGTCGCCGAGAGACCCTGGCCGCTCGCCGCCGAGGCGATGCGGGTCATGGCGGCGGACCCGGACACCCAGCACCCCGGCCGCCTCGAGCACGACGGCCCGTGGTGGCCCGAGGCCGCCCGGCGGCTCGCTGTCGTCTCGGCGCCGCCCGTGGACGGCGCGCACGACTTCGACCCGGACGGCAACGGCGACTGCCGCCTCTGCCCGCTGCCCGAAGACAGCCGGTACCACCGCAAACGGGAGGCGTCATGATCACGCCGGGCTTCAGCCGCTGCGCCGACTGCGGCAAGGGCGTGCTGCTCGCGCTCGCCGTCACGGGCGACGTGATCGCGTTCGACGCGGCGTTCGAGGACGGCCCGTGGGCTATCGCGTGGGACATCACCCGCACGCCCCGCTGCCGACCCGTCGGCACGCCCGGCACGGGCCGACGCGACGAGTACCTGTACGAGCGGCACGCGCTCGCCTGCCCGGCCCGCGCCTCGGTGACCGACCTGGCCGCCGAGCGGATCATGCGCCGCCGCCCGGTGACTGCTCGCCGCCCCGCCCCTGCGAGGAGAACCGCCCATGCCCGCTGACACCGCCGCCCTCCCCGAGCTGGCCCCGGAGTCGGGCCTGCGAGGCGGTCACCCTGCCCTTGACCGGGAGACGGCGATGGTCCTCGGGGAAGCGCTGATCGAGCACGCGAACCGGGAGGTGCCGTGACCGCGATCAAGCCCCCGTTCAGCTACTTCGGGTCGAAGCTGGCCCTGGCCGGGCGCATCGCCGCGCTGCTGCCGCCCCACGTCCACTACGTCGAGCCGTTCGCAGGGTCGTTCGCGGTCCTGTTCGCCAAGCGCCCGTCGGCGATGGAGACGGCCAACGACCTGGACGGCAACCTGATGAACTTCTGGCGGACGCTCCGGGAGCGCCCGGCGGAGCTGGAGCGGGCGTGCGCGCTGACCCCGCACTCGCGGGCCGAGCACGAGGCGGCGTTCGCCCTCGACGGGGACGAGCTGGAGCGGGCGCGGAAGGTCTGGGTGCTGCTCACCCAGGGGCGCGGCGGGCACCTGCCGCCGAAGCGCTCCGGCTGGCGGCACTACCAGGACCCGCGCGGGTCCGGGGCGTCGATGCCCCGCTACCTCGGCGCGTACCTCGGCCGGATGCCCGCCGCAGTCGGGCGGCTCATGAACGTCTCGCTGGAGTGCCGGCCCGCGGCCGAGGTCATCGAGCGGTACGGGCGCCACGACGGGGTCCTGATCTACGCCGACCCCCCTTACCTGGCCTCGGTGCGGACACTGAACCACGGCCGCGGGCGGGGGCCTGACTACGCGCACGAGCTGCGCACCGACGACGAGCACCGCGAGCTGGCCGGGGCGCTGCGCGCCGCCCGGGCGGCGGTCGTCCTGTCCGGCTACGACTCGCCGCTGTACGCCGAGCTGTACGAGGGGTGGCACCGCCTCGAGTTGGCAGGCATGGCGGGCAACAGCGTCGACGCCGCGCGGACCGAGGTTCTGTGGTCTAACCGCGAGTTCCCCCAGGCGACGCTTTTCGATGCGCACGGGGAGGCATCATGACCGCCGCCGACGACCGCAAGGAAGAGCTGGAAGCCGTTTTGTGGCGCAACTCCCTCCCGGCCCCTCTGGTCGCCGAGATCCTCACCGCGGCGGACGCCTACGCGAAGTCCTACCGCGACCCGAGGCCCCCCGCCCCGAGGAAGCCCCCGGCGGTCCACTGGGAGCAGCCGGGGACGCCTCACCCGGCGTGCAGGCCGTTCGACGTGGCGGCGGCGGGCCGCTGGCTGGTCGCCGCTGACCTTGACGCCGTCACCTGCGGGCACTGCCGGAAGATCTTCGGCCCTCGGGAGGAGGCGATGGCGTCATGACCGTCCCAGAGCCCTACTTCGACGACGGGCAGGGGGTCCGCCTGTTCCTCGGCGACTGCCTTGACGTCCTGCGGACGCTGGAGTCTGACAGCATCGACTCGATCGTCACCGACCCTCCGGCAGGGATCGCCTTCATGGGTCGCGAGTGGGATGACTTCCACCGCGCCCGAGACCGGTTCGTGGACATGCTCACCGAGCGCATGGCCGAGGCTCGCCGCGTCCTGAAGCCCGGCAGCCACGCCCTGGTCTGGTCGATTCCCCGGACCTCGCACTGGACGGCATGGGCGCTGGAGGACGCCGGGTTCGACATCAGGGACTGCATCCCGCACCTGTTCGGCAGCGGGTTCGCCAAGGGCCGCGACCTCTACCGCCTTGACGTATTGCCGGCAGTTGAGCAGCAACTGCGGGACCAGGGCGTTGAGGGGGAGATCGTATGGCGGTAAGGCCCTGCTCGGCGTGCGGTAAACCGCTCAACCGGCCCCCGTCGCATCTCGCCGGCGCGCACTGCAACCGGGAATGCCGCAAGGCCTTCCATCGGCCGCTGATGGCGTGCGCCGGGTGCCGGGAGCCATTCCCGCGCGACCCGAGGCAGCCGGATCGGGTCTACTGCTCCTGGGACTGCTTTAAGGACTCCCGGCATATCGCGGTGGCCTGTTTCGTGTGCGGCGCCATCTTCGACTCTTACCTGAGCGAGCAGCGGAAGCGGGACGAGCGAGGTCACGTTCCCTGCTGCTCGGCCGGCTGCCGGAACAGCTACACGTCCCTGCTCCTCGGGGGCGACGGCTCGTGGGTGCCGGGCGGCCAGTACAACCCGAAGCGCGTCAGTTCCTGGCGGTGGCGGCAGGTCCGCGCCGCCTACCTGGCGATGGTCGGCGACGTCTGCGAAGGCTGTTGCAGCGCGCCCGTCGAGCACGTTCATCACCTGCACCCCCGCGCGCTCGGCGGGGCGCTCTACGACTTCGACAACCTCATGGCCGTGTGCTGGGACTGTCACGACAACATGCACGCCCAACTTCTAGAGGGCGCGTTCTGGTGCTCGTTCGAGGGGGTGGAGTTCGATGCGGCGCTTGCCGGTAACGCTTCACGGTAGGACGTTCGAGGTCACGCATCACGATGACGGCACGTTCGAGATGCCGCCCGAACTGGCCGAGATCGAAGGGCAGAACACTGCGCTCAAGCCAGGCCAGGAGATGTGGTGGCTCGTCCGCAAGCCTCTCGCGGGCACCGTGGCGGCCAACATCCTGGCGCACGGCACAGGGGCGCTGAACATCGCAGCCTGTCGGGCGGGCAGCGGGCAGCGGACGAACAACGCCGGCGGGGCGACCAGTCTCCAGCGGGTGTCCCGGGTCGAGGCGGGCTACCGGCCGACCGTGACGGCCTCGGAAGGGCGGCCGTCGGAGGTGACTGGGCGGTGGCCAGCGAACATCGTCTTCACCCACTCAGCGGCCTGTGAGTCGGCCGGGATCCGGGAGGTCCGCTCCGACGGGCATCATCCTGCGGCGCGGGGTGCGAGCGGGTACGAGAGCGGGCTGCACGGGCAGTCCGGGTTGGCGGAGCGGGCAAGCGGAACGGAGGTCGTTGAGGCGTGGCGGTGCGCCGATGACTGCCCGGTCGCCGAACTTGACCGGCAAAGCGGTGTGCTCACCAGCGGGATGTTTGCCGCACACCATGCCGACAACGGCAAGAGGGCGGGAACGTACGGCGCGATGACCGGCCGGGAACATCCTGCGACGTACGGCGACACGGGCGGCGCGAGCAGGTTCTACCCGACCTTCCGCTACCAGGCCAAGGCCCCGGCATCGGAGCGACCCCGGCTTGCGGACGGCACGGCTCACGAGACCGTGAAAAGCCTCGGGCTTATGTCCTGGCTGGTGAAGCTGATCACGCCTCCGGGTGGGACTGTCCTCGACATGTTCGCCGGGAGTGGTCCTGTCGGCGAGGTCTGCGTCATCAATGGCTTCCGCTGCATCCTCATCGAGAGGGATCTGAAGTCCGCCGAGCTGATCAAGGCCCGTCTGTCCAAGCCGATTCAGCCTGACCTGTTCGGGGGCGCTGCCTGATGACCGACGCCGACGAGACCCCCTGGGAGCCCCTCCCGGCTTACACCCAGCTTCACGCCCTGGCGTGCGCCATGCGCCCCGACTGGGACCCGGCCGACCTCCGTGACGCCATGACGGCGGCTAATCACGCCGGCTGGCCCTGGCGTGACGTCTACCGGGAGGTGGCCCGCCTGATGTGGGCACGGGAGGAGACCCCGGCGACTCTCCGGAACTCCGCCCGCAGGCCGAGGGCTTCTGTCCCGACGGACCCGGAAGCGACCCGGCGGGGGCGGGAGGCTCTCCGAAGCGCGATCGAGGAAGTGCGCGCGAGGGCCACCGGGCCGCAGCCTGCTCTCCGGGCGACGGGCGAGCTGGAGCTTCTCCGCGAAGGGCATGACCCGTGACCGCCCCGAAGCCTGCGGCGAACCGGACCTGCCGTGCCTGCCGCCGCCCGGTGATAGCCGCCCGGACGGAGGCCCGCAACCGGTGGATCGCCCTCGACCCGGAGCCGGACGAGGGCGGGAACCAGGCGGCATGGCAGGACGGCGACGGGACCTGGCGGACGAGGCAGCTCGGCAGGGAAGACGCGCCGTGGGACTTCGAGAAGCGGTTCATGCCCCACCTGCCCGCGACCACCTGCAAGCCCCTGGAAGCCGCGGTGGTGCCGCTGAACCCCCCGCCGCCGAACGTGATCCCGATAAGCGCCGCCCGGTCGATCCGGAGCGGCAAGAGAACTCCAAGGAGAACCCCGTGAGCACCAACAAACAGCTCGTCGGCGTCGTCGGGCGGGGTCGGCTTCACCGGCCTGCTGACGATCGCCTTCATCGTCCTCAAGCTCATCCACAAGATCGGCTGGTCGTGGGTCTGGGTGCTGTCGCCGCTGTGGATCGGCGCGGCGCTGGGCGTCGTCGTCCTGATCATCATCGGCATGGTCGTGGGCATTCTCGCGCTGAAGGACCGCCGGTGAGGCGCTCGCTCCGTATGGCCCTCGCCGTCGGCCCGGCCGCCCTCCTGCTCGCCGGGTGCGGCAGCGGCGGCCCCTCGTCCGGCAAGGTCACCGCCTGGTCGTGGGAGCCGCCGACCGTCCAGAGCGTCAACACCGCCTGCGACATGATGTCCTACCCCGGCAAGAACGGGGGCGTCGCGTACTGCCTCGACTACTCCACCGCGAACATGCCCGACCCGCAGGTCTGCAAGCTCACGTTCACGAGCGGCGGGCAGTCCGGAACCGCCGACCTCAACGTCGATCAGGCGCAGTGCGAGAGCTACCTCGGCCAGCACTGGCCCCCCGGCGGGACCGTCTCCGCGTCCAGCTAGCCCCCCCGATTCCCCGCGCCCGTCCCGTTCACCCCCCTGCGGGACGGGCGCGGAAACCCCCAAGGCTTCACCGAGAAAGGAAGCACCCGAGTTGAGCGATTACCAAGCGGTCGCCGCAGCGCTGACGAGAGGCGCGGACCCCGCGATGCTCTGCGCGACCTGCCCGTGGGACCGCAACTGCGTCACCCCCCCCACGATCACCTCCGGCGAGGTTGACCAGATGATCAAGGACGCCGCCGCGCAGGACCGCGCCAGCCTCGCCGCCGCGAAGGCGAACGGCGAGCAGGGCGCGATGCCCGTCGCGACCCTCATGACCGCCGCCATCTACGCCGGCAAGGACACCGCCATGCAGGCATGCCCCGTGCTGGCGATCCGGCTCCGGTCCTCCGACGGCCGGAAGGTCGCCGAGACCGTCCGCTCCGCAATGCAGTCCTGGGAGGAATCATGACCGGCACATCCGATACCGCTCCCGCCGTGGTGACCCCAGGGCAGGCAGACTGGGAGGCGCGACGGGACAGCAGCTTCGCCCGCGCAGGGCTCCCCGCCGGCGACCAGTTCGTGTCGTGGCACCTCCTGCCGGCGGAGGACCGCGCGGACGCCGAGGCGGGCGCGCAGGCCGCGATCGCCGCCGCACCGCCGGCGGTCACCGTGGACGCTCTCGCCGCCGTTCTCGACGGCAGGGAACTGCTCGTCACCCGCGTGCACTCAGCCCCCGGCGACAGCGTGTGGCTGGCCACGCCGGCGCGTCCGCGCGACCTAGCCGTGCAGCTACTCAGCGCGATCGACATGCGCCTGACGGACGACCCCGAGCCTGAGGAGGACGGCGAGACCCCCGGCTACTGGCAGGCGCGCACCGCCCTGACTGCCGCCACTCACGCGCTTCAACTCGTCAAGCTGGGCACTGACGACAAGCTCGCCGCGATAGCGAGGGACGCGCTCGCCAAGGTGGACGCGGTCCTTGAAGGTGCCGGCGACCCGTCCGGCGCTTCCGCCTCCAACGGCCACGCTCCCGGATGCGGGTGCCGTGACTGCTGCGAAGACGCCGCCGTCGAGCAGGCGGCTAGCGGGCCGGTCTACGGCGGCGCGGCGTGAGCGCCCCGACGCCGGCCGAGTCGCCGGAGCCGGACCCGTTCGGCGGCCACGAATTCCACTACGAGTCGCACACCGACCTGTTCCGCTGCGTCAAGTGCCACGCCTATGAGGTGACTGCCCGCGAGCAGGACGGGGCGATCAAGCCGTGCTCGGGCCAGCCGCCGGCCGGCTCGCAGCCGATCGAGGTGAACGCGTGGTGAGCGGCGAGACGGACGGGCCAACGCTCGGCCGGGTGCTCCACGGCTCGCTGCGGGACTCTGCCCATGCTGCTTTCGGCCGGCCTGCCAGCGACTTCGCCACCTGGGATCAACTGCCGCCGGAGAAGCAAGAACGGATGGAGGAAGCCGCCGCCGATGTCGCCGCGACCGCCATCGCGCGGCTCAGCCAGCCCGCCGAGCTCGCCGCCGCCATGCGCGAGAACGTCAGGCTCCGCAAGGAGCTGGCCGCGCTTGAGCCGCAGCCCGCGCCCGGCAATGCCGAGGTCGCGTACGAGCAGTGGATCGAGCACCGCAACCCCGGTGACGTCGGCAGCAGGGCCGGCTTCGTCGCGGGCTGGCAGATTGCGGTCACTGCCGCGTCGGGCTGGCCGCTGTGCCCGAACGGGTGCGGGTGCAGGCTCGGCAGCGAGGACGCCGACGCGCGTGACTGCGCCTGCGACGGCCTGTGCTGCTACGGCGAGATCGAGGTCAGCGAAGTCTTCGCCGAGCGCGACCGGCTCCGCAAGCTGCTCGCCGACCGTGAGCCCCAGGCTGCGCCCGAGCTGGCCGAGACGCTGTCCTCGCCTGCGGAGCTTGCCCGGTGGGTGGAGGCCAATCACGGAGATCACCCGGAATGGGTGAGCGAACTGCGGGCACTGCTGCCGATCTCGGAGCAGCCCACGCCCGAGCTGACACCGGTCGAGGCGGTTCGCCTCGCCGTGGCCGAGGACTGGCAGCCGATCGTCGACAAAGCCCACGCCGAGGCCGACCATCTCCGCGAGCTGCTGGACGAGATCGGGGTCATGGCGGCCAACGCGCCCGAGGACGAGGACTCGTTCGGGGTGCTCGAGCAGATCGCCATGCGGATCGCCGCGATGGACGTGCCGGACACCACGCCGATCGACGAGTGGCCCGACCCGGAGAACCCCGTCACCGGCCGCACGCCGGGAGGCGTAGCGGCATCCGACGCGGACGAGCTGCGCGCGGTCATCGACATGATCTGGCGGATGTGCCAGAACCCCAAACAGGCGGCAGGGACATCGCAGGGGGTCGTCGTCAACGGCGACCGCCTGGCGGAAAGGATCGCCGGCCTGATCAAGAACTCCGGATTGGAGCCCTTCTGATGAAGGACTACATCTGCGGACTGTGCGGCGAGGAATTCCGCTCCAACTGCGATGCCGGCGACATCGCCTGCGTCAACTGCGAAGCCCGCCTTTGCCCCTGCTGCGGGGCATGGTTCGACGAGGCCGGGAACAGCTCGCAGGACCTTCGCGACATTCCCGCGCTCCGCGCCGAGCTCGAGCAGCTGCGCGCCAAACTTGCCGCGCTCGCCGCGAAGTGGGAGGCCAGCGCCAACCGGAACCGGCACAACGGGCAGCGGCTACTCGACCAGGGCGACGAGTGCGGCAGCGAGGGGCTAGCCGTGGCGGAGGCGCTCGGCGCGTGCCATGCGGAGCTGATCGCGGTCTTCAGCACGCCCGAAGCGAAGCCGGCGGCCGACAGGGAGGAACTCCGCACCGCCCTCGCCAACCTGGCTGACCGGGCGGAGGCGTCACGGGCCATCACCGGGGACGAGGCGGACGAGTACAGGAAACTCGCCGGGAAGGCAGGCGGATCATGACCGAGGTCAACCGCACCATGTTCCGCTACCTGGTCCCGATCGACGACCGGGCGCACGCCATCCCCCTTTCCGGCAGCCCTGTCGCGGTCGCCTTCGACTTCGGCGGCGGCTGGGCCGACTCCTCGGTCGAGTTCTGGGCCGAGAGCGCCGAGGGGGCGCCGCAGGTTAACCGCGCGTTCCGGGTCTTCGGGACCGGCCACCCGCTGCCGGAGGGCGCGAAGTGGCGCGGCACCTGCCCCCGGACGCCGCAAGGGCTCGTGTTCCACCTCTACGAGCTTCCCTGCGCACCCGAAATCGGGGAGGGCTGAGATGGCCGGGACGAAAGCCGCGGCGATCGAGCTGGGCGACGACGAGCTGATCGCCCGCGCTCTCCTGCTCCAGCAGGCGCAGGACGCGATCGCGTTCGAGCGGGAGCGGGCCGACGCGGCGGAGGCGCTCATCTCCGACGCCCGGGAGGGGATCGCGTGCTTCCTCGGCCAGTACGGGCACAGCGAGATCGGCATGTTCAAGGTCGCGCAGGACCTCGCCAACAGCATCCGGAAGACCCTCGGCGGTCGCGGCGCACCGGACCTCGTCGGCGACGAGGCGGGCGGCGACGGCGACGAGCCGCTCACGCATTTCTTCCACTGCTGGCGCTTTCCGGATCACCACCGCTGCGCCGTGGCGCTGATCGAGCGGCAGTCCGAGGAGAACGACCAGTTGCATGTCCGGGCGGCCTCGGCCGAGCGGGCGGCCGGGGAAGCGGAAAGGATTCCAGATGCCTGAGATCACCCCGGAAGGCAGGCTCCTCACCCCGGGAGAGGTAGCCGAGATGTTCCGTGTCGACCCGAAGACTGTCACGCGCTGGGCGGCGTCTGGGCGCATAAGCAGCATCCGCACTCCCGGGGGCCACCGGAGATTCAGGGAGGCGGAGATCCGCGCCCTGCTGCGCGGCCAGAAGGAAGGCGGCGAGCCGTCATGAGCCACCAGTGCCCCCGCAGCGGCTGCAGGCGGACCGTGGGAGACCGGCTGCTGATGTGCGGCGGCTGCTGGCGGCTGGTGCCCGTGCCCCTCCAGCGGGCCGTCTACGCGGCGTACAAGCGCGGCGCGGGACTCGGCTCGCCTGAGCTGATCGCGGCGCAGGACGCGGCGATCCGGGTCGTCAACGGGGAGCCTGAGCCGGACGAGACAGCGGGGAGCCCGTCGTGAGCGCCACGGCCACCGTGAAGCGCGCCCCGGAGGTCACCGACGAGGAGCTGCTCGCCGTCTGCCGGGCGGCCGGGGAGGCGGGCGGGCTCGCCTGGATGAGGGCGCGCGGCCTTTACGTCCGGGCGTGCGACGAGTGGCGGGAGCGGCACCGGGCGGCCGTGCGGGCGGAGGCCGAGGCGATCGTGCGGGAGATGCTCGCCGAGGCCGCCGGGACCGCGTGGATGGCCGTCCTGCTGCGGAGGGGGCTCGGGGGCGGCCGTGGCTGAGCCTTGCATCCACGACATGGATCCGGCCGGGTGCGCGGTCTGCAATGGGGCCGAGGGCCGGGCGAAGGCGGCCGGGCGCGATGCGGCCCGGGGCGCTACGGAGCCGGGCGTCTACGGCCCCTGGTTCACCGCGCAGTTCCCCGGCATGTGCCGCGGCTGCTGGGAGGACATTGAGCCAGGCGACACGATCCGCGCCGACGGCGACGGGTGCTATCTGTGCAAGGACTGCGGCGATGACTGACCGCCCGGCGCGCCTGACCTTCCCCGCCTACGACGTCGGCGCCGCTGACATCCTCGCGGACGGCAAGCACGCGGGGATCTGCCTCGATGAAGGCCGGCGGTGGCGCGCCTACCTCTATGCGGCTGCGCAGGACAGGCGAGCGCCACGGCCGGCCGGGTGCGAGGAAGTGACCGGGCGGACGCTCGGCGACTTGAGGCGGGAACTGCGGGAACGGTTCGAATTGAAGGGGCAATGGTGGGCGGACTAGTTCGCGTCGTCGACCGCAAGGCGGCGGAGCCCTTCGCGGGCGCGGTCGAGGCCGCCCGCCTCCTCGATGAGGTCAAGTACGTCGGTCGGCACGATCGCGGCCTGCTGCGTGCCGCGCCGGGTGAGGCGAACTGTCCGGTCCTGAAGGCGAACGGCGTTGACGACCTCGGTGAGGTTGGCTCTCGCGTCGCTTACCGGCATGGTGCCGGGGATCTCGTCCATGAGTACATCGTAACTCAATTCCGAAAGAGCTTGCTTGTACAAAGAGACGCGTTGTACAATTCATTCATGAGCAACGCCAGGAAGCAGCCCAGGCTGATCGGGTGCACGTGCGCGCCAGCCGCGTTCGCCGTGACCGTCCGCGCCGAGAAGAACGGCGAGGAGTACGACTTCCTCGGCGCGGGCGCGACCGTCGAGGAAGCCGTTGACGACGCGGAGCGTCACGCCGAGGACATGCTCGGCCGACGGCGGCGGGAAGTGCCGCGAGTGCCGCAAGCCCTGGCAGTGCCCGACCAGTACCGCGCTGCTGTCGGGGCTGCACTGGGACGGGCGCGAAGACGAAGAGACCAAGGAGACCCGACCATGACCACCAAGCAGCCAACTCCGCAGGGCATCTCGGCGCTGCTGCGCAAGGCCGGTTTCAAGCGGTCCGAGAGCAGCACCTCGCGGGTGCGGGGCTTTCGCAACCGGTCTGCGGGCTTCGTGGTTTCCAGGCGAAGTGACGGTGAGGTCGCGGTCTATCACGAGACCGGGTTCTTCATGATCGACGACGCGATCGAGGGGCGCAGGGCCGAGCAGGAGGGCCGCTACGCCGACGCGATCGAGGAGGCCGGCTACACGGTCGAGCGCGGCGCCGGGGGGATGTTCGCCCCGGTTGTCGTGCGCGCCAAGGCCGACCGCAAGCCCGCAGAGACCGAGGAGAACCGATGACCAACCCCGACGCCCACGTCACGCTGGGCATCGTCCACGATCACGAGGGGGCGCCTCTCGTCCTCCGCCGGGACTATGACGGTCTCGTGGTCCCGGAGATGACCCTGAAGCCCGCAGGGGTCCGGGAGCTCGAACTGCGGATCGCGGACTGGTGGAACGCCCTCGCCCGGTACCGGCTCCGGGAGCTTGACTTCCACGCGCTCGGCATCGACCTCGCCGAGGCCCGCGACGAGCTGGCGAGCATCCCGAACCGGGACGGCGCGGAAGAGCCCCGAAACCTCGAACTCGCCGACTGGGTCGAGGTCGCCAGCCGTCTTGAGGCGATGCGGCAGTACGGCGGGTACCAGGAGCTGAGGAAGCTGTCGGCCCTCCTCATGGCGGACGAGGCGCCCGCCTGCAACTGCGTCATCAGCGGCGGGGAGTTCCTTCCCCCTCAGTGCGCGGTCCACGGGTTCCCCTGCGAGGAGTGCGGCGGCCTTGAGGCGTGCGAACCGGACTGTGGCGAAGAGGCACCGGCGACGACAACGGAGGCAAGCAAGTGAAGAAGATTCCGACCCTTTTCGCGCGGGACTGGGACGGCGACCGGCGCTACGTGCTACCGCAGGTCACGCCCGGCTGCGAGTGGGTCATCGCGGGCGAGGGGACGCCAACTCGCAAGTACGACGGAACGTGCGTCATGTTCGACGGCGACCGCTGGTGGGCGCGGCGCGAGGTCAAGGAGGGCAAGCCCGCTCCTGACGGTTTCGTTTTGCTCGGCACCGACCCAGAGACCGGCAAGGCGATGGGCTGGGAGCCGGTCGGCCAGTCGGGGTACGCGAAGGTTCACGCCGCGGTGCTCGCCCGGTTCGACCCGGAGTTGACCGCCTGGCGGCCGGGCACTTACGAGCTGACCGGGCCGAAGGTCAACGGCAACCCGGAGGGGTTCCCAGTCGACCAGCTCGTGTTCCACGAGACCGCGCTGCGCCTGCGGGACGTGCCTCGCGACTTCGACGGCCTCGCCGCGTGGCTGCACGCCCACCCCTACGAGGGCATCGTCTGGCACCACCCGGACGGGCGGATGGCCAAGATCAAGAAGCGGGACTTCCGCGCGCCCGTGACGGGGGCGGCATCATGAGCGCCTACCCGGAGCACGACCGTCAGGCGCTGGTCGTAGAGCAGACCCAGGCCATCGGCGAGTTCCTCGACTGGCTTGAGACCCAGGGTGTCCAGCTCATGAGGTACCGCACCGATCTGGAGGATATCCGCCCGACCGACCCGGACTGCCCTGAGCGCAAGCGCAAGCACCGGGACGACCCCTGCTGGCCAACTTCGGACTCTGACGTGGGAAGCGCGCTCTACTACGAGACCCACTGCCTGCACTGGCACGGCAAGGCCCGCGACGCCGACGACTGCATTCAGGAGCCGGGCCTCTGCTGCTGGTGCGAGAAAGGCCGCGAGTACACGATCACCACCCGCGGATGGGTCCACGAGCAGCGCGGAACCCTCCAGCTTCTCGCCGACTGGGCGGAGATCGACCTCGCCAAGATCGAGGCGGAGAAGCGGCAGATGCTCGCCGCAATCCGCGCCGCCAACGAGCAGCGCGAGGGGGCGCGATCGTGATCCTCGCCTACCTCCTTGGCCTGCCCCTGCCCTGGCTGCTGTGCGCCCGCCTGGGCTACAGGGTCGCCGTCCGCCGTGAATGGCTGGCCGCCATGTCCCATAGCGGCGGCGAGTACACCCGGTGCCCGGACTACCGTGACTTCCGGCACCCTGCGACCGGATGCTGCGCGAAGTGCGCGGCCCGGCCCGTGGAGGACTTCAGGGCGAGCCGCCGCAACCGCGCCATGCTGGCCCTCGCAGGCGCCCCCCTGCTCCTGCTCGCGCTGGCCGCGACCCTGCTCGTCACCGGGAGGCAGCCGCTCTCGGCCGGCGAGCGCGACCACCGGCTGAAGCAGGCCGAGGAAGATCTCCGGAAGGCGACGGATGAGTTGGCCGCACTCCAGAAGCGAGAGGCGGCATCATGACTGACCGGGACGACACCATCCGCGACCTAGCCGCCCTCGTTCACAACGCGCTCCACCGGTACCCCTCCGCGTCGACCCGGGCGGGGAGGGTGGCGAAGCGCATCGGCCTCGGCGAGGACGACAGCACGCCGACGATCGAGGCGGCGCTGAGGGAGGCGCTCGGACCCGTCCTTGACCGGGAGCAGCTCGGCACCGTTCTCAGCGCCCTGGAAGACGCCGCGGACTACCGCCGCGAGTACCAGGACGGAGACTGCTCCGACTGTGACGGCAACGGCTACGACGCGGCCCGGCCCGACCGGGGCAAGCTGTGCGGCGATCACGACGCCGACGAGGCGGTGGCCTCCGTGTACGACCTGCTGCACGAGGAACTGCAGGAGCGCCAAGGGCACGGCGAGGCCGCCACGGCGGCAGGAACGGGCGCGCAATGAACCGGGGCCGCGAGGTGACCATCGACGTGCGCCTCATCCAGGAGATCGAGGAGGCGCTGTCGATGGACTGCGCCCCGCCCCGCTCGGTGATCGCCCCGCTCGCCGAGCGCGCCGGGCTGCGCCTGCCCCCCTGGCACCGTGCCCCCTACGACCCCGACATTGAGCAGGACATCCTTAAGGCGCGCCAGGAGTCCGGCACCTGGCTGGAGCTGGAGGAAATCGACGCGGTGCAGCGGCTTCGCGGCTGGCACCGCGCCCGCTACGGGAACGTAACGGTCGACGCGAAACGGCTTGATGACGTTCGATACGCCCTCGGCAACCTGAGCGAGGCGCTGAATGACGAGTGCGACCAGACGTTGGAGGAGTACGGACTGGCAAGCGTCGGGCTGGACTCTTCGGAGGAGTCGGCCCGCCGGGAGTGGCGCGACTTCCGCGCCATCCGCAGTGCGGTGCTCGCGTCAATGTCGGCGGGTGAAACCTGCGGCGAGTGCCACTGGTGCTGGATTCGCCGGCTCCACATCGAGATCTGCGCGCTGGTCGAGGCCGCCACGGCGGCAGGAGAGGGGAACTGATGGCGTGCTCAGTGTGCGGCGCCCCGATGACCGGCCCGAAACCAGGGCCGGCAGTCCACTACCGGAGCCTGAACGGCGGTTCTGACGTCGCGGCGTGCGGCCTGCGCCGGGTGCCGGAGGAGCGCCTGACGGCGGACCTGGACCTGGTCACGTGCGGGAACTGCACAGGGTCGGTGACGTGGCGGGCGGACTGGTCGGCGCGGGAGAACAAGCGCTCCTACCACGAGGAGTACGGGCCGGGCGGCAACGCGGACCGGGCGGGGCGGACGAGGCCGAACACGGCCACGACCGCCGCGCAGGCCCGCGCCTCCCTTGAGGAGGCGCTCCGGCACGAGTTGCAGGCAGCCGCAGGGCTCGGCCGCAAGGGCGCCGGGGACGACATCATCGCCATCGCGGTGCGCGACCGCGCCCGGACTCTCATGGGCTGGGCTGACTACCTCGCCGTGCTCGTAGCCGAGGAGCATGGCGCCGGGTCGCAGACGGTCGCCTACGACCTGTCCGACCCTGACACGGCGCACGTGCTCACCCAGGCGCTTGAGGATTACGCCAGCAGGGCCGGCATGATCGCCCGCAGCGAGGGCGGGTCCTTCACCCGGTGGGCCGAGGCCGCCGAGGAGATGCGGGCGCAGGCAGAGGCGGCCGGGTGAGCGCCGTGGACGAGTGGGACGAGGAAGACGACCAGGAGCCGGACGACGATGACGGCGACTGGCGCGACTACGACGACGACTACCGCGAGCCCGACCCCGAGGACGCCGAGATCGCCAGGGCTTACGAGGAGTACGCCGAGCACTGCGAGACCGTTCACGGCGGCGGGGAGTGCGACTGCCGCCCCTCGCTGGCCGCGATGGCGTGGCAGACGGCCCGGGACATCGGCAACTGGCTGGCCTCCCCGTGGTGGCGCCTGCAGGCCGCCACGCGCCACCCGTGGACGCTCCGGCTCGGCCCGGTCGAGGTCACGCTGCGACTGCGGGCTAATCGCACCTGCGGCGCCTGCGGGGGCCGGGGATGGAACTACAGCCTGACGTCGAAGCCGGAGCACCCGATACCGCCCGGCTACAACGGGGCGGCTTTGTGTCCTTGCGGGTCGGCGACCGCCCGGCTCGCCGACTCCCGCCGGTACCTGCGGGAGCGCCGCGACGAGCCGCCCTTCTGATCAGTCCACATCTCAACTGACGGCGTAAACAGACGACAAACGGAGGCAACACATGACAAGCGATCTGGAAGCCAGCGCCGAGCGCTTGCTGCGCCACGTCGCGACGGACCGGCTCCCCGTGGACTCGGGTGCGGTCGCGCAGATGAAGGCGCTGGTCCGGCAGGCGCACGAGGAGGGGCGGCGGAGCCTGCGCGACGAGCAGCACGCGCTTGCCGATGAGATCCTCGGCGAGCTGGAAGCCGAGGAGCCGACCGTGCCGGGCACCGTCGGCGCGCTGCACGACTTCCTCGTCGGCCAGCCGAGGGACCGCAAGGTGATCCTCCGCAAGGACGCCGAGGGCAACGGCCACTCGCCCCTCGCGGACGCCTGGGAGGCTGTCTACGAGCCCGACAGCACCTATTCCGGCGAGGTGTACCCGACCCCGGAGCAGGTCGCCGTGATGGTGGCGTCCGGGGAATGGACCCAGGCCGACGAGGACGACAGGTACGAGCCGGGCGACTCCGCTGAGCGGGTCATCGTGCTGGGGCCGGTGAACTGATGGCCGACCTGCCGACGTGGCCCGAGATCAGCAGCCACGCGCTCGGCCACCTGGACGCCGCTGGCAGCGAGATATCCGAGGTCGCCGACTGGCTGCGGGCGATCGACTCGCCGCTGACCCCGGCCGAGGCCAGGGCCGCACGTGAGGCCCTGAAGCTCGCCAGCAGGGCCAGGGACCTGATCGACCAGGCCAAGGGAATACTCCATGGCTGATGACGCTCGCGGCGCGATCGAGGAGGAGCCGCCGACCGGCTCCGTCGTCGCCATCGACTGGGGCGAGGCTCATCAAGAGGTGTGGGTGTCGAACAAGTCGAACATCGGAAACTGGTACTGCCCTGACATCCGGACCATCAAGGATCACCCGACGTGGGACGACGTTCTCCGCCGGGCCAAGGGGCGGACGCTGACGCTCCTTGTCCCGGCCGCCCGGGACGCCTACGCGGCGGGCTTCGACGCGGGCGTCCGCAGGGTCGGCGACGCCGTGACGCAAGCGGTCGACGAGACGAGGCTCTACGTGAACGGGAGCTACCCCGATGCCGACTGACGACAAGCTGGCGGGCCGGCTAGCCCAGCTGCGCGCCGACCTGCTCACCGCGGCGGCCGACGCTGACGGCGCGACCATCACGACCGTCCTGTTCCGCCTCGGCCTCGCTCTCGGGGTGGCGGACACGGCCATGAAGGCGGTAGAGGCCGCCCTCGGCTTCCATGAGCGCGTCGGCCTGTACGGGAACGCCTCCACTGAGGGGGAGCCCGGCAACTGCCCGCATCACCCGGACTCCGATCTTCACTTCGAGGACGGCGACGGCAGCGGGGAGTGGCTGTGCGAGGGGAAGCCGGAGGGCGCGGTCTGCTCGTCGTGCGTCGACGGCGAAGGCGGCGAGCGAATCGACTGCCCGTGCCCGGAATACGAGGCGATCGTCAAGGCGCTCACCGGGAAAGGGGTGAACGGTGGCTGATGACGAGATCACGCTCCTGTCCTTCGACGAGGCTGTCGCCCTACTACCGGACGGCGACAGGATCCACACGTTCCTCGACGCCGGCATCACGCTCATCGGCGCGCGCTGGGACCGGGAGGACGTCCTCGCGCTTCTGCGCGACACGGACCGCCGCGAGGTCACCGGCCCGTCCGCGCAGAGCTTCGGGCACGGGCTCGCGGCGTACCGCGACGGCGAGCCGGTGTTCATCGAGACGAGACGGGAGAACGCCGGTGGCTGACGACCCGCTGAAGACAGCCCTCGATGAGATCAGGGCGATTGACAGCGCCCCCGCGCTGGCCCTGCTCTCCGAGGCCGCGCGCGACGCCCGCAAGGGCTACGCGCCGGAGTTCGACGAAGAGGAGATCGACGCGGCGGGCAATGCCGTGACCGCCCTGGACCTCGCCCGCGGGCGCCTCCTGGGCGTGGTTGACGCGGCGCTGAAGCTGGCCGGCGAGCTGGCCGGCGGCGACGACCCCGCCGAGCCCCCGGCGCTTACCGAGGACCGCGCATGGGTCCGGCAGGAGTGCGCGGCGCGGTTCCGCGAGGCCATCGCCCGCGAGCTGACCGGGACGACGACGGGAGCCGGGCTGTTCGGCTTCGAGTGCGGGGCGTGCGGGGCGCAAGGCGGCGACTGGGGCGATTCCGTCTCCGCTCTCCGCGCGAACATCGCCCATCTGGGGGAATGCGGAGCCCCTGACGCTGAGGAGTACCTGCAGGGGGCTCGGGAAACGCTCGCCGAGCTGACCGGGAAGGCGGACGGCGATGCCGAGGGGTGACTACAGGCAGACCATCCGGTGCGCCGACCAGCCCTGCCCGGAGAAGGTCGTCTACCACCACGAGACGCGCCGCGATGAGGCCGCATCGATTAAGGACCAGCAGGCGAGGCCGTGGAAGTGCTCCCGCCACTCCAAGCCGGCCGAGGTTCTCAGCCCCGAGCAGCAGGCGATCACCAGCGTCATGACGGTGGTCCCGCGCCCTGCCGAGATCGGCCCGTGGAGGGAAGAACCCGATGCCTAGGCACCCGAATGACGCCCGCCTGTGGGCGGAGCTGGCCGACTTGTTCCATGCCGCCGGAGCGACAGCCCCTGAGGACCGGGGGCGGTTCGCCCGCCGCGCGGTCGCCGTCGTCCGCCGCGAGCGCGCCACCACGGCCGCCCGCACCTTCGCCCCCGGTGACGAGATCCCCTATGACGTGACCCGCGTCTACGACTTCGGCGGCGTCGAATGGACCCGCCAGGGCGAGCCTCCGGACAGCCTCAAGGACACCTGGAAGATGACCGGCTTCAACCCGGCCGAGCACGAATGGCGAGCCGGGGGAGCGTATGTGACGCCTGCGCTGCTCGACGAGTACGGGCCGCTCACAGAGATCCCTCAGCGAGACCGGGCGAGGAAGGGGCCGGACGGTGGCTAGCGAACTGCGGATCGCCGCCGATCTCGCGATCCCGATCGACGCAGTGACGGAGACGTTCCTGGTCTTCGGGAAGCGCGGTGTCGGGAAGACCTCGACCGGGACGGTGCTGGCCGAGGAGCTGATCGAGGCCGGCCAGCCGGTGTGCGTGCTCGACCCGAAGGGCGACTGGTGGGGGCTGCGGTCCTCCGCCGACGGCGAGGGCCCGGGGCTGCCCGTCACGATCCTCGGCGGTGATCACGCGGACCTCCCGCTCGACCCGCGATCAGGAGCGGCCGTCGCCGGCCTGGTCGCATCGGAGCGGCTCCCGGTCGTGATCGACATGTCCGTGATGTCGAAAACGCAGCAGCGGGCGTTCGTCACCGACTTCATGGAGCGCCTGTACCGCGCGAACCGCGAGCCCCTGCACCTGATCATCGACGAGGCCGACCGCTTCGCGCCCCAGCGCGCCGACAGGGACATGGCGCGGCTGCTCGGCGCGTACGAGGACATCGTCCTCCGGGGCCGCAAGTTCGGCATCGGGTCGACCAGCATCACCCTGCGGCCCGCGCAGCTCAACTCGGCGATCCGGTCGCAGGTGGAAGTCCTGATCGCGATGCGGCTGCTCGGGAAACTCGACGTCGACGCGATCAACGAGTGGATCAGCGTGCAGGCCTCCGAGGAGGACGCCCGGGACCTGAAGGCGACGCTGCCGAAAATGGCGGTGGGGACCGCATGGTTCTGGTCGCCCGGCTGGCTGGAGATCCTGCGGAAGGTCCAGGTCCGGCCGCGGCGCACGTTCGACAGCTCGGCCACGCCGAAGGTCGGCGAGCGGCTGATCGAGCCACGCCAGTTCGCCCCGGTGAACCCGGCCGACCTCGAGCGGATGGCCGCGACGCTCGGCGGAGGCGAGCACCCGGACGGGGACGCCGCGACCGCTGGCGAGGTGCAGCGCCTCCGCTCGGAACTGGCCGCGCTGCGGACACGGCTCGCCGAGGCGAATCAGCGCGAGCCCGAGCGCGTCGAGGTGCCCGTCTTCACGCCCGGCGACCTCGCCGCGCTCGAGCATCTCGGCGCAAGCGTGCGGGACATCTCGGGGATCCTCGAGCTGGCGCTCAGCCGGACGGCCGCCCCAGTCCCCGCGCAGCCTGCCGCCCCGAAGCCCGCGCAGGGGCCGAAGATCGCGCCGCAGCGCCGCCAGGAGCCGTCCGCGCCCCCGTCTGGCGGCGTGCTCACCAAGGCTGAGCGGACCATCCTGACGGTGCTCGTCCAGTTCCCCGACGGGCGCAGCATGAAACAGCTCGCGATGCTCTCCCGGTACTCGGCCAACAGCGGCGGCTTCCGGGCCAGCCTGGCCAGCCTGCGCAGCGCAGGGCTGATCGGCCGGGGCAATCCCGTGACGATCACCGGAGCGGGCCGCGGCGCGCTTGGCGACTGGGACCCTCTGCCGACCGGGCGCGCTCTCGTCGACTACTGGATGGCATACCTGAACAAGGCCGAGGGGGCGGTCCTGCAGCTGCTGCTCGACTCGTGGCCGGTCCCCATGTCTCATGACGGCATCGCCGCGGCCGCGGGCTACTCGCCGGCCAGCGGGGGATTCAGGGGCGCCCTCGCCCGGCTCCGGACCCTGCAGCTGATCACCGGAGGGGCGGCGGCGATGCTCCCGGACGAGACCTTGGCCGAGCAGGCCGCGATCGAGGCGGGAAGCCCGTGACCGAGACCATGCCCGCGCCAGCGCCCGCCCCGGCCGAGACTCCCCGCTGCCACTTCTGCCGCCTGCCCGTCATCCCCTGCCCTGTGAGGGCCGAGGGCTACCTCACCTACTGCGGGGGGTGGGTGCACAAGCCGCCGCCGGGACGGGACCACGGGCGGCATTCCTGCGGGACCGGGAGCGCGGGCAGGACCGGCGGGACGAGAACGCCGGGTAACCAGGCGGTACCGGAACTGATCGGCGGAGAGAAGGAGAGCAAATGATTGACACCCTGATCGTGGCGGCGGCGGTCTTCATCCCGCTGATGACGCTTGTGGTCTGGCTTGCCCCGGCTATGCGCCGGTCGATCGACACCTGGGGATCGGGGCACTCGGCGAGCGCGGCGGAGCGGGACGCGAAGGCTCAGGAGACGCTGGCCGGCGTCGAGGAGCGCCGCCATCAGCTGGCCGTGGACGGGGAGACGATCCGCGAGGCGGCAGCCCGGGAGAGGGCCCGGCTCGCGGCTGAGACCGCTCAGTACGAGACCGACGCGGAAGCGGCCCGCGTATGCCTTGAGCCCGCTGTGGCGGCCCGTACGTGGGCGCTCGAGGCCCGCGCCGAGGCTGAGGCCGAACTCGCCCCGGAGGCGGCCAGGAGGGCGCTCGGGAGCGGGGAGGACCTGCAGGCGCTAGGCGCGGCCTACGCCGCGTTCTGCCGTGAGTACGGGTACGCGACCGTGCCCACCTTCGGCCAGTGGATCGGCAGCTTCCGGGGGCTGTCGTGATCTGGCCTCGCAAGCACGAGCACGACCGCCAGCCCGCGGCCGTCCAGCACAACAACGTGTCCCTGTTCAGCACCGGGCTGGCGACGACTTTGATCCTGCGCCGGTGCGCGTGCGGTGACGTGGACTCGGTGACGCTCATCGGGAAGTGGACGCTGGCGCAGGTCCGGGGCGAGCCGGAGCCCGCCCCTGAGATCGCCGGGGAGGCAGGGCGATGACGAGCGCGACCGCCTGGGGCGCGACTGTCGACCCCGCAGAGCTCCGCGAGATCGCAGCCGCCATCGACGCCGACGTGGTCGGCTGGACCGTCCGGGTGGGCTCGCTTCCCCGCTGCGTGCTGACTGAGCGGACGCTTGCCAGCGGGCCGAGGGTGATCGCGGACCGGCTCCGGGCGGTGGCCGTGTACCTCGAGAACCGGCGGGCCGGGCTCCCGTTCGCAGGCCCCGAGGCCGTGGCGGCGTACCGGCGAGAACGCTCGGCAGAAACCCCTTTGAAGGTCACAGAAGGATAGGAAGTTATGGAGCAGATCAGCAAGAGTCTTTTCAACTGGGCGTCGATCCTCGAGGACGGCGCGCGCAAGCAGGCCGAGGCGACCGCGTCGATGCCTTTCATCTGGCCCCACCTGGCGGTGATGCCGGACGCCCACTGGGGGCGCGGTGCCACAGTCGGGTCGGTCATCCCGACGCTCGGCGCGATCATCCCCGCCGCCGTCGGCGTCGACATCGGCTGCGTCGACCGGGACAGTGAGTACCTGTCGCCCGATGGCTGGCGCAAGATCGGCGACTACCACGGCGGCAAGGTCATGCAGTACGACCCGTTCACCGGGGCCGGCCGCCTCGTGGAACCCTCGGCCTACATCGTCAAGGAGTGCGACGAGTTCTACCGCCTGAAGACCAAGTACGGCGTCGACCAGATGCTCTCGGCGGATCACCGGGTTCTGTGCTGGAGGATCACCGGCCGTGCCCGCTGCCGCGTGATGACGGTGATGCAGGCGGCCGACTTCGCGGCCGAGCACGGTCGACTGAAGCAGGGCTTCAAGGCCGAGTTCGCCACCGTGTTCACACCGGACCTGGACACCAAGGTGAGCTTGTCGGACGCGCAGATCAGGGTGCAGGTGATGGTCAACGCCGACAGCGCGCTAAACCACGGCGCAGCGGTCCTCCACCTGCAGAAGGAGCGCAAGATCGGCCGCGCTCGCGAACTGCTCACGGACGCCGGAATCTCGTGGACTGAGCACGACAACAGCGACGGAACATTTTCGATGAGGTTCAATCCGCCGATCATGGCCAAGTCCTACGACCTGTTCTGGGGCGCGTCGGCCGAGCAACTCGCGGTCATCGCCGACGAATGCCTGCGTTGGGACGGCAACCTCGACGACCGCTGCTTCTACACCCGGGATCAGGCCTCGGCCGACTTCATCCAGTACGCCTTCACAGCGTGCGGCTATCGGGCGGTCCTGCGCTCCGATGAGCACTACCGCGACGGCGAGACCGACTATCGGGTCTTCGCCAACACGAACACCATGGTCGGCATGGGGAGCGTTCCTAAGACGCCGATCACCGTCGAGCCGAGCGATGACGGCCGGGCCTACTGCTTCACGGTCCCGTCCGGCTACTGGGTGATGCGACGCGGCGGGAACGTCGTCATGACCGGCAACTGCGGCATGATGGCCGCGCTCACCGAGCTGACCCGCGAGCACCTGACCGGCCCTGACGCGCCGCCGCTCAGCCGACTGCGCGAATCGATCGAGCGGGCCATCCCGCTATCGGCCGGGAAGTACAACGACGCGATCTACGACGGGCGTTACACCCGCAGCCTGATCGCCCACCTTGAAGCGCGAGATGGCCTGGACAGCGCCGAGCAGGTGGCGGCGAACTGGCGATTGCAGCTCGGGTCGCTCGGGAGCGGCAACCACTTCATCGAGGTCTCACTCGACGAGCAGGACCGGGTGTGGCTGTTCCTTCACAGCGGCAGCCGCGGCGTCGGCAACAAGCTCGCTACGCGGCACATCAAGATCGCGCAGGAGCAGTGCCAGCGCCGGTGGATCAGCCTGCCGGACCCGGACCTCGCCTACCTCGTCGAAGGTGAGCAGGAATTCTGGGACTACCTGCGCGACCTGCGGTGGGCACAGGAATTCGCCCGCTTCAACCGCGAGGAGATGCTCGACCGCGCCCACCGCTGCCTTGAGGACTTCATGGGCGGCAGCGTGCGGATCGAGGACACGATCCAGTGCCACCACAACTACACCGAGCAGATGACCGGCGGCCTGCTCGACTACTGGAAGAGGCCGAAGGGCCGCAGCGGTCACGTCTGGCTGTCTCGGAAGGGCGCGATCGACGCGACCGAGGGAAAGCTCGGCCTCATCCCGGGTTCGATGGGCGCCGCGTCGTACGTGGTCGCAGGGAAGGGGAACAAGCTCTCGCTCTGCTCGTCACCCCACGGCGCGGGACGCCAGCTCAGCCGCAAGCAGGCGGAGAAGACGTTCACCCGCGCGGACCTCGACGAGCGGATGGGCGGCATCGAGTGGGGACGGTCCGACGCCTTCCTCGACGAGCACCCCTCCGCCTACAAGCCGATCGACGTCGTGATGGCCGACGCTGCCGACCTGGTGGAGATCCGTCACACGCTGCGGCAGATCGTCAATGTGAAGGGCGACTGACGTGGACGCTGAGGTCAACCAGCCCCCGAACGTGCTGCTCGCGGGAATCAACGGATCGACCGCCTACGGGCTGGCGACCGAGGACTCCGACGTGGACAGGATCGGCTGCCACGCCGCGCCGACATCGCAGTTCCACGGGCTGCACCTGCCGACCGGGAAGGCCGCGACCTGGGTCAGCACGAAGCCGGATGCCGTCTACCACGAGGCGGGGAAGCTGGCCGCGCTGCTGCTGAGCTGCAACCCGACGGTCACGGAGCTGCTCTGGCTGAACGACCACGAGGTCATCACGCCCGACGGCGAGACGCTCATCGGCATCCGGACGTCGTTCCTGTCGGCGAAGGCGGTCCGGAACGCCTATCTCGGCTATGCCTCGCAGCAGTTCGGGCGCATCCGGAACCGGGGTGACGGCTCGTTCTCGGCCGACACCAGGAAGCGGACCGCGAAGCACGCCCGTCACCTGCGCAGACTGCTGGAGCAGGGCCTTGAGCTTCACCGGACGGCCAAGTTGACGATCAGGCTCTCACCTGACATGGCGGATGCGTGCAAGAGTTTCGGCGAGCGCATAGCAGACGGCGACCTGGACCTTGCCGTTAACGATCTCCGATACGCCGAGGCTCAGTTCGACAAGCCCGGCGTGCTTCCGGACCGCCCTGACGAGTCGGCGGCCGAAGCGTGGCTGCAGCAGGTCCGCTACGTGTACTGGGACCGGCTGTGATCCCGCCGCCCCGGCCGGATGCGGACCTCGTCCTGGTGCTGGCCGCTATCCGCAGCATCGGCGGACGGCCGATGCTGGTCGGCGGGTGCGTCCGCGACGCCCTGCTCGGCTTTCCGGTGAAGGACAACGACGTCGAGGTGTACGGAGTCACCGACACCGACAAGCTTGCGGCCGTGCTCGCCGGAGTCGGGAAGGTGACCGAGGCCGGGAAGTCGTTCGGCGTGCTCAAGGTGCGCTCCGGCGGCACCGAGGTCGACGTCTCCCTCCCGCGCCGTGAGAGCAAGGCCGCGGCCGGGCACCGCGGCTTCACCGTGATCCCGGATAGCGACCTCGGCTTCGAGGAGGCCAGCGCCCGCCGCGACTTCACGATCAACGCGCTCATCGCCGACCCCGCGACCGAGCAGGTAATCGACTGCCACGGCGGCCTTGACGACCTCCGGGCAGGCATCCTGCGGCATACGTCGCCGGCGTTCGCAGAGGACCCGCTGCGGGTCCTCCGCGCCGTCCAGTTCGCGGCCCGGTTCGGCTTCACCATGGCTCCCGAGACCGCCCGGCTGTGCCGGGACCTGCTGGGCTCGTACGCCGAGCTGTCGATCGAGCGCGTCTGGGGCGAGTGGGAGAAGATCGGCACGCGAGGGACGCACATCAGCCGCGCGCTGGCGGTCCTGCGCGACACCTGGTGGGACGCGCGCTATCCCGAGCTCGCGTACATGCACGGCGTCGCCCAGGACCCTCAGTGGCACCCGGAGGGAGACGTCTGGACGCACGCCGGCCTCACCGCCGACCAGGCCGCCCGCCTCGCCGACGAAGCAGGGCTGACGGGAACGGACCGGCTCGTCATCGTGTTCGCGGCCCTGCTGCACGACATCGGCAAGGTCACGCACACGCAAACCATCGGGGGCCGGATCACCTCCCACGGGCATGCGGAAGCAGGCGTCGAGCCCGCGCGGTCGTTCCTCCAGTCGATCGGCTGCCCTGAGGCGATCATCGCCCGGATCCTCCCGTTGATCGCCGAGCACATGAACTGCTTCGGCCGCCCGACGAAGCCCGCGGTGCGCAGGCTCGTGCGGCGGCTGGCGCCCGCGACCCTGACCGAGCTCGCGATGGTGTGCGCGGCCGACGCCAAGGGGCGCGGCAATCCTGCGGCCCTCAGCCCGGCGCGCTTGTGGCTCGAAGTCGGGCGCGACCTGAAGGTGCAGGAGCGCCCGGCCAAGGGGCTGCTGACCGGCGATCACCTGATCGGGGCGGGGATGAAGCCAGGGCCGGCGTTCAAGCCGATCCTGGCCGAAGCCCTCGCCGCGCAGGACGCCGGGGAGTTCGAAGACGAGGCCGGGGCGGTCGCCTGGCTGGAAGCGCGAGAGAAGGCGATCTGATGCCCCACGATGACAGGTGCTCCGCCCCCTCGCCCGAGGTGGTCATGCACACGTGCCGGGAGAGCATCCGCAACGTCGGCTGGCACGCGACCGGCGTTTTCGAGGCCCCCGGCCAGCCCTCCTACATCTACACGACGGGCCTGACGGCGACGTACGGGCATCCCGAGCTGGTGATCGCGGGACTCCCGCCGGAGTCGGCGCACGGCGTGCTGCAGGCCGCGGTGGACCGTATCGCCGAGGAAGGCCCGCTGGAGCCGGGCGGCTACTACGACAGGATCGCCGAAGGCTTCCTGGTGCGGGTGCGCGACGTCGCCCCCGCGTTCTGCCGCCTCTCGTTCGCGGTCTCGAACCGCTTCTACGGGAAGGCGGTTCCCGTTCGGCAGATCGTGTGGCCGGACCCGCGCGGGCGGTTCCCCGGCGATCCGGGCTGCGATCCCGGCATGGCGGCGGCGCAGGACATCGGCGGGACGTCGACGTGAGCGCCGCGCCCGACCTGCCCTCCTTCACCTGCCCCTGCTGCGGGGCCGTCTCCCGCGAGCCGAACGACGTCGCTCAGCGCTATTGCGGACGATGCCATGACTGGACCGGGGACCGCGCGCCCGGGGCCTGGCATCTCGCACGCCACTGCCCGCACCGAACGAGAGGAAGAACGTTGGCCGAGATCCCCGACGCCGCAGTCAGGGCCGCGCTAGTCGAGCACGCGCGCCTGCTCTCCGACCGGCCCGAGCCGACGGTCCTGTCGGACGAGGCCCTGTTCCGGCGGGTGCTCGAGGCGGCGCTGCCGCACCTGCCCCCGTCGGCTCCGGACCTCGCCGCGGTCCCGCACGCCTACGTCTCGACGGCGTGCTTTCACGGCGAGTGCGGCGCCTGCCGGAGCACCTGCAAGTACTGCGACGGTCCCTGCTCGCACGGCTGCCACCCCGCCTCCCCCCGGGGCCTGCCGGAGCCCTGGGTGGACCAGGCGCGCGGGATCGCCCGTGAGCTGCTCCGTCACGCCCTGTCCGCCAGCCCGGCGCCGCCGGAGCTGGTCCGCCGGATCGAGGGCGACCCCGCCCTGTTCTGGCTCCACGGTGAGGCGAAACCGCCCGGCGAATGGCATGACCCGGAGACAGGGGGGACCGCGACGTGACCGGCCCGCGCAAGCCCCGCCTCGTCGGCCCCCGCGTCCACCTGTGCCTGAGCGACATGACCTCCGGTCCCCGCGATGACTGCCCGAACGAGCTGCACGACTACCCGCTGCCGTCCGGTTACGGAGACGCGAGCGAGGCGGCCGAACGGCGGATACTCAAAGGCTGGGGCGCCGCGAAGTGTCCCGACTGCGGCCTGTACGGGTGGCGCCCGGGGAGGCCGACCGGGGATCCCTGCGACGGGCGGGTCCCGGCACCTGTCCGGGAGGAAGCCGCGCCATGACGACGCCTTTCGACGACCTCCCGATCGAGGTCCGCCGCGAGCAGTGGGGCTGGTTCGGCGAGCCGTGGTGGTCGTACGTCTGCTACGACGAGGCCGGCGGTCTCATCGAGGAGATGCGCAAGGAATTCCCGGCAGGCGAGTCGTGCCTGCTCTGCGAGGAGCCGTTCGACCAGGCGGCAGGAGACTCCGGCCAGGCGACCGTGGCCGTGACCACGGAGGGCGCGCGCATCGCGCACGTGCATAAAGAGTGCCAGTTTCGGAATGTCGTCGGCGGCCTCGCCCACCATGAGGGCCGGTGCTCCTGCCACGGCGGGACCACGGAGACGCCCGGCATGACGCTCCGCCAGGAAGCCCTTGAGGTCTGGCGGCGGCATCACGCCGGGGAGCTGTTCGGCAAGAACCATCAATCAGCCAAGCAGGCAACAGCAACGGAGGAGAGCACATGAACAACGGCCAGCCCAAGTGGATTAAGAGCTCGCTGAGTTTCGCCAACGGCAACTGCGTTGAGGTGGCGGATCTGTCCGCCGGCGAGATCGGTGTTCGCAACAGTCGGGACGCGGAGGGGTCGGTTCTCCGCTTCACCCCCGACGAGTGGCATGCGTTCATCGGCGGAGTGCGCAACGGCGAGTTCGACCGCTTCGGCGGCTAGTGGCCTCGCGGTGAAGAACGGCGTCACGGCCGAGCTCGACAAACTGACCGCCCACGACCCGGCGTACACCTTCGCCGTGGTCTACGACACGACCTGGCAGCCGTTCATGCCCCCCGAGGGCGAGCGGTGGGATTACCAGCCTTACGGGCTCCGGTCCGTGGCTGAGCAGATCATGGCCGAGCCGCCGGGGGAGCGGTTCGCCGATCCCGAGCTGTGGGAGCGGAAAGAGGACGGATGGGAGCGCATCGCCTAGGCTCGCCTCATGCTCGTCGCCGCGTGGATCCTCGCCGTCGCCACCGCGATCCTGGCCCTGTCTGTTCCTGTCGCCTGGTTCACCTGGCTCAGCGTCCGCAGGCAGGACCGGGAGAGGCAGCAGCGGGAACGCGAGGAGAAGGCCCGGGCGGACTTCATCAAGGACGCCTCGGAGAAATTCGTGTCCAGGGACACGGCGAGCAGCGTCCTCGCCGTCACGATCATCGGCGCGATCATCGGCGGCCTCGTATGGCTTGACGGGCGCAAGCCCAAGCCCTGATGATCAGCCCCGGCACCCACCCTCGGCGCTCACGCGAACAGCGGCATGGTAGTTAGCATGATCTAGCGGGCAAGTAACTCGCGGTGCCCGAGCCGCTGCCGTACGATGGTGTCTCAAGGGTGACGACCTGGCCTTGCCCGGAACCCGGCAGCATGCCCCCCCGTGCAGCCGGGTTCCGTCGTTCGCGGGCTAGGCTCGCCGCATGACCCCCTTTGAGGCTGCCGAGGTCTTCGCCCTGTTCGCCGAGGCTGACGACTTCGACTGCGGAGTCTTCTGGCGCGTGGACATGAGCCCCGGCGCTGACCGCGAGATGAGGCTGTTCGCCATGTGCAACGACCTCTTCCACTGGGCGACGGCTGACGCGGAGGAGATCACGACCGCGGACATCCCGCTTCTGCGCCAGGCGCTCGATGATCTCAAGCCGCTGCGCGCCGAGTACGAGCTCGGGCACCTGTTCGCCGCGAGGAAGCGGAGACTCCGCCCGCAGAAGCCCTGCTACAAGGACATGGACCCTCCCGTCGCCGCGCTTTACGACGCCTGCTGCACCGATGACGAGCGGACCGCGGCCAGCGAGCGCGACGCCGCCTGGTGGATCGCCGCGGCACGCAAGATCGCCTCGAGGGAATCCCCTACTGTGTAGCCATGCGGCAACGTCAGCAGCTCGTGATCGACAGGAAGACCGGTGACGCCACGGCGACCGCCGAGACGATCGAGGACGACGCGGACTTCGGGCAGCGGATCGCAGAGCTGAAAGATTCCGTGCCGGACATCGGCCCTATTGAGGCCCGGTCACTGACGGCGCTCTGCGACGGGTGCGGGACTCGCGTTGCGCTTGACTTCGACCGGCCCGAGTTGCCCGGCGGATGGGCTGCGACCGAGGCCGGCGACTTCTGCCCTGGCTGCCAGACGCTGAACTAGCCCAATTAGCAGTTAATTCGGGCGTCGGCAGCGCGTCGGCGCATGCTAGCTACATGCCAGTTGGCATGCTTGACGGCATGGCTCGTCTCCTCGGCCGCTACCAGGTCCCGGGCTGCTGCCCCGGAACCCGCGCGGGACACCGTCCCGGCCCCGACTGCGCGGGCGGCGGGCCGATGGAGACCAGGCGGGCGAAGCGGATCGAGGCGCGGCAGGTCGCCGACGAGATCGGCGGGGAACTGAACCCTCAGCCCGACCTCGATCACCTCGCCAGCCTCGGCCCGCTCTACGACCTGTCCGACTGCCGGCACGGGTGCAACGGCTCCCCGTGCGGCAGAGAGCGGTGCACCTTCATCTGCCACCCGGCGCGCTTAGGTACCGTGAGCGCATGACCGACACCCCGGCGCCGACCACAAGCCGCCCGCGCGTTGGCGGTTACCGGGACGCGCTGGCGGGACGGGAACCGGGAACGCCGGCTCTTCCTCTTCGGCGACGGCTCCTGGCGACCGGTCTTCGTCCGGGCGCGGTGGAGCCGACGATCTGAACCGGGAGGTCGTTCAGATCGAATTCTGGGATGAGTCCGCGATGACGACTCGCGAGGGGACTTACTTGTTCGACCCGGAGAAGGCGAGGGAGGGTTGACCGCAACCGCGACAGCAACCGCGCGGATGATCTCGAATTATCTAGGGTCATCTAGGAAGCTCATGACCTGCATAATGACAATCCCAGATAACCACTGATCACCAATGCCTAAGACTACGGATCAGAAGGTTGGGGGTTCGAGTCCCTCCGAGCGCGCCACGCCCCGGCCAGCGGAAACGCTGCCGGGGCGTTTTTGTCAGAAGGTCACGAGCGGTCCCGCTGACTGCAACGGTGACAGCAACTGATCAGCCGGCGTCCGGGGCGGGCTTCAGTGCCAGCAAGTCGGCGATCACGTCGTCCATCGCGTCGGCCGCCGCGCGGGGCACTTCCTCCACCGCGTGGATGTAGAGCTCGGTCGTCGCGAGCCGCGCGTGCCGGAGGTGCCTCTGCACGCTCTTGGAGTCCGCCCCCCGCGCCAGCGCGTACGAGGCGCACGCGTGCCGCAGGTCGTGCAACCTTACGCCCGGCACCCCGGCCCGCTCGCACAGGCGCTCCCACGCGCGGTCGACGTTCCGCGGAGTCAGCGCCGTCCCGAGCCGAGTGGTGAACACCAGGCCGAGTTCCGCCCACATCGGGGCGCTCAGGCGCATCCTGTTCTGCTCGGTCTCCCACCGCCCGAGCGCCTCCGCCGCCGTCCGCGTCAGGGCGACGGGCTCGGCCGACTCGTCGGTCTTGAGCTCGCCCGCGACCAAGCGCCCCTTCCGCTTGCCCGTCTCTGGGTCCTTGGCTCCGCGGAGCCAGTGCACCGACAGCGCGGGCGTCCAGGTGAGCGCGGAGAAGTCGAGGTCCTCCCAGCGGATCCCGAGGCCCTCGCCGCGGCGGAATCCCTGGGCGAACGCGACGAGCCAGTAGCACCACAGGCGGTCCTTCGCCATCTCGACCAGCAGGGCCGCTGCCTGGTCCGCGGTGATGGCGGCCTTCGCGCGCTTCCTCGCCTTCTTCTTCCCGCCGCCGGGCTCGACGGGCGGCTCGACGTCGTCGGCCGCGTTCTCCCTCAGGCCCGCGACCTTGTCGCGGATCGCGTCGGCGAGGGCCTTGTGGAGGATCGCCTGGCAGTAGGCGACGGTGCGGATGCTGAGGGCCGGGGGCGGCGGGAGTTTCGTCTCGCCGGCGCGGAGTTTGGTCCGCCGCCTGGCGGACGGCTTCTTCAGCATGCCCTCCTGCCATTCGCGGATCATGCCGGCGGACAACTCCAGCAGGCCGACGGGGGCCAGCGTCGGGACGCCCCTCTTCCCCTCGGGGATGATGTGCAGCTCCGCGTTCTCCTGGTAGGAGTACATGGTCGTCTCGCGCATCCTGCCCGCCGCCACGTACTGGGGGAGCGTCACGTAGAGCCAGCGCATCATGTACGAGCCGACTTTGATGTCCTTGTCCCCCGGGGTCGGGGCGGTCCCCGCGGTGAGCTCGGCCTTGCGCTCGTCGTATTTCTCGACGCACTCCTTGCGCGTCTTGCCGTAGACGTAGACGGGCTTGTTCCAGATGGTGCCCTTCGGCGGGTAGACCCGCTGGCACCATCGGCCGTCGGCGCGCTTCCACGGCTTCCCCTCCCGGTTGGGCCGGGCGCCCTTCTGCTTCCCGCGCGCCGCCGCGCTCTCCTCGCCGCTCAACGTCCGCCGTCCTTCTCGATCGCGTCGGCGAGGGTGGCGACCCGGGCTGCGGCGGCGCGCAGGTCCGCCACGGCGGCATCGCGGACGCCTGGGTTCCCGGCGGTCCACCGCTCCACGAGCCTCCCCCATGCCGGCCCTGCCGTCACCCGCCTCGCCGCGGTCTCGAACCGCTCCCGGTACGCGGTCAGCAGAGGGGAGTCGTCGACCGTGTCCGGCATGACGACCATCTCCATGAGCTCCCCCATCCCCCGGAGCCGGCCGCCGGCCGTGAACCGGTAGGAGGCACGCTCCCCGTCGTCAGGCGGCGGGAGGAAGAGGGCGGCGAGCGGGACGCCCAGGGCGAGCGAGAGCTCCGTAAGAGTCTGGGCGTCGAAGCGCCGGCGGTCGCGCGACTCGACGGCGGACCGCTCCGCCGCGGAGACGACGGCGGCGGACCATCCGAGCCGCTCGCCGAGCTCCGCCTGGGTGAGGCCGGCCGCGGTCCGCCAGTGGCGCATGTTGAGGGCGACGAGCTGGTCGACGCTCACCGGCTCGACGGGGGGGCCGTTCGGGCTGCTGTCCATGCCCGCACTGTAGTCGTCGTTATCTACGGTGGTCTAGAGTTTCCTGGTTTTGTCTCGGCTTGTCTTGACTGGTCCGCTATGGTGTCAATGCCGACGTAGGTTCCGGCCGGCATTTCAAGGCGCGCATAGAGGAGGTGGCCCGGTGGTTGACGTTGGTGACGAGGCGCTCGACCTGCTGACGGTCAAGGAGGTCGCGGAACGGCTCCGACTGGCGGTGGTGACGATCCGGCGGCTGATCAGCTCCGGCGACCTCGAGGGCGTCCACGTGGGGTCGTCGGTGCGCGTTGCCCCGGAGGCGGTCGCCGAGTACAAGGCGCGACTGCGCGCAGCAGCGCAGGGGAAGCCGGCCGCGTGAGCGCTCCGAGTGCAGACGTCGCCGAGATCCGGATGCACCGTGCAGCCGAGCGAGGCGATGCCGCGTGAACGGTCCCGAGAAAATCACCGAGGCCGTCTTCGCGATCATCGGCGCCTGGTTCACAGCCTCCGTCATCCTGGGCGCGGCCTGGGCTTACCTGCGCAACCACGCCGAGAGGACACGATGAGCGCCGCCGACACCCTCCCGAACGACGACTGGACCGCACTACGGGAACCGGTCTACACAGGACCCGAGACAGGGGAGCAGCTCGCCGCCCTCGGGGAGCTGGAACGGATCGCCGGACGGCAGGCGTCCGCGGCCACAGTGACCCTCCCCCCGTACACAGGACCACGGACAGGGGATCAGCGAGGGGTTCTCGGGCTGGACGAGCGAACTCAGCTGGAACGGGCGGAGCGGTCGATCGGGGAAGTCCCCGGGCCGAGGATCGCGGCGAGGAGGGAACGGAAAGCGAGGCGCTCCCGGTTCCGACCGGGCGTGCCGGGATGGTGGCCGCTAGGGGTCGTGCTCGTTGTCCAGGCAGTGCTGTCGCTAAGACTCGTTTGGAGTAACACAGCGTTCACCGACGAGGCCCTGTACCTGTGGGCCGGGCATCTTGAGTGGGCGCACTGGCTGCACGGGTCGGCGTTGCCGCCTTCTTTTCCCACGTACTTCTCGGGCGCCCCGGTGGTGTACCCCCCGCTGGGGGCGGCCATGGCCGATCTTGGCGGCCTCGCCGCCGCCAGGCTGCTGTCGCTCTTCTTCATCCTGACGGCGTCTGTTCTTCTCTATGCCACGGCCAGCCGCATGTTCGGTCGGCTGGCCGGATTTTTCGCTGCCGGGGTGTTCGCCGCTACCGGGTCCGTTCAGTTTCTCGGGGCTTTCGCCACGTACGACGCCATGGCGCTCATGCTGCTGGCCCTCGCCACATGGCTGTCGGTCGTCGCCGCATCGCGCTCGATGGCGGCGCAGGTACCGCTTTCCCTTCTGGCCGGGCTCATTCTCAGCGTCGCCGACGCGGCCAAGTACGCGGCGGCCCTGTGGGACCCGATAGTCATCTGCGTCGTGTTCCTGGCCGCATGGCGCGCCGGCGGCTGGAGGCGGGCTGCCGCCGGGGCGGGGAGCCTTCTCATCGGCTTGGCTGCCGCGGTCGCGACAGCCCTCAAAGTCGGCGGGCCGGAGTACTGGCGCGGTATCGAGTTCACAACCCTCGGCCGCCAGCACGGGGACTCGTCGGCCTACGGCATCGCCTGGGACAGCGCCGGGTGGGTCGGCATAGTCATCGGCCTCGCCGTCATAGGGTCTGTCGTCGTCGCCCGCAGGCGGGCAGGGGCGGCCACCCGTCTCATGGCCTGGGCGCTGACCTTCGGCGCCGTCCTGGCCCCGGCCAACCAGGCGCGCATCCACGTCTTCACCAGCCTGTTCAAGCACGTCGGGTTCGGTTCCTGGTTCGCGGCGATCATGGCCGGCGTCGCCCTCGCGGCGCTGGCCGACGCGGTTCCCAGGGTCAAGCGGCTGGCCGCTTTCCGGGTCGGCTCCGCCGCCGTCGTCTCCGCCGCGATCATCGGGGCGCTGCTGGCCGGCAATCAGTTCAGGATGTGGCCCGCGAGCAGCTCCCTGACATCCGTCGTGAACTCCGCCCTCGCCGCCGACCCCGGTCCTGTGTTCGCCGCGGACAGCGCCAACGTACTGGAGTACTACATAGCCGACCCGGCTCCCGGCGTCGCCTTCTACGGGCAGTGGTACTTCCAGTACCAAGATCCGGCGTCCAGGAAGTACCTCGTGGACGGCCCCGCGTTCGCCGACGCCATCAAGCACCGCTTCTTCACCGTCATAACACTCTCCTTCGGCGATAAGCGAGGGATAAACCAGGAGATCACCGCAGACATCAAGCGGTACGGGGGGTACAAGACGGTCACCGTCCCCTCGGCTCAGGCGGCAGCCTGGCACGTCACCTACCGGGCGTGGGTTCGCGTAGGCGGTGCGAAGTGACCGACGTCATCACCGCCCTCGGCGGCCAGGGCGGCGGCCGGATGGAGCTTCCGTCCGCGCCGACCGACGAGGAGAAGGCCTCCTACGCCTGGCGGTCGCTGCCGTTCCTCGCCTCGGCGATCACCGTCAGCGCCCTGTGCGTGATCGTCGCTCAGGCGTGGCTCGAGGTCCGCTACGCGATCGCGATCCCCTTCGCCCTCTACACCGTCTCCTACCTTCTCTACCAGGCCCTGTCGATCCCGGTGAACTTCGGGGGGCGGAGCTTCGACCTGGAAGAGCACGAGCTGCGGGTCATGGCGTGGCGCCCGGCGCGGGGCCGGTACCCGGACATCGACGTGTTCCTGCCCATCTGCGGGGAGCCGATCGAGGTTCTCCGCAACACCTGGGAGGGCGTCGCGGAGGTCCGGGACGCCTACCCCGGGCGGGTCCTGCCGTGGGTGCTTGACGACGGCTGGGATGACGAGGCGCGGGAGATGGCCCGCGAGTTCGGGTTCGGCTACATCCGGCGGACCGAGCGGGTGCATAAGAAGGCGGGCAACCTGCGGTGCGCGTTCGCCCGGACGTCCAGCCCGCACATCGTGATCTTCGACGCCGACTTCCGTCCCCGGCCGGACTTCCTCGCCGAGACGCTCCCCTACATGGACGACCCGGCCATCGGGATCGTCCAGACCCCGCAGTTCTTCCGGTCGCTGCCCTCGCAGACGTGGGTGGAGCGGGCGGCCGGGGCGACGCTGGAGGTGTTCTACCGGTCGGTGCAGCAGGCGCGCGACCGGTTCGGGTCGGCGCTGTGCGTCGGCTCCAACGCCGTCTACCGGCGGGAGGCCCTCGCGCCGTCCGGCGGCTGCTTCCTCATCCCGTACGCGGAGGACTCCCACACCGGCCTCGACGCCCGCGCCCACGGGTTCGCGCTGAAGTACCTGCCGATCCCGCTGGCCACCGGCATCTGCCCGCCGAACGTGGACGCCTTCATGCGCCAGCAGTACCGCTGGTGCAACGGGGCGACGAGCCTGGTGTGGGGCGGCCACATGTGGCGGTGCCCGATGCCGTTCCGCTCCCGCCTGCCGTACGTGGCCGGGTGGATGTGGAACTTCACCACCGCCCTCCGCACGCTGGTCCTGCCGCTGATCCCCATCACGCTGCTGGCGTTCCTGCCGGGCGAGGTCCGGCTCCGCAACGCGATCCTCCTCATCCCCGCGGTGCTCGTCGGGGCGGTGCTGTACCCGCTGTGGCACAACTCCCGGTGGACCATCGCGACCTGGCCGATCGCCATAGCCGTCGGGTGGGCGCAGATCCTCGGGCTGTACGACTACGCGCGGGGGCGGGTCATGACGTGGCAGCCGAGCATCGGCCCCGCCGCAGCGCCACGCCGGTTCCGCAAGTGCGTCGTCGGCTGGAACGGCTCGCTCGCCCTCGTCTGGCTCGCCCTCGCCGCCTGGCGGATCGCGCAGACAGGCTCCTGGCAGTTCGCCGTCGTCGCCGCGTTCGGCGTAATCAACCTCATCGTCGTCGGGCGCATCGCGTTCCCGGGGAAGGCCCGCTAATGAAGGCATCGCGCATCATCGCCGGCGCGGCCGTCGGAGCCGCCGTCAGCCTCGCCGCGGCGTGCGGATCCGCGTCACCCTCGCCCGCGCCGGCCACGTTCTCGCCGTCGCCCTCGGTGCAGGCGCCCGCCCCTGCGGCCCCCGCTTCCGTCGTGGGCTTCACCGGCCCCGGCGTCCCTCAGTCATGGGCGGCCGTCGCCGCGTTCTCGAAGGCAATCGGACGGCCCGTCAATCTGGCCATGTACTACTCCGGGTGGGGCGAGTCGTTCCGGTCGCAGTTCGCGCAGACCGCCCGGTCCCACGGCGCGGAGGTCATGGTCAACCTGGCCCCGCCCGGAAGCCTCGCCACGGTCATCACAGGGAGCGGCGACGGCTACCTGCGCAGGCTCGCCGCGCAGATCAAGGCGTTCAGCCATCCGGTGGTGCTCGCGTTCGGCCATGAGGCGAACGGCGACTGGTACTCCTACGGGTACAAGCACCAGCCCGCATCGGAGTTCATCGCCGCCTACCGGCACGTTCACGACGTGATGACCGCGGCCGGCGCGCTGAACGTGACGTGGCTGTGGACCGTGAACATCCCGGCCGGGGGCGGCACGGCGCCCCCGTCGGCCGACTGGCCCGGCTCGGCCGACGTCTCGATGATCGGGATCGACGGCTACGACTGGACCGGGACCAAGACGTTCGCGCAGGAGTTCGGGCCGACGATCGCCGCCGTCCGCAAGCTCAGCTCCGCGCCGGTCATCGTCGCTGAGACCTCGGTGATCCACGGGCCTGACGCGGCCTCCCAGGTGACGGGGCTGCTCAACGGCATCCGCGCTGACGGGCTCGTCGGGCTCGTCTGGTTCGACACAGACAAGGCGACCTTCAAGAACACGACGGACACCCATGACTGGCGGCTTCAGGACGACCCGGCGGCTCTCGCCGCGTTCCGGGCGGGGATCAGAGGGCTCCGGTGATGGCCAGCATCCTCGCCGCAGTCGGCGCCTTCGCCTTCCCTGCGATATGGGCGTTCATCCTGGGTCGCGTAGGGCGCTCCCCCTGGACGCGTCAGCGGTTCCTTGCTACGTGGGCGTGCAGCGGCGCCGGCGGGGCGGTCGCCGGGTCGGCCTCGGCGCTGATCAACGGCGGATGGGTGTACCCCGTGTCATTCGGGGCCTCCGGGCTTCTCGCCCTGATCCTGTGGTGGCTCTCGCGGCGGAAGCGGAAGCGGTCGCTGCTGGAGATCCTCGGCTACAAGATGCGGGCCGTCTTCGCCCGGATCACCCGGAGGATGCCGGGGCCCGGCCCGGTGCTGCGCCCCGTGACGCGGTCCTGCGTAACGCGGCGATGGCCGGGGACGGCGGTGGCGCTATGCCGGTAGAAGTCCAGACGATCCAGCAGGCGTACCGGTTCGCCCTCGACCCGACGCCCGCGCAGGAGCGGATGCTCCGCTCGCACGCGGGGGCCTCCCGATTCGCCTACAACTGGGGCAACGCCCGCATCATCGCCGCCCTCGACGCCCGCGAGGCGGAGAAGGCCGCGGGCGGCGAGGCGAACACGAAGGTCCCCTCCCACTTCGACCTGTGCAAGCAGTGGACCGCCTGGAAAGACGAGCACGCCGCCGACCCTGAGCCCGCCGAGGGCCAGCGCCGCACGAACACCGCCTGGGTGTCGGAGAACTTCGTCGGCTCCTACCAGGCGGCCCTGCGGGACGCGGCGAAAGCGTGGTCGGACTTCTTCAAGTCGGCGAAGGGCGAGCGGAAAGGCAGGCGCCTCGGCCGGCCGAGGTTCAAGAAGCGCGGCAAGGCCAGGGACTCCTTCCAGGTTCACGGGCAGACGCTGCGGGTCGAGAGCGCGGGCGCCGGGTTCCGGCCGAAGGGCGCGGACAAGGGCGCGACCCGCGACATGGTCGTCCTGCCGAAGATCGGCCCGGTGTTCCTCCATGAGTCCGCCCGCAAGCTCCGCCGGCGGGTGGACGCCGGGACGGCGCGGATCGTGCGCGGCACCGTCGCCCGCGAGTCCGACGGCCTCTGGCACATCGCGATCACCGCCGAGGTGCGGCGGGAGGTCCGCACCGGCCCGTCGGGGCGGCAGCGGGCGGGCGGCATCGCCGGCGCCGACTTCGGGGTCCGCGACATCGCCACCCTGTCCGACGGGACCGCGATCGCGAACCCGCGCCACCTGGAAGGGGCGCTCGGGAAGCTGGCGGAGGCGCAGCGGGCCCTGTCCCGCTGCGAGAAGGACTCGGCGCGGCGGCGGAAGGCGGCCGCCCGGGTCGGCAGGCTGCACGCCCGGGTGCGGCACCTGCGCCTCGACTCGCTGCACAAGGCGACCAGCGGGCTCGTCCACTCGCGCGCCGTGATCGCGGTCGAGGGGTTCGACGTGCAGGAGACCGCCCGCTACCGGCGGGCCGGCAAGGCCGACCCGAGGAAGAAGGAGAAAGCGGGAAGCGTCCCGGTGAGGGTCCGCGCGGACCGGAACCGGGCGCTGGCCGACACCGGGATCGGGATCGCCCGGTGGCAGCTGCAGAGCAAGGGCGCCTGGTACGGATGCCAGGTGCTCGTGATGGACAAGCACGCGCCGACCGGGCGGACATGCTCGGCGTGCGGGACGGCGAAAGCCAAGCCGGTCCCGCCCGCCGACGAGCTGTTCGCCTGCGAGGCCTGCGGGAGCGTCATGCCGCGCCGGGTCAACACGGCCCGCGCGCTCGCACTCCGCGCCCGTGTAGCCGTGACCGTCGCCCCGAGTACCGGGGAGACGCTAAACGCCCGTGGAGGTGACGTAAGACCTGGCGCCGCTCGCGGTGACGGGCAGCCGCCGTTGAAACGGGAAGCCAGCACCAGCCCCCGGGCTGGCTGAGACTGGCAGTCCCGGCGGGCAACTGCCGGGCGTCCCCCACACGCCCGAACGGGCAGCCTAACTCAATAGCGGAATCGCGCAGGAAAACGCGCAGGTCGGGAAGAGTCCGACCCACGAGCGCGGGGACGACGGGGAACGTCTCAATCACCCGGGTGGCCTGGGGATGTCCGACCCACGAGCGCGGGGACGACGGGCGTGACATCGCCGGGTACCGCGAAGCGCGCGGGTCCGACCCACGAGCGCGGGGACGACGGCAGTTCATCGAGTTCTTCGGCGAGCTCGATGGCGTCCGACCCACGAGCGCGGGGACGACGGGTGTAGCGCAAGCCGCCCCCTCTCAGGGGACATGTCCGACCCACGAGCGCGGGGACGACGGTGCTGCGCGGTCTGTTCTAATTTCGAAGCAACGGGGCGACGGGTCCTGGTGCTCGTCACTGAAACATTCGGAAGGAGGTTTTCAATGAGGGGCGCACTGCCCGCGTCGGCGACGGAACTGGGCCGCCCGGCGGAACCGGGCGGGAAACAGGTTAAGGCAGGGAGCGGGAGAGAGAGATGGCAACGATAAGGATTGTCGAGTCGGCGGGCAGGCAGATCAAGGCGGAGCCGCTGCTGACCCCGGCGGAGGTCGCGACGCTGTTCCACGTCGACCCGAAGACGGTCACCCGATGGGCGAAGCAGGGGAAGCTCAGGTCGATCCGGACCCTGGGGAACCATCGGCGCTACTACGAGTCCGAGGTGCGGGCGCTGCTGACGGGGTCGCAGGCCGGCAGGCGGGGAGGGGACGGCGAGTGACCGCCAGGATAACGACGCTGAGGATCAAGGGGAACCCGACCCGGCGGGGGCTGCTCGACCAGGTGCGGAGGCAGGCCCCCGGGCTGCTGCGGGAGGACGCGGACGGGACGATGACGCCCGCCGAGGTCGCCGCCGCTTTCAAGGTGCATCCGAAGACGGTCACCCGGTGGGCTAACACGGGGAGGCTGACATCAGTCAGGACCCGGGGAGGCCACCGGAGGTACTCGGAGGCGGAGGTCAAGGCGCAACTCGCCGAGCTGGACGCGGCCAGGGCCAAGCCGAAGCGGCGCGCGCCGAGGCGGCGAGCGAAGAAGTAGCCCGCGCCCGGCAAGAGCCAACGAGCCGGGCGCGGTCCTTTTAGCCGATCGATCAACAGGAGTCATTATGACAGCGACAGCGGCAGTTCCCCTCTTCCTCTCCCCTGAGCCGGAAGGGCGGGTTAACGGCACCCCCCCCCGCGGGGCAGGGGAGATCCGGGCGGAGATGAGGGAGATCACCCCGGCCGTCGCGCGGGAGTGGATGGAACGGCACCGCAAGGCGGTGGAGCGGAACCGGATCGCGGCGGGCGGGGAGGCGCGCGACAACCGGCCCGTCCGGTGGGACGACGTGGCCGGCTACGCGCGGGACATGAAAGCGGGCAAGTGGTCGCGCAACGGGGAGACCGTCAAGATCGCCTGGGACGACACGATCCCGGACGGGCAGCACCGCCTCTACGCCTGCATGCAGGCGGAGGTCCCGTTCTGGTGCCTGGTGGTCACCGGCGTCGACCCGGAGGCCCAGGACACGATCGACACCGGCATCAAGCGCCGCCTCTCGGATCAGCTCTCGATCGCGAACGAGCCGAACGCCGCGATCCTCGCCGGGGTGGCCCGCTGGTCGCTGCGGTGGCTCCACGGCGCGCGCAACGCCGGCGCGAGCCTGTACTCGCCGACCCACGCGGAGATGCTGGAGTACCTCGCGGTCACGCCGAGGCTCAGGGACGCCGCCGCGTACGCGGCCAAGGCCAGGAAGCAGTTCAAGCCGGTGCGCGTGTCGGTGTACGCGATGGGGTGGATGCTGCTCCACGGGGTCGACGACCTCGCCGCCGAGGTGTTCCTCGCCCGGGTCGCGGACGGGGCGGACCTCCCAGCCGGGCACCCCGTGCTCGGGTTCCGGGCGAGGATCGCCAACGCGAAGGCCGCCGGGGAGAGGCTCACCGAGCACCAGCAGCTCGCCCTGATGATCTCCGCGTGGAACGCCTTCCGGGAGGACCGGAAGATGGCCCGGCCCCAGCTTCCCCAGGGAGGGCTCACCCCGAAGAACTTCCCGGTCCCGAAGTAAGGAGACAGTGAAGATGAGCGGCGATGACAGGGAGAAGTGGACGCCGGAAATGGTGGGCGCGGTGCTCGCCGACGCCCTCGGCGTCAGCGAGCGGACGGCCGTGGTCGAGGCGGACGATCTGAGGGCAACGCTTGAGGCCTCGCTCGCGGGACGGACCGGGCCGATCGGGCTCGACTGCCCCGGCTGCGGCCGGCCCGCTGCGGCGCGCATCATCGGCGGCCAGGCGTTCTGCGACGAGAACGACTGCGGCATGTTCGCCTGGGACCCGGACGCGACGTTCGAGGAGATGGCGGCCGAGGGCGTTCACGTGGTCGACCTCCGGGGCTCGCTGTGAGCAAGGCGGCTGACCAGCTCACCCGCGCCGAGAAGATGCAGGCTGTCTACGACCAGGTGCCCGCCATGGCCGACTGCAAGGGCAACTGCTGGATCTCCTGCGGCCCCGCGAGCATGACCCCGTGGGAGCGCAAGCGGCTAGCCGACGCCGGGCACCGGATCACCCCGGATGAAATCGCCCGGAAGGCCCCGTATGACTTCTGGTGCGAGGCGCTCGGGCCTGACGGCAGGTGCCTGGCATACGAAAAAAGACCCCTGATATGCAGAATTTGGGGCACCGTCGAGTGGCTCCCGTGCCCGTGGGGGTGCAGGCCCGAGGGCGGGTGGCTACCCGACGAGACGGCGTTCCGGCTGATGCTCGAGGCGGTGGAGCTCGGCGGGTCGGGCCATCCCGTGGACCCGGAGGCGTTCGAGAAGCTCAAGGACCCCAGGGAGGTGGCCGCGCTCGCGAGGCAGCTCGCGGGGAAGCCCGGCGAGATGCAGCGGTTCCGCTCCTACGGGGCTGTTCTGCCCGTGGCGATCACCCGGCGGCCGGGGCTCGTGAGCGCGGGACCGGAAACGCAGAACGCCCCGCCCCGCCCGGCGTAGGCCAGAGCGGGGCGGCGGCAAGGAAAGCACTCAACCAACGGAGGCAAATCACATGTACGGAATGGGACACCGGTTCTGCCCCAACTGCGGGCACGCGGTCCGCTCGGGGAGGTCCGGCTGCGGAAGCTGCCAGACCTCGTTCGCCGATCTCATGATGCTCGACATGGCCATGGACCAGAACATGGCCGGGCCGTCGATCGGCTTCGACCCCTTCGACGGCCAGATGGTCATCAACGAGGGAGGGATCGGGTTCGAGCCGGGAACCGGGGAGGTGGACATCAACCTCGGCGGGTTCGACATCCCCATCTGAGGCCGGGAAACGCAAAGATCGCCCCGCCCCCAACCGGCGAACCGGCTGAGAGCGGGGCCTTCCCATGCAAGGCGCCAGAAACCCAGAACTGACAATCTCACGCTACAGCGAGGAAGGGCAGGGGGCAGTGGCCGACGCGGAAGACATGCCGGAGCCTCCGCTGACCCCGGCGCGGGCCACGGCCGAGGCGGTCGCCGCGGGGAAGGCGGCCGGGCTCGGGAGAGAGCGAGGCAAGCCCTTCACGGTCGTGTCGTGGCGCTACGGCCGGGTTCCCGCCCGCACCGGGCCGGAGTGCGTCGTGACCGAGGTGACGGCGAAGCGGGCCGGGGACATCGACGACGCGGTGATGCGGGCGCTCCTGTGCCTGCCGGGAGGAGTCGTCTACTCGGAGAAGGGGCGGACGGTGTCCGTCTGGAGGGAAGCCGCTACGCCGACCCCTGCCGACTAACCTCGGACACGCGAAAAGAGCCCCGCCCGCCGGCACCTGGCGAACCAGGATCAGGCGGACGGGGCTCTCTCGCGCAGTGGGTTCGTGGACCGCTGCTTCGGGCTGAATCCTACAGGCCCCCGGAAGCCTCGAGGCCGGAGACGATCTCCCCGACCTTCGCGACGACCTTCCCAGCATCGGCGGCGAGGGCGGCGATGGCAGGGGCGGCCTCCGGGTCGGCGGCCTCGGCGATCTTCTCGACCAGCCCGGCGAGGGCCGACAGTTCCGGGGCGAGGGCCTTGACCCGGGAGAGGTCAGCCTCGACAGCGGACAGTCGGGGCTCGACGTCAGCCTCGAACCAGTTGCGGACATGGCCGAGGAAGCCCTCGTGCCCGGCAGGGGCGGGGGTCTCGGGGGCGGGGGACGGGGCAGTCTCGGTCATGGTCGTTCTCCTTCGGTCGGGGTTCGGCGCGGGGTCATGCGGGCAGGCGCCCGGCACCCGTGAACGGGGGGTGAGGGTGGACGCTTGGACGGGGGAGGCGGT